ATGATGGTATTATCAGATTCCCAAATGAAGTCTAAAACTGCTCGCAGAAATTCTCTATTTTACAATCAGTATCGATACTGTATAACCTGGCGCATAAAGCATGCTCACATGTTGCGTGTGCTGGATCCTCAACAGATACAGCAACGTATTCATTATAGAAATAGCACAACCCGCGACATGTATCGTAACTCGCCTGTGTTGGAAGATCAAGCCCAGACCCTGCTGGAAGCATGTGATTATTTGACGTCGCGACCCAATACATTTAGAAAAAATGTAAGCAGTGGAATTGTATGGTTTTATACAAACAATTTAGAAGACTTTGATCGTTTGGCGGCATTTGAGAATTCCACAGTAGAGAGCATAAGCGAAGCTGACGTTTGCTTGGAGCCCGGGGTTGTGACCTTGACAAAGCCCCGGCATCAATACAGAACATACTTCAAAGAACGTTGGCTCAGCCAGGATCAAGTGAGCACAATCAAGCGTTATTTCGGCGCCAGACCCAGTCAGTTTAGACTTAGTCCGGGATTTCGCATGCTGATCGAAGGCACTAGAGCATGGATGACCGCAAACCATTTTGTGGATCATGACGAGCCCCAGGCAGATTTCCTGATCAACATGGCTTGTCCCGGCATAGTGCGAAAGACCCTGCCCATTGTGGCCCGTGGCTAAATACAACACTATGGCAAAAATATTCGAAGAAATAATTATTATCAAGATATCACGTCTACTCAAAGATGACGCGAATCCCGAACCTGTTGCGACCCCTGAGATTGTGTCGGCATTGGCGCAGGTGGCCGAAGAGCTGGCTGGTGCCGGGGCAGTTGTGGAAGCTGAACAGGCATAATGACCACTGAAACCATTATTGACACTACTGAATACGGTGTGCCTTCCGGCAATTATGACGGAAGCAGTCAAGACTGGTTTAGCAATGCTGTCCGTGCAGTCAACTACTATCGCGGACAAGGTGGCATACAGACTGTGCTATTTCAAGTCACAGGGTTTGAGGGTGTGTTAGTGCTAGAAGCCACCCTGGATTCAGACTCCGATTCGGCCGCTTGGTTTGAAACATTCACATATGGTGATGGATCAACTGTTGCACTGACAGATTATCACCCTGCGACTGTGACCGGAAACTTCACATGGATGCGTGTGCGAGTTGAAGGATTCTCGGGTGGTACAATCAACACAGTCACAATCACATACTAAAGGATTCTCAATGACAGATACCATTTCGATTGCATTTGATGTTGCAACCTCCAATCCTGATACTAAATTGGGCATTTGTATTCGGCTAGATGGTGCAGTTGTGCATGAAAACTCCCATGTGAGTGAAACGTACACTGTGCAACATAGCATGAATGACGATGATGGTGAGCATTTGTTGTCTATTGAACTATTTGGTAAATTACCCGAGCACACAGTGGTAAATGATGCTGGAGAAATCATAACTGATTCTGTTATTAATGTTAGCAATATTTTATTTGACGATATCGATTGCTCAAAAATTGTAACAGATTATGCAGTTTACAAACATGATTTTAACGGCAGCGGCAGTACGATAGAAGACAAATTTTTTAGTGATATAGGCTGTAACGGCATTGTTGAGCTGAAATTTACCACTCCCATTTACTTGTGGCTTCTTGAGCACATGTAATAACTAAATACTGTTATGAAACAGTTAGTAATCATGCCTGGGGGTTTTCACCCATTTCACGCAGGCCACATGGCTCTTTATACATCTGCAAAGAAAGCCTTTCCGGGCGCAGACGTATATGTTGCGGCCACCAATGACACTAGCTCAAGACCATTTCCTTTTGCTGTGAAAGAAAAACTGGCCAAACTTGCCGGAGTAGATGCTGGCCATTTTGTGCAAGTTAAATCACCATTTCGCGCACAAGAAATCACAGCCAATTATGATCCTGCCACAACAGAATTAATCTTTGTGCGTAGCGAAAAAGACGCTACCAAGCCCCCGCAGGCCGGTGGCATGAAAAAAGACGGCACACCCAGTTACTTGCAACCCTTTGCAGGACAACAGCAACTGGCTCCCATGACCGAACATGCCTACATGGCTTACTTGCCCACAGTGGAGTTTGGTCCTGGCATGACATCAGCCACAGAAATACGCACAGCATGGCCTACATTGAATCCCAAACGTAAAACAGCATTAGTAATGAGCCTGTATCCAAAAACACAAACAAACCTCAAACTGGCTGCCAACGTTGTTGCCATGCTGGACACAGCAATTGGCAGTGAACTGGCAGAATTTGATGCTCAAAACTTCATGGGCGGAATGACTGCCAGTTATCAAGCACGTGACAATCAACCTGTCGCAGAAGATTACGCGGAAGAAAAGCGGTCGTAAAATATCTTGTGACCTGTTATACTCTGTAAATAATACACTTTTACGGAGAACCTAATGATGACTCAAACTGGCACCCAGCCACCCGCAGATGCCTCGCCTACATTTGTACCACCAAATGCAATTGATCAAATCAATCAAAGCAACATTCAAGTCAATGTTGACTATTTAAGAACCACACGGGTTCACATGTGCATGCCATGTTATGGCGGCCAGTTAACTGAATCAACATTCATGAGCTATATTAAATGGAGTAATATGGCCAGACAATTAAACCTTGACTGGACCGTGGAAACCATGACCAATGAGTCATTGATTTCACGTGCCAGAAACACATTAACTGCTAAGTTCCTGCACACAAAAGAAAGCACACACTTGATGTTTATCGACGCTGACATTGGCTGGGAACCCTGGCACTTGTTGGTCATGCTTGATGCACAAAAAGATGTCATCGGCGGATTGTATCCCATGAAATCATTACCAGTAAAATGGTGTGTGAATGGTATTCCCAATGTAGAAGAAGATCCCAATTCGCCCTTGGTCCAAGTATCAAAAACTGGCACAGGATTCATGTTGATCAAACGTGATGTGTTTGACAAGCTGAATGCACACCCTGCTGTGCGTACATTTGCCAATGATATTGGCCTGCCCAGGGATCTTGACCAGTACATGAAAACCTACTTTGACACAGCAGTACGCGAAGGTCGTTACTACTCAGAAGACTGGACATTCTGTGAAAACTGGCGTGACCTTGGTGGACAAGTATGGGTGGACAAACGTGTGTTGTTGCGCCATACAGGAACCTTTGTGTTTGACGGTCAAACACAAGAACATACATTTAAAGCTCTAAGAGAGATGTATGATCCTGCAGGACATCAAGCGGCAATGCAAGCACAGGCCGCACAAGAAGCTGCCGCGGCACAGGCCACTGCAGAACCACAAGCTGAAGTAATGGCCTCTAGTGCAAAGAAAAAGCCCAAGAAAGTGGCCAATAAGAAATAACGGTAAATAAGAGTTCAATGAATATACTAGAACTCGACAGTTACAACCTAGCAGACGCAGTCAAATTCCATGATCGGTTAAATCCCCGATTGTGGGACAACCGCGAACACTTGCGTCCCAAAGTGCATGCCAAGTTGATGGCAATTGCTAGAGAATTCCAAGAATTCCTGGGTGTGCCCAACCTTGACGTTGTGGACATCACCATCAGCGGATCAAATGCCGCTTACAATTATACCCGAAACTCCGATATTGATTTACATTTGGTTGTGAAAATTCCTGATGTCAAACACAGTGAAGTCTATCGTGAACTGTTCAACGCTAAAAAATATGAATTTAACGATGCACACAACATAACCATTGGCGGTGCTGATGTTGAATTGTATGTGCAAGACTCAGAGCAAGCACATCACAGTCAAGGCATTTATTCATTATTAAACAATGACTGGGTCAGTGTACCAAAACGGCATCGTGCTCAGGTTGATGATGCTTGTGTGCGTGACAAAGTGTCAGACCTAGACGCTAGGATTCATGCCGCTATTGAGTCTAATAATTCTAAAACTATCGATTCATTATGCAAAAAAATCAAAAGTTTCCGCCAAGCGGGCCTTGAGCAACAGGGCGAATTTGGCTGTGACAATCTTGCATTTAAAATATTACGCAACAGTGGTTGTATAAAGGCTTTGTGGACTGCACGTGATCAAGCACGTGATGCTGAACTAAGTCTTGCTGAACGTGAAACTGTGCGTAGACCTGTCAAGTATGGATTCAGCGAGTCACCTGATGGTGTGAATCCCACAACAAAAATGTTCCTGGAACAGCCCATTGATGAATCACCCGACGGTGTGAACCCCACTACCAAGATGTTTCTTGAAAATGATAACGAAAGTGTAGTGCATGAGTTTATCAACTATGTGTGCGATCGACTGGGTATTGTACAACAGCCCAAAATCATTCTACACACCGATCCTGGCTGGAGCGAACAAACACAATCATTTGGGCGTTACACTCCCGATTCTCACACCCTAGAAGTCAATCTGGCCAATAGACACATAATGGACATCCTGCGTACAGTGGCGCATGAACTGGTACATTGCAGACAAAATCAACAACACCCTTTGCCTAACTCAGCAGGCGAAACTGGCAGCGACTGGGAAAATCAAGCCAATGCCATGGCAGGTGTTATCATGCGTGACTATGCTGATGCACATGCAGAACAATTCGCAGACAACAGCATATCCGAAGCCACTGGATACATTCCTAAAAATAAAAAGGAAGCACAGGATCCACGATTCAGCATGGCCATCTCACCCGACGTGCATCCTGGACAAGTGGGCACAGAAGCAAATAAAATGGCCTTGCACACAGACCCAAATGGCAAGCCCGCATTGTTGATGAAGACTGTGAACCTGCGTGAAAGTATTGAAGAAGCCTCATACGAAGGCAATATTGGGGCAATGGAAACATTCAAGTTCTATCAGCAGGCCACTCCTAAACAAAAGATTACACTCAAACAATTGTTGGCAGATGGTGATTACACCCAAGCCTGGCAATTAATACAACAAGTGACAGATACACGACTAGTGGGCCGTGAATTCGCTGAGAGTGTGGAGCATGCCAACAAACTAGATCCAGTGTTAGCACGTTGTATCCAAATGATCAATCATGGTCAAAAGACCGATCCCGAGCGGTACGGACGTGTGGCTGCCTGTTTGATTGACTCACAAGGGCGCTACACTTATGCTATTAACCTGCCCGGTCCTGATGGCACACGCAGACATGCAGAACGTGTGGCCATCAACAAACATCTAAAACGCTATAAAGAGATCGGTCCCGGTGCTGTAATGGTCACAACACTGAGTCCTTGTGTGAATCATATGACCGAACGTTATGGCGAAGACTGTGCAGATTTATTGGCTGACGCCGGTATTGAACGTTGCTACGCTGGCTATCAAGACCCCACACAACAACCTGATGTAGACTATCCATTTGAGCTAGAAGTTACCAACAATACAGATATCTTTAATACTTGTAAACAAATTGCACAGAGTTTTTTGCCCCGGACCATGGCGGAAGCGCAGACTGATTATCAAAAGCGCCGTCAACGTGAACGTGATGTAGATGCAGGGAAGCCTGTAAAGCCTGAACCAAAGAATCCACAGAATGATTACTTTGCTCGCCGTAAAAAAGAAAAAGAGCAAGGCATGGCGGAAGGCTTGGATCCAGATAAAAAATACACAATTAAAAAATCTTACACCATGTCCAAGGCTGGTGTTGAAAAATCTGTATGGTACATCATGGACGGTGACTTTGTAGTGGACGCCACTGACCTAAGGCGCGATGCCAAATACTACGCTGACAAGTGGAATGCTGCCGAGAAGGACAGCAAAGGTGTGACGGAAGGCGTAACCGAAGCATTTGATCAACCCAGAGGTATTGACTGGGAACAAAGTGAAGAAAGTGAAGCAGTTGATGCCATTGCCCGATTGTCAGACGGTACTGCACTCACTGTGATGTTTGAGCCCGAGGCCTGGACAAATGATACACCCACAGACTGGTCAGTCAGTTTCTGGAGAAGCAACAGTCAAGAGGTCACAGGTGCAGGCAATGCACAAGAAGTGTTTGCCACAGTATTGTCGGCTATTCGACAATTTGTTCACGCACACAACCCTGAATCAATTGAATTCTCAGCCAGCAAAGAGCCCGAAGTGGACATGGCGCCATACGGTACCAATGTAAATCCTGAAAGTCGTGCCAAACTGTATGATAGAATGGTCAATCGTTATGCCAGTGTCATGGGTTACCAGGTTCAGCAACAACAAGGCAGTGGCAAGGTCACATACACATTGAGACGAGTTAAGCAAGGTGTGACGGAAGGCGTCTATCGCGGCGACTGGGTACGACATCCAGACAATCCATGGCAGATAGGTCAAATACAAAGTATTGACAATGGTCAAGCCTTGGTCACATGGAAAAAGACCGACAAAAGAAAGAAAGCAATGTCATCAACTCATGCAGTTGATGCCCTACAGCATGCCAGGCGTGAGTTCTCTCAATTGACACAACCCACACATACACCGGGCATGGCGGAAGACAAAAGCAATGATACTGCTATAAGTTTATCCAAGTTGGGTAAATTTCATCCCGGTGCAGATACACTGGCACAGTTTGTTCCAGAACGAGCAACTGCACAATATGCCTTGCACCCAGACAAATGGGAATCAACCTTCTACAGTTTGACCAACAAAGATTCTGACAAATTAAAATACTATGGTCCAAAAAAGATTTCAATTCCACCAGGAACTCTAGTAGGCGATATGGCCATTGCCAACAAGTTTTACAGAGCAAAGACACCTGAAGAACAAGAACAATATGCTGAGGCATACAAAGCATCATTACAGCCATATCCAGTAGATGTTAGTGAATATCGCATGCCTGAGTTGTTGATTCCCAAGCCGGGTGTGGCGGAAGACAATGACTTGACCGAAATCGCGCCCATAATGGCAACCTGGACTGGAGCCTAACATGAGAGCACAAGAATTTATTACTGAACGCAAAAAACGCAGTAAGAAAACCCGCGGCTATGGGGGATACTTTTTTCCTGGATATGGTTTCTATGGCGGCGATGCCGGTGAAGGCGGCGGTGATGGTGGCGGTGGCGGAGAGTCAAAGCAAAGTATGTTGGAAGCCATGGCGGCTGACCAAGTGCTTGACTATGTCAAACGTGCTCATGCTCCAGAAGCATTTGACATTGAATACAGCATAACTGATCATCCCGAGTGGGAATTGAAGAACATTCCCTTGTCACAACTGAACTTAGACCCTGATGGCGAAGAACCGGATCCTTACAATCGTGTGAACTGGGTGGACAATGACAAAGTTCAAGAATTGATACCACGTATTGCATCAGTGTTAAAGTCTAGTCCCATTGTGGTTGATCCTGCGGGTTGGATCATTGATGGCAACCATCGTGCCATGGCCGCGTCTGAAGCAGGTCTAACCAGTGTACCTGCTCTTGTGCCTGTCAAGCAAGACATGACAGAAGGCACAGAACAAAAACCAGTGGTCATTTACACAAATAATAAAGGTGCCACAATAGATGATGGCATAAAGAAAAGTTTAAGAACAACACAAGAACCGTTTAATAAATTACAGATGTGGGAAAAGCACAAATCAATGAAAGACCCTAAAATTGCTGACTGGGTCACAAATAAACTTTTACCAGAACTAAAACAAAATGGTGTATTAAAGCCTTTGCTTGTGTGGAATAATAATGGACAACTTTTTGTAATAGATGGGAATCATAGATTCTTAGCATATCAAGAGGCTGGATACCGTGGCCGTGTGCCTGTACAAATAGTTCCTGACAATATGATAACCATTTCTGATACAGTGCCAGGTCAGCAAGGTGTAGCGGAAGGCTTGGATGATAATAGAGTTAGTTTTAAGGTACAAAAAGGTAAAAACAAATTTGCAACTACTTTAAGTATGGGTAACAACCCAGTTGGAGTATACCAATATAATGCTACTACAGGTCGTAGCATAGCCGAGGTTTATCCAGAATTCAAAGGCAAAGGATTAGGTAAATTATTAGTTTTACATGCTATCTATACCGCAACACAATTGGGATTAGATTTCCAAGAAGATGAATCAAGAACCTCAGAGTATGATAATGTATTAGATAGTTTGAGTAGTAACGGTTATATTGTAGATGACGATGGATATTGGTATGTAACCGGTGAAGGTGAACAATACCTAAAACAATCATTAAAACAAGATGTGGCAGAAAACTTTGCAGATGGCCGAGTCAAAGGCAAAAGTCGCCCTGGGCGTGTGAAACGTTCAGGTGCCAGTTGCGACGGAAGTGTAACTGATCTACGTGCTCGGGCCAATAAGGCATCAGGCGAACGTGCCAAAATGTACCACTGGTGTGCCAACATGAAATCAGGAAAGAAAAAATGAGAAACTACATAAACTTACTGGAAGCTATTTCGAAAGGTTGTCCCACAGCAACACACGACATAGACCTCAATCTAAAGAATCGGCAAAAGGCCATAGATGACTATCACTACGGTCCTGCCAATCCTGAACGTGCTGAAGATTACTGGAGCACGAGTGCAAAGATATTCCGGGTCAGCGTGGCCACTGCTCGTACCATGCAGTGTGGCAACTGTGCGGCATTTGATGTGAGTGACAGCATGCGAGAATGCATGAGCAATGGTATCCAAGGAGACGAGACTGGCGTAGATGCCAATGCCAGTATTAACTTGGCCGATCTTGGCTATTGTAATTTCCTGCACTTCAAATGTGCAGGCTCACGGTCATGCAAGGCCTGGGTCACTGGCGGGCCAATTACCGAAAAAGACAAAAACAAATCTGCTGACTAAATTTATGATACCATACGGAAACAAGCCACAGGGCTCACAATACAATCTACAGGAAGCAGTCATACCTGGATTTCATGTTTACCAAGCCCGAGTCAAAGTCAAAAACGAGTTATACACCAACTCAATGGACGTGGCCATCTTTGCCAAAAATCCACAAATGGCTCGTCAACTGTTGATGACACAGTACGGCAAAGACTCAGTAATTACCAACGTGGTACAAATCGCCTGATATATAAGTGCATGATAGATATCTGCACAGTGGTATTTCGTGATGAACTTGATATACTAAAAGTACAAGCACGTAGCATAGAACGATACGGATATGATGTTGGTGTCATACGTGTTATATTAAATGACGACTCCGTTGTGGATCCTTCTTGGTGGGGCAAATTAGCCGATCAAGTTGAAATCATACCCAGAAGTCAGTTTGGATCCACATGGTGTGACAACGGTTGGGTCAGCCAACAGGTATTGAAGATTTTGGGCAGTGCTCAAGGATCTAATACCTGGACCATGGTGCTGGATGCAAAAACTTTGCTGACAAAACAAATTGATATTTTTGATTCCCAAGGCCGTCCGCAAGTGGGTGAGTTAGGTATCTATCCGGTGTTTGAACCCAGTCGACAAATTATAAATCAACTGTTCGATATTGACATGCAACAGCAACTTGGGCCCGGTGGTGTGCCATTTGTTATAAACAATGCTCAAGCCCGTGCTTTGATTCAAGATGTGCAACGCATGACCAATGAAGATTTTGCTGAGTGGTTTCAAGCACAAGGAATGCTTACCGAGTTTATGTTATATTCAGGCTATCTACAATACAAAAATCTAACACACAGTTTGTATGATACTGACATCTCCGTAATTTTCTCTTGCAACGTGTGTCACAGTGAAGTGGCAGCATGGGATAGAAAACACAGTCACATGAGAAATGCCACAGCGGTAGGGGTGCATAGAAAAGCCTGGAGTCAACTGACCGACCAACAACAGCAACAGTATTGGGATTTTTTAAAGTCAAAGGATTTACTATGAAAGCGTTATGTCTTGTGGCACACCCCGACGACTGTGTGATATTTGGATATAGTTATATACACAACCATCCGGAAATGGACTGGACCATTTGTTATCTAACTTATTGTGAGTGGGATCCACGTGGCCGTGAACTTCAAGATTTTTGGCGCAAGCGAGGTATTGCTTGTGTATTCTTGGGCTACACAGATGACTATCGAGATATTGAAAATAAACAAATTAGTTTCAACCAAGAACAAGCATGTAGAGAAATTGGCAACATAATCACGCCTTATGATCTAGTGCTAACACACAATCAAAATGGCGAATATGGTCATTTGCATCATGTGTTTGTGCATGATTGTGCTTGTGACCATCCCAACTTGGTTACGTTTGCGGATACAAATAGTGGCACCGTAACTTATACCATACCCCCGGGCACGTATGATCTCGGAGAGTTGCCGCAACACAGAGACGTGATAAAAACTTTCTTTCCTGATGGCATGCACAGGAATAATTACACAGAGGTGAACAAATGAAATTAATGGTAGCAGGCTGTAGTTTTAGCGCAGTATCACAAACTCTTCCAGGAACCAGTTGGAGTGAGTGTTTAGCACAAAAACTTGGTGGGTGGGAATTGGTTAATCTTGCTAGACAAGGTTGTTCGAACGGTGGTATTCGAATTCAAATGGACGAGATACGTAGACAACGTCCAGACTTTGCTGTGATAGGTCCCACCTTCTGGGATCGAATGGAAATTCCCGCCGACTCTGTTCCCTACGATTGGAGTCAAGCACCCAGTTCAGGAGAGAACCCTCCACTAGAACGACATTTACAAAATAGAAAATTAGGCAATGGCTATTGCAGAGACGATGGCATACGCAATGTGAACTACGGTCAAGAACAGTCAAACATGATCTGCGAAACTATCTTTACTCTAGCAGAAAATTTTGAGCATCCTTATCGCATGGGCAAGATTACTCGACAAGCACAGACAGGTGTGCGGTACTGGATTGATTCGATTTACGACAATGCATGGAAAAAACAATGTGATGAATGGATCATACGTGAAGGTATAATAACCATGTTCCTGGACGATATCAAGTTCTTGGTGTTACCCAACTTGTTGTGGCCTTTTGATCCCAACGATCAAACACAATGGCGTCAAGCATTTCCTGCCTTGATTCCTGATCACTATATCAATCTAGACTCTGCTCAATCACCGCAGGCCATCTGTGGAAACAATCCTTTTCGAGGCGATGATCCAGGATATCATTCAAGTCCTACCGGACAAGAAATTATTGCTGAAAACTTCTATCAGCACTGGCTTGCTCATTTCAACTGAGATTCGATCATGACCCGCATGGCATCAAACTTTTCTTGCCGTAATTCAAACAATCGATTGTGATTGTGATCTAGGATCGGGCGAATTTTTTGCAATACGTGTTGCGGATTTTGTTTGCTCAATGCTTTTACTTGTTCAAATGCCTGCGACCAGCGTTGAACTCTATAGGGAATTGAATCATAACTTTCATCTAGCACACTGCCAAAAGTTTCAAATCCCAGTGTGCGCAGATTGGCCAACCACCCGCTCACACCAAAATGCACAAACAGTCTGCGAGCCAGCACACACTTGCCTATTTTTTCTGCTGCCAAAAAACAATTGCCGTCGCCCAGCGTTTCGATAATGATGCTGTAATAACAGCGGTTCCAGATTTCCCAAGGCACATCTGATGATATGGTGTTGTCAAGTTTGCCCCCGCGTACTTCCCATGCAGAATCCAAGTTTGGACTCACATAAGGATATTGTAATTCGACGCCGGGAAATTTTTGTTGTACATCTACACAAACTTTATGATCCATAGATCCCATAAAAATATTTCTATAGTTCACAATACTCTTATTCAGCAGCCCAGATTGCTGAAAACTCAACATTGTAAAATCTCTATGATCTCGCCTTGCTCCCAGTAGGCATTCCCACAGAAACGGTCTCTCCATCGGAAATTCGTCACGTGGTGGATTCCATTGTAAAAATGTAAACATCCAGGCTGGCCTATAAATGACTCTGGAATCCAGTGTTTCATCCGAGTACAATCCTCCCACAGTCAGCAACCAATTTTTTGCACCAGTGGTTTCTATCCAGTTGATCAAATCTGTTTGCCTACGAAATTCAATATCAGTAAACAACACCAAATCAAACTGTGTCAAGTCCAATCCGTCAAATTCAGGTTTGTAGGCAAAGTCTTTTGGGTTGTCATAGTAAACAGGAAGAACTGCAATGCTTGTGGGTTGTGTCAATGCTGTGTCTAGATCGACCACCTGGGGATAATCAAACCCCCAGTTGATTGCTTGGTATCCAGGTGAATAAATCTTAAGTTCTTCCAACATAGATTAAGTTAGTCGCTGGTTCTGCTAAGCCAAGATTGGTCGTTGCGGTTAAGAGGCACAAATTCTTCTGTGCAAGGTGTTGCTAGTCTTTCTCGAATCTTGTTCATGTAATAATCAAAGTTGACAATTTCTTTCTTATCCCAGTCAAATTGCAAACTTCTGCTTAGATCCGGTACCGCATCACATACCGCAGTATGGTAATTGGTGTTAAAGTTACCTATCTTTTCCATATCATCATAATGATATCTGCGTTGAAATTCCATTGTGATGTCTTGACGACTCATGGCCCAGTTGCCGATAAATTCATATTCACTGAACCAGCGTATGAGTTCTCCGTTGCCCCAAGGTGGTACCGTGGGCTCAGGTGGGCATGAGTCAATCATGGCATCTAACCATTTTTTCTTGTGTTTGTCTTCAAGAAATTTCACCAGGTCGTTGAAGTCTTTTTTCAGTACAGGCACAAATTCTGAAATAAAACAATGCGGAGTCATGCGTTCAAATCCCAGAGCATTTTTAATACTCTCATAGTAACCCCAACTGTGACGTTCATTTTCTAATACCATGAAGTTTAACTTGCCGTCCTTGAAAGGTTCATAATCCTTGATCAACAAACAATCGCAGTCGTGCATGATCATGAGATCGTAATCAAGATAATCTAAGAATGCAAACTTGATGGCCTGTTGACGCAACCAGTATGTTCTGTAGTCCCCGTCAAACACCCAGTTGTTGACTTCTGGATACAGTCTGTAGATTTCGGAATCTGGGGCATAGTCAAATTTTGTAGTGTCAATGCCGTATTTTTCAAATATGGGCCAAAGTTCTTCTTGTGGCACAGGGCTGGCAATGCAGGTTCTATCCACGCCAATGAGATGTCGGGTAAATTCTGGTTGCAGGCTCATGATAGCATGCGGCACACGATATCTTGCTAGATATAAAATTTTTGCGCTGGTCATATTTTCCTTTTTTAGTATATTTTTAATTGATCGAACAACTGTTGACACATTGATACAGTCTGCCATCAGCAATACTGTTGCGGGCCCAGGTTTGTTCTACAGAGTCAAACCAGTCTAAACAATGTGCCAAATCATATTCAAGTGCGTTGTTTTCTCTAACCAATTGTTTTGTTTGTGAATTACCTGGATGATGCATGGTCTCGGGATAGAATCCCAGATAACAACAAGGATACACACTGCCATCTGCGGCTATGTAGATTTCTTGTTTGATCTTGTGTTGGCACCGCAATTTTAAATCAGCAACATCTTTGTGAGACTGCACAGTACGTTGATCAAACCATGTGATATGGCTCTGTACTAAATCTTTGATCTGCGGTATATGGTCAGCAGGTCCGGAGTCTGTGCCAATCCTATGACTGTATTCTCCTGTTCTTGAGAATACCGGTCCTGAATCCCGTCCATCGTAAATGTTTTCAAACTCAGCAAATCCCATGTCTTTTGCCAGTTGCCGGCATTGTGCTTCTTGATGCCGGTTATGATCAAACGGAACAAAACGCCATTTGGCACGGCCGCCGGCGGCAATAAATGCCTGTGCATGGGCAATGATTCTATTCCAGTCAGTGTCTTGCCTGTACAACGCATGAGTATCTGCCAGTCCGTCTAGTGCAAACCCTATTGTGACTCCGGGCCTGGCCAACCTCCGCCACCAATCATTGTTGCGTAAACTGCCATTGGTGTTGATGTTTATTATAATATTGTGGGCCACAAGATACTCAACTATCTCTAGTGCGTCTTGTGCTGATGCAAAATCTCCTAAATTGCCATTGAAATTGGCATGGGTCAACTGATGGATCACTGGACCGACAATGTGTTGAAACTGAGTCAGGGTCAATTCAGTGTCAGGATACCCTGAGTTATAATCCATTCCCCTGTAGTTTCGCATACACATGGGACAACGTGCATTGCACCGTGTGGTTAATTCCACATGTACACAGCGTATTTCTGACAGTTTAAGCATACAAATATTTATAGTAGTCTATTTTGATAAATATTAAATGCGAACTGAATTTGTATTAGCCCAGACTGATGTCAACTGCAACTGGTCTGACAACCCCCCACGATATAGATGCTATGTCAACGACGAATTGTTTGCTGAACGCACATGGATCTGGACTGAAAACTATCTAGAAGAACAACTACAGATACTAGCCGAGCCCGGTCAATATCAAATACGCTATGAGTTGGTTGATGCTGAAAATGCCAAACTAACAGTAAACAACTATAGAATCACACTGGGTCCTGCTAGTGTGGATTCAACCGGCTGTATAACTATCCAGGAATCCTGTCATGAAAATGCATGAAATAATGGAAACCGCGTCTGCAGGCGCCAGTTGCGCAGGCGGAATGGCTCCTAGTGCCGCTCCCTTGGGCATGATTGCAAGAAATGGCGGAAGCATGCTGACAGGTAAATATGTAACGAGTTCGGATCCCACACCAAACACGCCCAAGGAATACAAAAGGAATAAAAATGCTCGCGGACAGTTTAAAAATTCTATTAGCAACTGAGTATGCTTTCAGTCTCAAGGCCCAGTTGTTTCATTGGAATGTGGAAGGCCCTGACTTTGCACAACTGCACGAGTTTTTTGGTAACCTATACGAAGAAGTCTATAACAACAGTATAGACAAAACAGCAGAATACATTAGAGCACTAGGTGATTATGCACCTGGCAGTTACGAACGCTTTAGTGAACTTACCATCATCAAAGGACAAACAAAGATCCCACGTGCCCGTCTCATGATCGAAGAATTGTTGGCCAACAACAGCCAACTGTTGGATCTACTGAACGAAACATTTGCCACGGCCGAACAAGAAAATCAGCAAGGCATTGCAAATTTTATAGCAGAACGCATTGATGCTCAACAAAAGCATGGCTGGATGCTGAGAAGTTTCTTGAAAGACGATCGAGCATGACAGACCCAATCTATGGTATAATCCAACGCCTGGCCTTGATTGAGGGTAAAACTACCCCAGTCTCAGTCCGGCACGGCTTGAACAAACAACAGCAAGGTGTGCCGCAATTGCCGGCCTTGTTCAAACCAAACAATATCTCAACCACACTCACAAAGAAGCCCTATCAGAAACATCCTATGGATGGTTACATGGTTGGTGACTCAGTAGAACCTCGCAAGCCCAGTCTTGAAGAAGCCATGCAAGAAGTTGAAGAAGACATGGTCAGTCGTGTGAAGGGACAGTTTCGTGATTACCTTGAAAAATTAGAAAAAGAAAACAAACTTGATACTCATCTAGTAAACAAAGCCAAACATGATCTTGACATAGGTGATGATAAGGAAGTGGACGAGCAAGACGAAGAAGATGCCGCTGACAGTGAAGAAGAATTTAATAACTATGATGACGAAGAAGTTGATGAAAATGCCACCTGGGATCAGGATGTACAACCCATTGGCGATCCTGCTGACACAGAAGTAGCACACGGCGTTGAAGATCATATAGCGGCCTCAGTGGCAGCACCGGCTGCTCCAATGTCAGCGGTGAGTGAATCACCAGCAAGAACATACACCCTAGAAGACGGCACATGCCTAGAGTGCTGGGGTGATGATAACAACGGTTATGAAGTACGCAACGGTGAGCGTAAGTTGCCCACAAGATTTCCCCGCATTGACCATGCTGACATGGCAGTGAAACTGTTTCAAAAGCGCAGACAGAAACAGGACTTGTCTCAAGATTACATAGAAGAACGATAATATGATAATAGACCAATTATTCACACCCAAGCCCCTCAAAGAAGGTGGCCCTTACGACTTGCCAGGCAAGGACTATGACCGTCCAGGTGACTCACCACGCAAACGACCCAGCGGTGAACACAATCCTTATCCTTATAGTCCAGAAGAGGATGACGATCACTTCCGTGAAATCTTCCGTAAGAAGCGTGAAGCGGCTGCAAAAGCCTCAGGGCATAAGAGCCTAAGTGAAGCACTAGAATTATACTTTGGAAAAAACTCGAAGCCTATATCAGAAGGCAATCGCAATAACCAACTTAGGTTAATGGAAGAAACAACCTTTAGAAATGGTTATGCATTTGCCCGTTTATTGGTTGAAAAAAATCTAACCAAAGATCAAGTTCTACAACTATTCAAAGATGTAGAACAAGGTGCCACTGCCGCAGGCGGCAACCGCACAGGTCTAGGCAAAGCCAAAGATGCCACAACTCAAGCAATTGGCAGTGTACAAAACATGTTGGCCGGTGCAAGAAAATGGGTCAAAGAACGTCCCACATATCAGGCGGTTGACGCAGAATACAACAGAGCCATGACAGCACTGGGCAAAGTGGGTGGCGATTCAGGTGAAGCAAATGCCATTACCCGAGCCATTTACAAATATCGTGATGCGGCTAAAAAATATCCAAGAGCCACTGGACTTGCCAAATGGGCAATAATCTCCGCCGCAGGCTTCTTAACTGGCGGCCTAGGCGGAGCAGGCGTGGCCGCTGGCCTGGCTGCAATAGACTCTGCACTCAAAGATAAAGAAATTGTTGATATTGTAGGCGATGCCGCGACAGCTGCCTTGGTCAGTGGTGGAATACAAGGTGCTGGCCAATTGGCCAACATGGCGTCAGACGCATATTACGGAATGCCAAGTGCCAGTGAGATTGCTGCCAACAATGCAGCCTTGGGCGATTGGAACGATACAGATCTCCCCGGTGGTCCGGCCAACAACATCAACGGATTGGATCTGCCGCCGGACCAAGTTAGCGGTCTTACAGCCGATGGTGACCCTAATATTGTGGGACCTGGTGTCGAAGCACTAAGTCCAGAAGAAGCTGCAAAAGCGGCCGCTCAGGCCAAAGCATATGGATTTGATGGTGATGTCACATTGGATCAACTCAACCAGGCCATCATGCAAACAGCCGAGCCAGGTACTGTGCCAGCTGATTACAGTCAACTGGCTGCAGGCGCAGACACAGGCGGTAGCACATATACTGTGACTGCTGATGACGTCAAAGGACTTGGAAAAATTGCACAGGATAATGGACTCACTGCAAAACAATTATGGAATGCCAATCCTCAGATCACAGATCCAGACAAAATTTTTGTTGGTCAAGAAATTAACATGCCTGCAGCCAGCGGTGAACCAGTGAAGAATGTGTGGCAAGATTGGGACGGCCCCACTAAACCCACTGCACCAGCAGTTGAACCAGGTCCTGGTGACACTGTGCCAACATTGACAACTCCAGATGGTGCACCAATTGATTACAGCCTAACAGGTCCGATGAGCACCGACAGTCAGGGGCAAAAACTAGAATTCGGTATTCCTGTCACTGATACTGGAAATTTTGTGCCGCCGAATCCTAATTTACCTGCCGACGAACTTGCCAAACAAACAGCCGCATATAATAGTTGGAAAGCAGACTTCATGAAGCGTAATCCCAATATCTATATAGATGCCGACGGCAACCAACTGCAAATCATGGCCAAGCCAACGTTGCCTGCAGTTCAAGAATCCATCAAGTTCAAAATTATTCCGGCTGAACAATTGATTGACCAGAAACTAACAGTATTAAACTGGGCATTGAATGAAAGTGTTAATCGCAAGGGTCACCAAAGCGTACATTTAACAACCAAGGGTGTGCGTACTGTATTTGAAAACATTGGTCGTTGTCGCCGTGCATACTTGAAAGAATATATTGGCGCACCCACTACCGACTACGGTCATCCCACAGCAGCCGGCGCACCAGCCAGTGCCACTGCCGGGCAAGGCAAACCACAAGGTTGGTTTGGAAAAACTTTAGATACCATTGGCAGAGGTGTTGACAAAGTTGGCGGCTATGTCAGCAATGTTGGACATAATGTTATTACCAAAGTCACAGCTGACAAACTCAACAACATGTGGAATCGTGCCGGTGAGCCATACGACAGTGACCGATTGTATCAGTTGTTGACCACCGAATGGGGTGTTCCAAAACAAGTTGTTGATAGTGTATTCAGTAAGATGAGTATTCCTTACACAGCACCTGCCGCGGTACCTGCCGCACAAACAGCCACTCCTGCTAAAACAGGCGGCGCACAAAAGTCTATGCCGTTCTACGGTACCAATCCTGCTACAGGTCAAGCCCGGACTTATGATGAGTTGTTGGCCAAGTCACAGGCTGGCACCGCGCCAGGCGCGGCGACTGGCACCGCAACTAATCCCGACGTGGCAGCGGCGTATAATGCATCTCTCAAGGCAGGCAAACCTGCATCAATTCCAAAACCAGCAGCCGGACCAAAGACCATGGGCGCACGTCGTACCAATGTGAAGAAACCAACAGTACCAATCGCACCAACTGCTACTAATATTAATAATGTCACTAGCACATACGGACCAGGATTTAAAAATTCTAACCAACCAGAGCCACAAGGTACAGTATTAGATTTAGATAAGTTCAAGAAAGATCGAGCCGCCAAACAAGATTTTGCTAAGTCGGGATATATGGCACCTGCGTCAGAATCTCGTATTGCCGCCGCACTGAAACGACCAGTAGCCGAAATGTTACAAATGGTCGAGACCAAAGAAGACGTATACCGTATCAAACAGTTTGTTGATCAAACGTTTACCCGATACGGTGCTGTGAATGAATCAGCATTTGCTTTGCGTAACCGGATACTTGAACACGTGACACAAGCGGGTGCTCAACGTCGTAGAGAATATAGCCAGCGAGTGGCCCACTAACTCAGCCTTAGGACCGAGTGGGCGGCTTCTGCCTGGGCCAATAGATTCGCTACCTGGCGGCCCAAAACGAGCATATACACATTGACATCTCCTAAATATCTGTTATAATAGTATTTTAGGAGATTTCTATGTCAGCAAAAACATTCAACGGCGATCAAAAGATCAAACTCACCCAAATCATCAATGAAGGCATGCAGGTTATGCATGAAATTGATACGCTACAAGGTGGCTTGACTGACACTATCAAAGCAGTGGCAGAAGAACTGGAAGTCAAACCTGCTATCCTGAAAAAGGCTATCAAATTGGCACACAAGGCCAGTTTTGGTCAAGAAAAACAAGATCATGAAACTCTTGAAACTATTTTAGAAACCGTTGGTAAAACCCTATAAATATCTGTTCAGCAGACGAGTCGCTCACGTTACGAGCATGTATCACGGCTAACCGGCCACAAACGGAGAACAATGAGTTATATTGATGCACTATTTGATCGTGAGCACGATCGTATTCATACTGTAGAACGCCGCAATGGCGCAAGAGTCTACCGGGAATATCCAGCAAATTACATTTTCTATTATGATGATGCCCGAGGTAAATTCCAAAGCATATACGGCACACCCGTATCAAGATTTAGTACAAGAAACAACAAAGAGTTCCGCAAGGAAGTCCGCGCTCACAGCCATAAGCCGATTTATGAAAGCGACATCAATCCAATCTTTAGATGCCTTGAAGAAAACTACAAAGACCAAGATGCGCCTGAACTTCACACAGCGTTTTTTGACATTGAGGTGGCCTTTGATAAAGACCGCGGCTTCTCACCTGTATCAGACCCTTTTAATCCCATTACTGCGATTTCAGTCTACCTAGACTGGCTGGATCAATTGGTCACACTTGCTGTGCCTCCCAAACATCTCAGTTGGGACACTGCCCACGAACTGGTCCGAGACTTTGAGAACACCATCTTGTTTGCTGACGAAGCAGACATGATCAAAACATTTCTTGACTTGATTGATGATGCAGATGTGCTGAGTGGTTGGAACTCAGAAGGCTATGACATTCCCTATACCGTGAACCGCTGTATTCGTGTGTTGAGCAAGGATGACACACGCAAATTCTGTTTGTGGGGGCAACTGCCCAAGAAGCGTATGTTTGAACGCTTTGGTGCTGAAAACGAAACCTATGACTTGATTGGGCGTGTGCATATGGACTATATGCAACTGTATCGCAAGTACACATACGAAGAACGTCACAGTTATAGCCTGGATGCCATTTGTGAGTATGAACTGGGTGAGCGCAAGACACAGTTTGAAGGAACCCTGGATAGTTTATACAACCAACACTTCCGGACATTTATTGAGTACAACCGCCAAGATACATTGTTGATTGGTAAACTAGACAAGAAACTGCGCTTCTTGGATCTTGCCAATGAACTGGCACATGCCAATACTGTACTATTGCAGACCACCATGGGCGCTGTGGCTGTGACTGAGCAGGCCATCATCAACGAAGCACATGAACGTGGCATGGTTGTGCCCAATCGCAAGCAACGCCTTACAGATGAAGACACACAGGCCGCAGGTGCGTATGTTGCGTATCCCAAGAAAGGTGTGCATGAGTGGATCGGATCAGTTGACATCAACTCACTTTATCCATCGGCAATTCGTGCCATGAACATGGGTCCAGAGACTGTGGTTGGTCAACTGCGTCAGACCATGACTGATAGACTGATCAAAGCCAACATGGCCAAGGGACAGAGTTTTGCGGCGGCCTGGGAAGGTATCTTTGCCAGTTTAGAATACACAGCCGTGATGAATCAAGAGCGTGGCACTGAGATCACAATTGACTGGGAGTCGGGTGAAGAGTCTGTACACTCGGCCGCTGAGATCTGGACCATTATCTTTGATTCAAATCAACCTTGGATCCTCACTGCCAATGGCACTATTCTTACATTTGAGAAGAAGGGTATTATCCCTGGTTTACTGGAGCGTTGGTACCGTGAACGACAAGAACTACAGGCTCGGAAGAAAGAAACAAAAGATGCCAAAGAAATTGCATTCTGGGACAAACGACAACTGGTTAAAAAGATTAACCTCAACAGTCTCTACGGGGCTATTCTTAACCCGGGTTGTAGGTTCTTTGACAAACGTATTGGACAGTCAACAACACTTACTGGTCGTTCAATTGCCCGGCACATGGACGCTCATCTTAATGAGCTCATCACAGGCGAATACGACCATGTGGGAAAAGCAGTTATATATGGTGACACAGACTCGTGTTATTTCTCCGCATGGCCGGTCCTCAAGAAAGAAGTTGAAGAAGGCCGGATGGCATGGTCGAAAGAAACTTGTATTCAACTGTATGACAGCCTTGCTGAACAGGTCAACCAAAGTTTCCCTGGCTTCATGGAACAGGCTTTCCATTGTCCACGGGACATGGGTGAACTGATCAAGTGTGGTCGTGAAACTGTGGCAGATCGTGGCTTGTTTATTACCAAGAAGCGTTATGCTGTCAACGCCATTGATATCGAAGGCAAACGACTGGATGTCAACGGCGCAGTTGGCAAGACCAAGGCCACAGGACTTGATCTAAAACGATCAGACACCCCCAAAGTAATTCAAGACTTCTTGTTAGAAATTCTAAATAAACTACTTGCTGGTGCAGGTCGAGATGAGATTGTGGAACGTATTCGTGAATTCAAGTATGAGTTCAAAGAACGTTCGGGCTGGGAAAAAGGATCGCCCAAGCGTGTGAACAACTTGACCAAGTACCAAGCAGAAGAAACTCGATTGGGCAAAGCAAACATGCCAGGTCATGTGCGGGCCGCAATTAACTGGAACAACATGCGCAAGATGAACAGCGACAACTACTCAATGGCCATTGTTGATGGTATGAAAACCATTGTGTGTAAACTCAAGTCAAATGCTCTGGGGTGGACCAGCATTGGCTATCCTACAGATGAACAACGACTGCCCACATGGTTTACTGAGTTGCCGTTTGATGATTCGGAGATGGAAGCCACTGTGGTGGACGGCAAGGTTGATAACTTGTTGGGTGTGCTGGACTGGGATCTAGCATCAGCAACCAACACAGAAAATACATTTACTAGTTTATTTGATTTCGAATGAAACTCAGCGATATTGTTGCACGTTTAAATTTACTTGATTCGCTTGATGTTGCGACTGAATGTGATATTGCCACGGGTACGTTAAGCCACATTGCACACGTGGTGACTGAACATGCTGATCCATATCAAACTGCCAAAGATAACATAGTAAAAACACACAATGAATTGATCAACAACATTGCAAAATTTTCTGCACAAGTTGAATCTCTAAAAAAAGAATTAAGATCAGAAATCAAACAGCATGAACAAGAATATTTGGTTAATAGTTTACGTGTGTACCAAGAAGAAATGATTTACGATACCGTAGATGTTATTCTAAATAGACGTATGAGAATTGACAACGAGGATGATATTGTATTAAGAACACGTCTTAAAAATTTAACTGATTGGCGAATACCTGGTATGATCATAAGACCAGGAGTGGAAACATATATTGAAGATATGGTGCCGTTGGATCCGCTGTATGTAGTTGATCACGATCCGGAACTGATGAGACCAGCAATCAGCAAGTTCACACCAGAATATCAACGCAGATTGCGTGAGTATGTGATTGACGACTGGGCAGATGGACCTATTTTAAATAAATTCCCTGATAATCAGTTTGGTGCAATATTTGCCTATCACTATTTCAATCACAAACCGATTCCAATCATACACAAATTTTTAGAAGAATTCTATAAAAAATTACGTCCCGGCGGTGGAGTTATTATGACCTACAACAATTGTGATCTTGCCAATGGCGTAGAACGTTCTGAACGAGTCTGGATGTTGTACACTCCACGTAAACTGATTGAACAACACGCTATCAATATTGGATTTGAGTTGATCGATGCTTATGACGGCAAAGGCGAGGTCAGTTGGTTAGAATTTAAAAAGCCCGGCGATTTGACCAGCCTACGAGGCGGGCAGACTCTAGCCAAAATAGTTGCAAATTCGCAATAAACCCTGTATACTTTAAACTTAGGAGAAACTTATGAGAGATTACTTGTTAGACTTGGTAGAACACACTTACGACCTTGGTTGTATTGATTTGGTTAAAATTGTTGGTGACACCAGCAAGACTGAAATTGTTGGCTTGGCAGAAGATCTGAGTGTGGTCATTCGCGGCAACTTTCACAACCCCACAGCAGACTTTGTGGGCACATTTGGCATGCCTAACCTGGGCAAACTAAAGACTTTGTTGAACTTGCAAGAGTACAAGGAAGATGCCAAACTTGCCATTACCAAAGGCTCAACAGGTGAGCCAGATGGCATTAATTTTGAAAACAAAATTGGCGACTTTAAAAACAACTATCGTTTTATGACATCGGGTGTAGTAAGTGAGAAGTTAAAGACTGCCAAGATTCGCCCTGTGACATGGCACATTGAGTTTGAACCAACCAATGCGGCTATTCAACGAATGAAGTGGCAAATGAGCGCCAATGCCGAGGAGGCAAACTTCCAGGCCAAAACTGAAAACGGTGATCTTAAGTTTTTCTTTGGCGATCACTCAACACACTCAGGTAACTTTGTGTTCCATCCAGGTGTTAGTGGTCAATTGAAACGTGCATGGTCATGGCCTGCCAAACAGTTTGTGAGCATCATGGACTTGACTGGTGACAAGAAAGTACGCATCAGCGATGATGGTGCCGCAGAAATCACAGTTGATTCCGGCCTAGCAGTTTATCAATATCTATTACCAGCACAAAGCAAATAATGACTGACCCTGTTGTTCAAGACAACTTAACTGCCAAGCAAAATGACTACGCTGTGTTCCTTCCGGCCATCAGCGGATTCTATGCTACATTCGTAGGCAAACAAAGGAATGAACCATATGTGGATCCAGCACGACTGCCTCAGGGCATTACGGATATGGAGCAACTTAACTGGCTCAACTCTAATAAGGCCTTGTTTCCTTATCGGTGGTCACTGTACTCAGGAGGCCATGCTAACCTCGATCTTGCAAAACAAGACTGGTCTGAAGACATGGTCCGTAATCGTGAGGCCGGATCTTTCATACTTGGTGACTCAGGAGGTTTCCAGATTGCCAAGGGTCTTTGGGAAGGTGATTGGAAAGCCAACTCAGGTTGTCCTAAAGCCCAAAAGAAACGAAGTCTAATCTTGAACTGGCTGGACAATGTGGCCGACTATGGCATGATCTTGGATATCCCAACTTGGGTTATTCACGACAAGAAAGCATCCGCGGCATGCCAGATCACCACACTACAAGAAGCAGTGGACGCCACCAAGTTCAACAATGACTACTTCATGAAACACCGCAAAGGTGTGGCAAATGGTGGTGCCAAGTTCTTGAACGTGCTACAAGGTGACAATCATACTTCAGCGGATCAATGGTATGAGACTATGAAGGAATACTGCGATCCTGCCAAGTATCCAGACACACACTTTGACGGTTGGTCCATGGGTGGACAGAACATGTGTGATGTACACCTGGTGCTTCGCAGACTGGTAGCACTACGCTATGACAATTTACTTCAAGAGGGCAAACACGATTGGATGCACTTCTTGGGAACCTCCAAACTGGAGTGGGCTGTTTTATTAACTGTAATCCAAAGGGCCGTAAGAAAATATGTCAATCCGCAATTCACCATCTCGTTTGACTGCGCCAGTCCGTTCCTTGCAACAGCAAACGGACAGGTCTACTTTGAAAATGTCTTTGAACACGATAGCAAATGGTCGTATCGCATGGCTCCTTCAGCCGACGACAAAAAGTATTCCACAGACACACGCAAGTGGGGAACAGGCGTAGTAGCAGATGGCATCTATCCACGCTGGGAAGATAGCCCACTAAGTGACTTGTTGAAGATGAAAGATATTTGTATCTACAAGCCCGGCGATCTAAATAAGATTGGCAAAGAAGGCAAGACATCCTGGGACAGTTTCTCATATGCTTTGCTCATGGGGCATAATGTTTGGATGCACTTGACCGCAGTACAAGAAGCCAACAGACGTTTTGATGCAGGAGAGTATCCTGCTATGATGCGTCGTAGCACCGGAGACTATGCCCGGTTTGAAGACATTGTGGAAGCAATCTTTGCGGCACCAGATCGAGAGACTGCCGACGCTATCGTCGAAGAGTATGACACATATTGGATGGAGATTGTGGGCACACGAGGGTTCAAAGGCAAGAAGACCAAGAATGCCCGCACTCAATTTAATGCATTGTTTGAATTCGAAGAAACTGAGACTATACAACCAACCGATGATAGTGTACAATTAGACACATCAGCATTAGATCAATTAGAACATGAACAGACCTGAACATGAAAACGTCGACTTCTTTGTAGGTACAGAAGTAGAACGCACTCCAGCCTTTGGCCGACGCACTTTGTTTGTGGTTGGCGTCCAACCAACAGTGGAAATACTCAGCAGATTCCTTGGCAACGAATGCGAGCATATCTTTTTTGGTGCCAATCACAGTTTCCATCCTGACAACAGGCTAGCGTGGCAACGCTGGGAAAGTATGATTGAACCATTCCTTCAAGACGGATACTTGTGTAGCCTGGACATTCCAATCACTCATGTGGATGAGTTCCATGATGGTCCGTTATGTGACTATAGAAACTTTGTGCCGCAAATTCGAGTAAGCCTACCCTATACAAAGTTGTGGAATTATAATACAATGTTAAAAATAGATGACAAGGACTTTGCCGCTACCAACCCTGGTGTTTGGTGTCACAGTCTGCATGGCCTAATGAGCCGCGAAACATTTACTTCGTGGGATGACTACAAGCAGGATCAAAAATTATGAACCAACGAGATCAAGCACTAACGGAACAACGTTCTAGAATCATGGGCCAAGCAGAACGTAAAATCTGGGTCACATTCCGCAAAGAAGGAATACATTGCTATCCTGCGGCTGCCACTGATCCTGCTCTGGCCACCGGTGACGAGTATGATGTGAGTTTCCTTGGCTCACCACATCGTCACATATTCCACTTTAGAGTATGGATTGATGTGTTACACAACGATAGAGACATTGAGTTTATCCAGTTCAAACGCTGGTTAGAAAATTTGTACAAGGACGGCATCCTACAACTTGATCACAAGAGTTGTGAAATGATGGCCGATGACTTGTACGCAGAAATTGCTGGTCGATATCCTGACCGTGCAGTGTGGATTGAGGTAGCCGAAGACGGTGAGAACGGTGCCTTGATCAAGTATGAACTTTCTCGCCCTAGTCTGTCAATTAAAATTTAAGGAAATCAAATGGCCAAGCCATCACTCAAATCCAACCCACGTGTCGCTGAGATCTTTAATGATCTAGAAGTGTTCCTGGAGTTCTGTCAGGACTATGGGTATCGTTACAACGAGTCGGACCTGTATAACTTCAAGAGTTATGCATGGCAACAGTTCAACAAGTGGCATGCGGGCAAAAACGCCAAGAACATGTGGAACGAAGACTCACGTCGCTTTGCAGGATTTCGCCTATGAGGAAACTGTACTACATGGGCTTGGAAAGCTACGAAGCCCGTTACACACTACAATTAACAGAGTGGAACCGGCGTGTGTTTGACCGCCGAGGTCTTGACGTCGTGTATGTTCCCGGCACTACAATCGACAACACACAAGCAATCTCAGTAGGACAAGTACTAGACGCACACGGTCGCAGTTATTTTGCCATGAGCCAGATGATGAACTTGGTTCAGTTGATGAAGAACGGTGATGTAACTGCGGCAGATGTAATCTACTTTGAAGACATGTTCCAACCTGGCATTGAGTCGTTGCCTTATATCATGGATCAGATTCCTGCAGAACAACGCCCGCAGGTATGGGTACGCTGTTTGGCACAGGCCATTGATCCTGATGACTTTGTGCATGTCTGGGGCATGGCAGGATGGATGAGCACATATGAAAAAATGGTCAATCACTTTGTTACAGGGGTTCTTGCTACCAATGAAGAGATGGTCGCACACATGCGCATTGCTGGGTGGACTGCTCCGATCTACAACATTTCCGGCCTTGCATTTGGAAAAGCAGAAGTTCTTGAACGCATTGGCGGCACAGAGAACATCAAATCGTTTGATAGCCGTCCCCGGAGGGTGGGTTTTGCAGCTCGATTCGATCAAGAGAAGCAACCTGGCTTCTTTATGGATCTTATTGAAATGTATGGCGAACTCACCAGCGAGCCATGTGAGTTTGCAATATACAGTGGCGGACCTTTGCGATCCAACAATCCTGAGTTTGTGGAAAGAGCACGTCGTATGGAGGCAGAAGGCAAGCTCAAAATCTACGATAACATAAGCAAGAATGAATACTACGCCCATCTTAATGATACTCGTGTTCTCTTTAATTGTGCTTTGCAAGATTGGGTCAGCAACACTGTCAGTGAGGCTGATACTCTGGGTTGTAATGTGCTTTACCCTGCTTATCGCAGTTTCCCCGAAACCTTTGCTAATGACCCTAACCGGCTTTATGTACCCTGGAGCATAGACGATGCCTATCACAAAATGCGTAATCTTTTGCAGACTCCTCATCACAACATGGGCCTTATTAGTGATTGGAATAATGGGACTGTTGATCGGGTTATTGATATTATTACCGGTCAGGGTACTCAGTGGGATCGTTCGGGCACTCGCTACCGGGATCATGTACCGCATGAAAAATACCAAGTTGTAAAGATTGAAAAATGATTGTAGTAACCGGTGCCGCAGGATACATTGGCGGACAAATCGCATTGAAACTAGCCGATGCAGGTCAACAGGTACTTGGCATTGATCTTAGACTTCCGCATAGTGGACTAACTTCGGCATTCGCAGACTTTGTGCAAGGCGACTTTGCCGACGAAACAGCATTGAGCAAGATAATCGAAGCACAACCTGGCGCTATCATTCATTGTGCTGGCACAAGTTTAGTGGGCCCTAGCGTAATGCATCCATCTGATTACTACAAAAATAATGTGGCCAAGACCATGGCCTTGTTGGATATTGTGCGTCATGCTTTACCTCGAACTAGATTTATATTCAGTTCTTCGGCGGCTGTGTACGGTGAACCTATTATGAATCCGTGTCACGAAGTAGATCCATGTGAGCCAATCTCTCCGTATGGGGAAAGTAAACGCATGGTGGAACAAATCCTAGAGAGTTATCACAAGGCTTACGGATTAGACTATGTGGCATTCCGTTACTTCAATGCCTGTGGTGCTGATCCAAAAGGTAGACATGGACAAGAGGCAGGTGCCACACACCTGATTGCTCGATATTTAGAAGCCACACGAGATGACGGCAACTTTAACGTATACGGCGACAATTATCCCACAGACGATGGTACATGTGTGCGTGACTATGTACACGTGGATGACATTGCTAATGCACATATTTTGGCGTTGAACCCCACAATCAAATCTGGTGTGTATAATCTTGCGGGCGGCGAAGGAACCAGTGTCAAACAAATAATGGAACAAGCCAGAACTATTGTTGGCAAGATGCCTTATGTTAGTGTAGGTCCTAACCGTGCTGGAGACCCTGCCATGCTCACTGCCAGTTCGGAAAAGTTTGACCGTGCAATTGGTATGCCATGGCGCAGTTACAATCTAACCGATGTGCTTCGTCACACATGGTCTTGGTATGTTCGATAAGATTTTAAAGTTCGAACAAGAACTAGCAGAGTTTACAGGAGCACCATATGCTGTCATGACCGATTGTTGTACACACGCAATCGAATTGTGCTTGCGGTACGATCAGGTTCAGGAATGTGAGTTTACTCCTTACACTTACCTAAGTATTCCCATGCTCATGCACAAGTTAGGCATCCAATATCAGTATTCGGATCATGCTTGGCAACGTTGGGTGGGTGAGTATCCTTTTGTAAACACAAGAATTTGGGACAGTGCAAGACGGTTAGAACGTAACATGTATCGTGCTGGAATCATGCAATGTTTGAGTTTTGGGCATGACAAGCCTTTACATGTAGGTCGTGGTGGTGCTATAATACTAGATGACAAGACAGCATATGATGCAATAATTCGCATGAGGTATGATGGTCGCGATCTAAATATCTCACCCTGGATCGCACAACAAGAATTTCGAGTCGGATATCACTATAAACCCACACCAGAAGAAGCCATGCGTGGTTTGGTGTTGCTGGAAGGTATTAAAGAACATTGTCCTGAACCTCGACATGTTGATTATGCAGATTTAAGAACTATCACTATCAAGGAATAACATGACAGAACCAGTATCAGTAAATAACATTGATGACAAAGGCTACCAAGAAGCATATCTAGCAGATGCTATTCGTTTCAAGATGAAACGTGACAACAAACGTTTCTGGGCCGGGGACAACATCAGTGACTACGTGGATGAACAAACCAAAGTGCAACTGATCAACGAAGCCACTGTGGCATTTGAACGAGTGTTAGACACATTATTGATTGATAGAGAAAATGACCCAAACTCACAAGGTACGGCTCGCCGGTTGGCAAAGATGTACTTCAACGAAATTATGGCTGGTAGGTATGAGGAATCGCCTAATGCAACGGCTTTCCCAAATGACACAGCAGGAGCATACGAAGGTATGTTGGTGGTGCGTAGCGAGCTTAAGAGCATGTGTAGCCACCATCATCAACCTGTTACGGGTGTTGCTTATATTGGAATCATTGCTGGCGCCAAACTCATTGGTCTTTCGAAGTACACCAGGATCGCACAATGGTGTGCCCGACGCGGAACTCTTCAAGAAGAGCTCTGCATGGACATCGCTCGTGAGATCGAGTTCGCAACTGGATCCCGAGATGTTGCCGTTTATATTCAGGCTACCCACGGATGTTGCGAGAATCGTGGTATTATGGCTCACAGTAGTCTTACCCAAACTACCGTACTCCATGGAGCATTTAAAACAGACCAAAGTGTGAAGAAGGAATTCTTTGACAATATCAAACTACAACAGGACTTTGCACCACGATGATTAGTTATGCAACCTTAAAAGCCGCCCAGGATGGCAAAGTAGCACCTTGGACTAATACGGTACCTGAAATGAGCAACACTCATATCGCTGTGTTTCGTGATGCTTATCCTGTGGCAGAAGGTCACCTGTTGTTTGTGCCACGTGCCAACACTGACGAATCTATTGTGGTGGCCATGGGCATGGCTTTGCTGACTGGTCGTCAAATGGTGCAGAACAATCAATGCGATGCGTTCAACATTGGTTTGAATGCAGGAGTAGCCGCAGGACAGACAGTGATGTACCCACACGTACACTTGATACCAAGAATGCACGGAGACACTGCTGATCCTGTTGGTGGTGTACGAGGTGTCATACCCGGACAGGCCAACTACAAAACTGACACCTATCAACAACCTGAATAGATAATAAATATTCAGCGGTCTTGGACATCATTCCCGCTTTACAAACTCTGCTGTCTATGCTATAATTTAACATAGGAGAAACAGCATGACAACATCAAATCCCGTAGTTTACAAGTACACCAGTACCAAAGAGTACCACGACGCATTTCCATGTGCGTACAGACAGTGGAGGAGCGATAGCCATTGTAATTTGATACATGGATATTCATTTAGCATGAAGTTCTATTTCGGAACTAACGAACTGGATGTGCGTAACTGGGCCGCCGACTACGGTGGACTCAAAGAACTAAAGAAGACCTTAGAAGACCAATTTGACCATACACTTATTGTGGCACAGGATGATCCAGAGATGGAAACATTCAAGTTACTACAAGAGCGGAATATGGCCAAGGTTGTAGTACTACCCCGTCTAGGTTGCGAAGGACTCAGCGACATGCTATACAAGTATGTTAATGGTGTTTACATTCCAGAGATGTGGGGGCCAGGCGAAGCGGCTCGTTTATGGTGTTATCGTGTGGAAGTACGTGAGACACAGGCCAACATGGCGTTCCGTGAAGGACATCGTGAATGGAATGAGGACTTGTTTGTTTGATTAAATATTGAGTGATTAAACAAACCATAAGTTTCGTACAACCCAACTTTCAACAAGGTCCCAAAGAATTTAATGCTTACTATCTGCCTTACTCGGCAGGAGTAGTTTTAGGCTATGCTTTGGGTTTTGAACACATAAATTCAAAGTGGGAAATTGATCAGTTGATCTGGCGGAGAGATCCTATTGAGGATCTGGCCACAAAACTGGCCAAAAATAATATTGTGGCATTTAGTACCTATGTATGGAATCATAGGTACAATTATGCATTGGCTCGTCGCATAAAAGAAATCAATCCTCGGGTAACAATAATAGTCGGCGGGCCTGAGCCAGCCATTGAAGATCCAGGCTTGTTTGAAAAGGAACCTTTCATAGATCTAGTGATCAAGATGGAAGGTGAGATTACTTTTAAACGCATACTCGAAGACTTTGACACAGACTACACACACATACCGGGACTGTTGATCAACACGCCCACCGGATTGATCAACACCGGTGACTGTGCCAGAATTGATAATCTGGACCAAATACCTAGTCCATATCTTTCAGGCATGTTTGATCAAATCATCAAGGACAACCCCGAAGTGATTTGGAATGCTACACTAGAAACCAATCGTGGTTGTCCTTATCAGTGTACCTTTTGCGACTGGGGCAGTCTTACCTACAGTAAAGTGAAAAAATTTGATCTTACTAGAGTATATCACGAACTAGAATGGATTGGTGCCAACTGTGGGTTTGTTACCATCACTGACGCTAACTTTGGCATGTTTATAGAACGCGACAATATGATTGTGGACAAGTTGATTGAAGTACAAAAGAAATATGAAAAACTAACATCGTTCTCAATGACCTGGGCCAAGAATCAAAAGAACGAAGTAGTGGACATTGTCAAGAAACTCATACACGAAAGTCCAAACTTTGGTCAAGGGCTCACGGTGAGTGTACAGAGCATGGATCATGATGTGTTGGAAAATGTCAAACGTAGAAATCTTGACCAACACAAAATTGATGAAATTTTTGATCTGTGCGATCGCAACAACATTCCTGTGTATACAGAACTGATACTGGGACTGCCTGGCGAAACTGTTGAATCATGGAAGGGAGCATTTTGGAAAATTTTCCGCGCTGGCAATCACACTGGCATCAATATCTTGCAGGCACAGTTGTTGGAAAATGCCGAAATGAATCTATTACAAAAACGCTTGTGGCAGTTAGAGGCTGTGCCAGTACACGATTACATGAGCGGCAGTTACAATGATGCGGAGTTGAGCGAGTGTGTGGATGTGGTTATCAGTACCAAGGACATTTCTAAACAACAGATGCTAGACACACTGGTTTGGAACAGTTTTATCCAGACATTTCACATCAATGGTCTGACCACGTACATTGCCAGATATTTGGAAAAAGCACATCAAATTGATTATAGCGAATTCTATGATAATTTATATGTCTGGGTTCAGCACGATCCTTGGTTTCAAACACAGTTCAATGACACACGAAATTACTTTGCAAACTGGGCAAGCCACGGCTCTATTAGTCATCCGCCAATTGGCAACGTCCAGGTATTTGGATGGAATTTAGTGCATCGCACTACTCTATACATACAACAACAAGATCGCCTAAATTATGTGTTTGATTTGGTTGACACCTTTGTAAAAAATCATTATAATATCAACAAAGACATATTAGATCAACTCATGCAGTTTCAAAGAAATTACGTGGTTGACTATCGCAATCTTAAATACCTGCCTATACAGCAAAATTTTGATTATGATTTTCTTGGCTATATTCAAGACAACACTCAACTTGAAAAACCATGTATGTGTGTTTTTGAAAGCACAGAGGATCATAATATGAGCCTAGAACATTTTCTTGAAAATATGTATTTTGCCAGGAAAAGAAATTTTGGAAAAACAAACATCACTCGAAGTTATGAATAACACACACGAATACAGCATAGCAGTTTTACTGCCCACTCGTAGCCGGACCGATGCACTCACTGCCAGTGTGACCAGCATTGTAGATCTAGCCAATGACATTTCCCGTATACAATTGGTGTTTGGATTTGACGATGATGACAAAATAGGACTAGCACATTTTACCAAGGTGATACAACCCATGTTAGACAAGCATGGAGTATCTTACGAAGCACAGTCTTTTAAAAGTATGGGCTATGCTGGACTCAATCGATACTACAATCATTTGGCAAAATCAACGTCGGCAGACTGGCTGTTTGTATGGAATGATGATGCTGTGATGGAAACTCAGGGATGGGACTCGGTAATTGAACAATACACAGGCGAATTCAAACTGTTAAAAGTTCACACGCACAATGACCATCCCTACAGCATTTTTCCTATAATGCCACGAGCATGGTATGACCTAATGAATCATCTCAGCCGTCATCAAATGATCGATGCTGAACTAAGTCAACTGGCTTTCTTGCTGGATATTATGCAAGTGATTGAGATTGATGTCACACACAATCAAGTTGAGTTAACCAAAGATGCAACTGACCCTCTCAAACCCAAGGTACGTTTTGAAGGTAACCCTGCCAATCCGCATGATTTCCATAATCCTCAAACTAGTGCGCAACGCTATCAAGATTGTGATACCATTGCTGAATACATGCGTACAATTGGGTTAGATGCCACTTGGTGGGAAAGTGTCAAGAGTGGTAAAAATTACCCCTGGGAAAAATTAATTGCTCTAGATGTCAACAAACAGATGAGTCAATTTGTAATGCAACTCGACGAGCATGGGCAAGTATTGTCCTATGACAAAGACCAAAAAAGCGAAGATTTCAGGATATCCCTTGCAAAATAATATAACCGTCAGCAAACTGGTCACTGAGTGTGTGATTTCAAAAAATCCAGTTACAAAAATACTTGACTTTGGACAGCATGCTTACGCTGATACATTTATCCGACCAGATCAATTGAATCTCAGTGAGCCTGTTTTTCCTTTGCAGGTATATCTCAATGCCAACTCAGGTAGTATACAACTGGGCTATGTGAGTTCGGCCACGGATCGTTACAATCTCTACAGTTACAGTTACACTTCCAGCAATAGTCAAACAGCCAGAAATCACTGGGACAGGTATGCTCAAACAATCAAAAGCCGTAGACACACCGGACTGGTAGTAGAAATTGGCAGCAATGATGGTTATCTTGTGAGTCAATTTGATCATGCAGTAGGTGTAGACTCCAGTGCAGAAATGTGTGCATTGTCCCAAGCAAAGGGTGTTGAAACAATAAACACTTTGTTCGACGATGCCACTGCTGATGCAATAAAACACAAACACGGCACAGCAAGTGTGATCATTGCCAACAATGTGTTTAACCATGCCAACGATCCTGTGACATTTGCACAAAGCGTGGCCCGACTACTGTCCAACACAGGAGAATTTGTGTTTGAAGTACCGTATTGGCTCAGCATGATTGAATCAGGAAGATTCACAGACATGGTATATCACGAGCATCCTACATACTTCACTGTGAAGATGGCATGGAACTTGTTGAAAGCCGCGGGACTAGAGATCACTGACTTTGATGTGGTTGATTATCATGGCGGAAGCCTACGAATGTTTGCTCGTCTTGACACTGGTGCTGATATGCCTGTTAAAATTCAAGACGCCATAGTCAAAGAAACCCAAACAGGTTTGTTTGATCCTGCATTTTATCAAAACTTACAACTGAAATTTGAGCAAGTCAAGGTTGATTGGTTAGCCTCTTTTTATCAATTACTCAGCGAAGATTCCGAAGCAGTAGTCATAGGAGTGGGTGCGGCAGCCAAGGCCAACACATGGTTAAAATGGCACGGGCTTGACAGTACCGTTATTCATTGTATCACTGATGCCAGCGAACACAAGCAAGGCAAGTACACACCATTCACTAGAATTCCAATTCAGGCAGACGAAGAATTTGCTCGCCATAAGCGGCCATATGCATTGATATTGAGTTGGAACATTGGCGAAGGTCTTCGCAGAGCCATATCGAATATCAATCCTAACACAAGGTTTATTTCACAATGAAAACATACAACATCTATGCTGACCACGGAGTAAAAGGTCTTGAATCTTTTACTGATGATCGAGGCAGTATCACGGACATATTTTATATGTCCAACATGAATCACGGTTGCATTATTACCAATCAACCAGGTGCTGTGCGTGGCAATCATTATCACAAGTTTACCACACAATACACTTACATATTGTCCGGCACGTTGACCTACTACAGTCGAAGTATAGGCGGCGATGAACCCGCAGATGTTTTCAATGCTGTGGCCGGTGACATGATCATCAGTGCGCCACTTGAGATCCATGCCATGCGATCCGGTAGTGATGGGTGTGTCTTTATTGCATTTGCAGAAGGTCCAAGGGGCGGAGCAGACTATGAGTCTGATACCTATCGAGTAGATGATATTACTCAATGACGAAAACTGTGGTGATCTTTGGAGCGTACGGTGGCATCGGTAGTGCCACTGCAAAATTGTTTGCAGATCAAGGGTACCGTGTTATTCCAGTGGGCAGTGATCAATTGGATTTTGAAAGCGCCAACAGTCATTATGATGTTGCTAAATTACTGAATCAAGCACAAGCCGATGTTGTGGTTAATAGTGCTGGAGTGTTTGTCAATGGATATGTCAATACCCATCATGCCACTATGAACGTGAACTTTGGTAGCAACTGGTCAATCATAAGTTATTTCATGGCACTCAAAGGCCTAAGTAAGACCACAAGAATCATCATGGTTGGCAGTAGCAGTTATACTAGTGGTCGACAGTTGTATCCGTTGTACAGCGCCAGCAAGGCGGCCTTGTACAACTTGTGGGAATCAGCAAGAGATTACTTTGGTGGTTCAGAGATTGTGGTTGATTTGATCAATCCAGTACGAACACGTACCAAGATGGCCAGCGTAGGCAAATCATTTGATCCCACGTTGGATTACCTGGAACCAGATCAAGTGGCTGATGAAATTTTTAAACTGGTTGAATCTGATTTGCCCAGTACATGTGTAGATATGACTTTTAAGGATGAGATATGAAAATAGGAATTATTGGAAAAGGTACAGTAGGCAAAGCCGTGTATGAAGGCTTGGAATATCTTGGACACAACATGTGTTTCTTTGATCCGGCTTACGAAGGTAGCCAGTTGGCAGATGTACTAGATGCCGAGTGTGTATTTCTCAGTGTACCAACCAACCAAGCAGCCAACGGTGATTGTGATACCAGCATTGTTGAACGAGTAATCGAAGAGTTGAACCAACATCAATATTCAGGACTAGTAGCAATCAAAAGCACAGTGGTACCCGGTACTAGCCGACGTCTAAGTGACTCTTACCCTAATTTAAAAATCTGTAGTGTGCCTGAATTTTTACGGGCTAAGACTGCTCTAGCAGACTTTGTGTACAATCATGACTTGTTGATTATCGGTAGTGATCGTGAACAAGACTTTGAATTGATCAAGAAAATCCATGGACACTTCCCAAAGACAGTGGCTTGTGTGAGTCCTACTGAAGCAGAAGTAGTCAAGTACTTTAACAATGTACATCATGCCATGAGCGTGACCTTTGCCAATATCACATATGATGTGTGTAAAAAATTAGGTGCCGATTATAAGAATGTGTATGATGCAATCACTCGTAGAGAATGTATCAATCCAAACTATCTAATGGCCAATGATAACATGCGTGGATATGGCGGACACTGTTTGCCCAAAGATACCAGTGCATGGAACAACTTGATCAAGAATCTTGATCTACCTTACACTTTGATTCAAAGTGTAATTGACGACAATCAGAAAGTAAGCAAATGAAAATATTAGTAACAGGTGCCAGTGGGCTATTGGGTACAGAAATCTGCAGACAACTAAAAACAGTTGCGGGCAATGAAGTTTGGGCAATTGACAATCACAGCCGCAGTTCAACTATCCCACCTTGTGATCAGTTTTTAACAATTGATCTAAATGACCAAACCGCGATTGCTCAACTGCCCCGAGACTTTGATTACATCTATCACTATGGTGCTATCAATGGTACCAAGAATTTTTACGAACGACCCAATCAGGTGTTAACAAACAATTTTGTTTGTGACCTAAATATGTTTGAGTATGCTAGCGAAATTGCAAATCTTAAAAAAATTGTATATGCCAGCAGTAGCGAGATTGTTAGTGATGATCCTGTGAGTCCAGTGCCTGAACACTTAGACATTGCTATCCGAGACATTCACAACGCTCGTTGGAGTTATAGACTGGCCAAAGTGTGCAGTGAAAACTATTTGGCCAACAGCAAACTGCCGTATGTTATGTTGCGTTACTTCAACGTGTACGGTGAGAACAGCAAGGCCGGACACTTCTTGGCTGATCAAATAGCCAAGATCAAAGAAGGCCGTTTTGAGTGTTTTGGTGCCAATGAGACCAGAAGTTTCTGTCATGTGGAAGATGCTATTAGGGCAAGTATCTACTGCGCTGAAACACAGACTCGTGAACTGATCAACATTGGTAACGATAGAGAAATCACCATCATGGATGCGGCTCAAATTATTGCATCGGCTATGGGACATGATAATCCCTCTTGGACCACCACACCAGGCAAGCCCGGAAGCACTGCCAGTCGCAGACCCGATATCAGCAAACTACGAAGCATCATGCCAGATTATGTGCCCATGAGTTTTGAGTCGGGTGTGCAAAAATCAATTGGATAAACTGGCAAATTCACCACTTGCAAAACACCCGCAGTTTCATGTATAATGTACAATGAGTAACAAAGGATGTAGATGTCTAGAATTAAAATAGCAGAATTATTTTATTCGATCCAAGGTGAAGGTCGATACATGGGTGTACCAAGTGTGTTCTTGAGAACATTTGGTTGCAATTTTAAATGTGCAGGATTTGGTATGCCACGTGGTGAAGTAAGCCACGAAGCAACTGATCTTGCGGCTACACATACAATGGTCAAGGCTTTTGAGAAGTATCAAGAACTTCCGCTTGTGAGTACCGGTTGCGATAGTTATGCGTCATGGCATCCAGACTTTAAAGATCTAAGTCCCATGATGGATAGTAATGGAATTGTGGATCACATCATGGAGATACTGCCACATCGGCGTTGGGAAGATGAGCATCTTGTGATCACAGGTGGTGAACCATTGCTGGGTTGGCAACGTGCTTATCCAGACTTGTTGGATCATGACAGTATGCATGGTCTTAAAGAAATTACGTTCGAAACAAATGGTACTCAAAAACTTACGCCAGAGTTCAAAGAATATCTACAGCGTTGGCGGGCACAACGTGAAATCACATTCAGTGTCAGTGCCAAACTTCCCGGTTCAGGCGAGCGGTGGGAAGAGGCCATTGTTCCAGAAGTGGTATGCGAATACGAGCAAGTTGGGTATACTTACTTGAAACTGGTGGTAGCGACAGAACAGGATCTAGCAGATGCAGAACAAGCAGTGTTGGAATATCGCACAGCAGGGTTTACTGGTCCTGTGTATGTCATGCCTGTTGGTGGTGTTGAGCGGGTGTATACTCTTAACAATCGTGCAGTGGCAGAAATGGCCATGCGAAAAGGCTGGCGCTACAGTGATAGACTACAAGTGCCACTCTTCAAGAACGAATGGGGAACCTGATGGGAATATTTGATCGCTTTCGCAAAAAGCCTGAGCCGGTTCCAAAAGTCCGAGCTGAACCCAAACCTCGTGCGCCAGAGAAGACTGAAAAAGAACTAGCCACAGAAAAAAACGAACCTTATGTGAGTATTGTTCGCATGGATATTGATCCCAACAACTTGCATCAAGGTGCATTTGAACTAGACTGGAACGAAATCTTTGTGGCACGACTGGTCAAGGCCGGTTACATGATGAAACCCGATGATGCGGATGCAGATATAGTGGATCGTTGGTTCCAAAATATTTGCCGACACGTGGTCATGGAAACCTGGGAACAAGAGCAGGCCATGAACAAGTACAGCAGTCAATATGTAAACTCTAGAGACATAGGTGGCGGAAGAACAGAGGTATCATGATATTCAATCACATTAAAGAACTCAAAGCCGAGGGCAAAAAAATCGGTATCACATTCAGTCAATTTGACATGCTACACGCAGGGCATATCGCTATGTTAGCCGAAGCCAAAAATCATTGCGACTACTTGATTGCAGGATTACAAACTGATGCAAGTATTGATCGCCCGGGCATTAAAAATCCTCCTGTTCAAAGTATTGTAGAACGTCAAATACAATTAGGTGCTTGCCGTTTTGTAGACGAGATTGTTGTATACACCACAGAACAAGATCTAGTAGATTTAATTCTTACATTACCAATTGACGTGCGTATACTAGGAAGCGAATACGAAGACACCAACTTCACCGGACGCAGTGAAGGGCAGGCCATGCAAATTGAACATGTATTCAACAGCAGAGATCATTCGTTCTCCAGTTCAAGTCTACGCAAACGTGTGGTTGCCGCCGAAACTGAAAAAGTCCTGCTACGAAAATGATCTTGTATGTAAACGGCTGTAGTCATACCGCGGCCGCCGAGGCCGCTGTGCCACATGCATGGGCTGTGGATGATAGGCAATACTGGGACAAAGGCACAGAAGCACACCCTGCAAATTTGGCAGTTAGTTATGGTAAACACATTGCTGATGCATTGGATGCAACACTAATCTGTCAAGCAAGTTCTGGCGGCAGTAACGATCGTACTATTCGCACCACAATGGAGTGGATTGAAAACAATCGTGACATGTTAGCCAATACGTTTATGATTCTACAGTGGACTACTTGGGAGAGAGAAGAGTGGCTTCATAAAGGTACTTGGTATCAAGTTAATGCCAGTGGAATAGACAGCGTTCCAGATGATTTACAAGACCGCTATAAAAATTATGTTGTAAACATAAATTGGTCGGTTAAAACTCCCGAAGCACATGACAAAATTTGGACCATGCACCAGTACCTCAAAGGCTTGGGTGTACGTCATTTGTTCTTTAGCGGACACAGCACCTTTAGTGATATCTACAATCACCACGATTGGGGCAAAAATTATATGCACCCGTATATTCGGGAAGAATCCTATCATAATTGGCTAAAAAACAACGGTGGAACCTATGCAAATGCGGCAAGTTACCATTTTGATGCCAAAAGTCATAGACTTTGGGCCGAACATGTGTTACAATACATCAACGATAACAACTTAATTGAACACAATGAAATACGTACTGATTGACACTGCCAACATGTTTTTTCGTGCCAGGCACGGAGCATTTAGGGCCGCAGACTCTTGGACCAAATTGGGCTTTGCCCTGCACGTGACCTTGATGGCAGTGAACAAAATGGTCAAGAGATTTGAAGCAGATCATGTGGTATTCGCACTGGAAGGGCGCTCGTGGCGCAAGGATTATTACAAACCCTACAAAGCAAATCGTGCTGTGGCCCGGGGCAAAATGACCGAAGCAGAAGCAGAAGAAGATAAACTTTTCTGGGAGACGTATGACGAACTGACTAAATACTTGGCTACGAAAACTAATTGTAGCGTTATCCGATGTGCCACTGCTGAAGCAGATGATATCATAGCACGTTGGATCTCTTTACACCCCCAAGACCAACACGTTGTTATCAGTTCAGATTCTGACTTTGTGCAATTACTCGCACCCAATGTCACGCAATACAATGGCATTGCTGATGAACTGTTAACACTGGAGGGCATATTTGATGCTAAAGGTAAGCACGTCAATGATAAGAAAACTAAACAGCCAAAAACCATCCCGGATCCAGCCTGGTTGTTATTTGAGAAGTGCATGCGTGGTGACTCCTCAGACAACGTATTCAGTGCGTATCCTGGAGTACGTGAGAAAGGCACAAAGAATAAAGTTGGTCTCCGTGAGGCCTTTGGAGACCGAGACAAGCGCGGATACAATTGGAACAACATGATGTTGCAACGTTGGACCGACCCGGATGGGGTCGAACATCGTGTGCTAGATGACTATGAACGCAATCGCACACTCATTGATCTCACAGCACAACCAGACAACATCAAGAACACTATAGACACAGCCATCCGTGAGCAGATAAGTCACCGAGACGTGGGGCAAGTGGGTGTGAGATTTATGCAATTCTGCGGCAAGTACGAATTGAACAAATGTAGCGATGCGGCCGAACAATTTGGTCGCTGGCTCAACGAAACATATAAAGGAGTGCTAGATGATATTAGCCAAACCAGTGGTGGACAATCAGTATTACATACTCAAGAAGGATGATCGCAAGATTGGCCAACTTGAAGTAAAAGAGAACGGTAACTGTACAATAAAAATTCTTGACAGTGTAATCAGTTACAAAACAATCAAGATGGCTCGAGAGGCGGTTAACATCCAATTTGAGCCGGCAGAAACAGCAACCCCATTGCCACCAAACATGGTTTATGGACATGAAGTCGCGGGAGATGTGTTTAATCCGTTGTGGGACGTGAAACACCGATTGCCACTGTTCACTAGAGAAGACAAATCTAAGTCGTGGTTTGCCGCTGGTTGGTACCGGGTCAAACAACATCGCAAGTGGAAAGCAGTACAGCACCCTAAACTTATTACCTTGGAGCGTTATGCATATCAAGGTCCCTTTCAAACCAAGGAACAAGCAAGTGACAAATCCGTTTCGTGATCAAGAAAAATTCATGCGAGCCTGCGAACAAACCGTGGGCGACTTTAACGAACAACAATATCAACTGTATTGTAATCTCATCAGTGAAGAATTCAATGAACTAATAGCCAGTACGACCAAAGTAGACGATCTCGACGCATTGATTGACATCCTGGTTGTGACCGTTGGTGCCATACACAGTCTTGGTGTAGATGCCGAAGGTGCCTGGAAAGAAGTCATGAGCACTAACTTTGCCAAAATTGATAAACAAACAGGTCGAGTACGCAAACGTGAAGATGGCAAGGTACTCAAGCCCGCTGGTTGGACTCCACCCAACCTAGAACCTTTTGTGTCATGAGTATACACATCAATAGATTTGTAGACAGCATCAAAGCACATGAATCACGCGGTCAGCGTGATTTTGCTATGACCATGCGAGAAGCCAAAGATTTACATAGTGATATTACAAAACTATTACTGACACTGGAGTCCTTGCATACCCGAAATACACAGCCAAAAGAAGAAACTGTTACGGTAGAATTGAGCGGTGGCAGTTTCAAAACCACGTAGTTATTGGGATAAATAAACTACGGAGATAATCATGTCGAGACCCAAACCAAATGTGTTGATTGAACACACTGACAAAGCAACTTACAAGACCGAACAAGTGTTGGCTTCCGAAGGAGTGTGGGCGGTGTTTTTTGATACCAAACCAATCAACTTGAAGACCTCCAACATGCTCACACAGTACCCCGGCCCCAAGTACAAGAAGGTTTCATTCTCCAATCCCGGTCATGCCAAGAACCTAGCACGTAAACTCAACACACAATTCAAGACCGACAAGTTCACAGTCGTGCTCTTGACGCAGGGGGCGCAAGTATACCCCGATGTCAAATAAAAAACAACTCACTCAACAACTGCTAAATCAACTGCCAGTAGATGACCGGCTTGGCGTTGAACTAGCACTCAAAGCATGGTGGCAAGATCCACGTGACGATGGTGGATTGAGATTGAGCATCTCTGGCTATGATGCTTTTAGATTTTTGTCCATCGAACAATATGAATTTGATTTTACAAAAGTGTTGAGTCCTAGTTTGCTTATGACCTTGAATCGAAAACTGGATTGTCCCTACTATCTCAAGGCGGGTAAAACTCCCAAACTAATCATATTCGGCAGTCAGCAGGCCATCATGTACGCCATGTATGGCGACTTGGAAAAGTTTTTACGCTATCTTGATCGTACATAAAATGTAACCCAAAGTATTACTTTTGTAACCCTGAAAAAGTAATACTTTTGTAGTAGTTGATTTCGGTTGACCAAAAAAGCAATTTCGGTTATAATACATGTATGGAACTTAAAAAGCAATCACGCAAAAAACGAGTGGACCGTACACACATTGTTTACTTCATCCAAATTGGTTTGGAGTACTACATTGGTGTTACAGCAAAAACTCAACGCACAATCACCATGAGCCTGCGCTCACGCATCAACAAGCACATTTATCGCTCACGCACAGAAGACAAATCTTGGCGCCTGTACGAAGCAATTCGTGCCGCTGGTGAGTCGGCTGTGAACTTTGCGATTGTTGACATTGTACGTGGCAAGACCCAGGCACACACACTAGAGCGTGAACTAATACGAAAGTATACACCTGCTCTCAACACAGATGTGCGTACAAAAGCGGTTGACCAATAATTACCGATTTGTTATAATACTTGTATAGAAACTAAAAAGGAGCCCTCCATGACAGTAACAGTAAACGGTGTCAAAGTAGACACAATTGTGGCCGAAGCCAAGTCAGCCGCTCGCGAAGCCGCTGAACGTTTCTTCCAAGAAAAACTTGGCGGACGAGATCAGTTTGCCTGTGGCTTTGCCTGGGTTGACATCTTTGGTGTTCGAGGCAATACCAAACTTGGTAAGGCACTGAAAGAAGCAGGCGTAAGCAAGAGTCACACCGGTGCCTTCCAAATTTGGAACCCAGCAGACATGTACGTGCAAAACGTAGACACCCTGGAGGCAGGTGCCCAAGCGGCGGCTGATGTGTTCAAGCGATACGGATTCACAGCCTACGCTGGTAGCCGTTTAGATTAAGGAAACGTCATGATTGAAATGTTCTTATTCCTGGCCATTACCTTTGTGATCAAAGTTTGGTTCATCAACCGATACATGTAAAGAGAAACATATGAGACTATCACCACTTGACGAGCGTATGAACGCAGACATTGACGCATTGATTGCCAAATTAGAAGCGGCAAAGGCTTCACGCACCTATCTACAACGTGCCAGCCTTGTGGGCCGAGTAGCCGAGCAGTGCCAAAGTTATGAATTTTACTGGGAAGATAGACTTCACAGTTTGATGGACTAACCATGTACGAACTAATCTTTACATTTTTGGTTGTGGCCAAGTCCGGGCTTCCGGGCTTTCACATAGAGCGCATGAGTCAGTTTCGTGACGTAGCGGACTGCGAAAAGACCCGGACTTCCATGGTCACATACATGGATCAATTGGTACGTGAACAAAAAATGTTCCCAGGCGTGTTTGAATGCAGAAAGGTACAGCAATGAACAAAGAAATTACACTAACACCTGCGGGTGGCCGATTCTATCGTGCCATGGCGTTTCATTGGTTCACCGTGGCTGTGCTAATGCCACCCCTGGCCACAGCCATGATTGCGGCCATACTAAATCCGTTTTGGTTTCGTGACTCAATGTTTAATTTTGTAGAACGCCGGATCAACGAATTCACACGCTGGCGCAACAATGTAAAATACCGTATCTATCTTGGATGTGACCCTGTGGTATGGCATACCCTCCGAGGCGACTTGAAATGAACAAACTAATCCGCGATGGTCGGGTGGCTGTACTAGTATCGCCAGGCTATGGTGCAGGCTGGAGTTCGTGGAATCCTGACACCGAAGAATTATTGTTTGACTCTGCTATAGTAGAATTGGTCGAACATAATAAATGGGAAGAACTAGACGTATATGTCAAACTCAAATACCCAGGTATCTATGATGGTGGCATGAGAGATTTAGAAATAGAGTGGCTTCCTGTGGGCACGGAATTCATCATAAAAGAACACGACGGTGCAGAGACTATTGAAATAAAATCAGACATAATTTGGTACCGGGCTTGACATATACGTAAGCATAAGTAACTGGTATGGAAAAAAGAATAATTCCAATCCAGACTGTTCAAGCGCCTGATCCCCGGCCACAAAATCTAGGACAAGACCCCCATGTGATTCTTACTGAAATGTACATGGCAGAAAATCGTCCTAGATTAGAAAGCCGCAAGCAAAAGAACTTGACTGAGGTTGTACAGCACACAGATGCCACACGCCAAAATCGTGTGGCTCTTGTTGTTGCGCCCGAGTGGACACAACTAGCACCACCTTACGGTATTGCTAGAATGAGCGCATTGTCCAAGCACGGGGGATGGCCCACACGAGTTTGGGATATCAACATCTTGACCAAACATGAGGCTGGAGTGCCAGAATTATGGACAGCATACGAAGATTGGAAGTGGATTGAGCCAAACTACAGTCAGAATGTACATCCTATTATTGAGCCAACCCTACGAAAATACATGGCACAGGTTATAGAATGGGCACCCACAGTAATTGGTTTTAGCACATGGTATACCAATGACACATGTACCATGTGGATGGCACAAGAATTTAAAAGACTTATCCCGGGTGTGATTATCATTATCGGTGGTGCCAATGCCACTCAATTAAAAATGACTCATTCAACCTCGATTGACTATGTGGTCAGCGGCGAGGGCGAATTGTGGTTTGTACGTATACTTGAAAACTTAGAAAATCCCACAGAGGAAATTCCACAACTTTGTGTGCAAAGTAAAGATCAAAAAATAGATCTTGATTCAATGCCGCCTGCTGACTATTCTGACATGGATATCAGTTTATACGATGGCCAAGGAATCAGTTGTGAATTCAGTCGTGGCTGCACTAGCAATTGTGTGTACTGCAATGAAACAGTGTTTTGGAAATACCGTTCAAGACAGGCCAGTCGAGTGTTAGAGGAAATTGAAATTGTGTACCGACAGCAAAATGCAAAATCAGTATGGTTTATTGACAGTTTACTAAATGGCAATTTGCGTGAATTGGAATCATTTGCACTAGGGTTAATTGATAGAGAAATTAAAATCAAATGGCAAGGATATGCTCGCATTGATGGTAGAATGGATCGAGACTTTTGGGGACTGCTACAAAAAGCAGGTGCTAGTGGGTTTGCATTTGGTGTTGAATCTGGGTCACAACGAGTGTTGGATCTTATGAAAAAGAATTGCAAGGTTGAGTGGATTGAACAAAACTTTCAAGATCTAAATGACAACAAATTGAGAAATAATTTTGCCACATGGTTCACTGGTTTTCCTGGGGAAGAATTAACCGATGTAGCACAAACCATGACCATGATATGGCGATTACGTATATCAGGCATGGGCGGACTGAGTTCCGGCACATGCGGCCTTGGGCACAACACACCTTTGGAACTAGAACGCGAACGGTTTGGGGTCCGACCCGAAGGTCAAGACTGGTGTTATGGCTGGGCTACTACCGACGGCAAAAATACCGGATTCACTAGATTTATTCGTTGGAAAACGACCAATATCTTGATAGAACAATTTAGATTACACAACACACCACCGTGGTTAAAACCTGTCAAACAATATCCTACGTTAGAAAATCACTATAGTATAGAATATGATCCTGCCAACTGGCTTGATCCTATACCCTGGGAAAAAGACTTTGATTATTACGTAATCAAGGACGACATCAATCCCATTGCCAATCACCTGGTGAATGAGATATGGCCATTCTTGCGTGTGACTTGGCTGGCCATGGGTGCTTATCAATTTCATCTAGAATTTGATCCCGAACTAGACCTAGAAGAATTTGGTTATCTTCGTTATCCACGCGGCGGTGATCATAAATTATGGGCAAGGTATGATTTTGAAATCAATGCCTCTGGCGTATGGTCAGCAGATTTTGATATAAGAATGCAAGGTGAACCATGGCAAGGGGTACCAACTGATTTTCACTTAGAATGGAAACAAAGTGGCCAATGGGACCGTCCCCGGGCTTGACAAAAACTTAGCAATATTATATAATAAGAATCCATAAAACATGAAAGGCCGTATATGGAATTCTTACCGGTATTAGAACTGATCGATCGACTCTGCATTGCCAGAGTAAAACATGCTCGTACTCAAGGTGCAAATCAAGTTGAACTTGATTGGTACGAGGACAAGTTCCGCCAACTCCCCCAAAGTGTAGAACTGGATGCAGATATTCAAGCAATGACTGACATCCACCATGCCATCTGGGATCTGGAGTGGCAACTGAAATCTGGAGTGGAGCAGATGTTGAGCCTACAAGAGATTGGTCGTAGAGCAATTGCCATTCGCGATTTCAACAACAAGCGGATCGCTTACAAAAACTCCATTGCCACTATCTTGGGGCATCCTGTGCGGGAAATCAAACAGGACCACTTGGCAGATGGCACTGTTGACACTAAATAGGTAAAAGCACTGGACTTTGATAAATAAAAGCATTGGAGTCCAGTGCTTTATGATATGCCTACATTGCTCGAAAGAGTTTACAAGTAAAATTGGTTATTCTAACCATGTCCGCAGATGCCCGAAAAATCCAGATAGGATACATGAAGGATTAACGGACGCAGGCAGAGAACGTATTCGTCAGTCTACTATTGCTCAAAACAAAAAACAATGGAACGACCCTGAGTTTAGAATCAAGCATCAAGAATCAATGAAACGTGCTGTGCAGGAGAACCCAGAATCGTATAGTTCATCAAATAGAGGCAGGACCAAACAAATAATAGTTGACGGAATAACACTACAAGGGCAGTGGGAAGTTGATTTTTATATGTGGGCAAAAGAAGCCGGACTGAATCCACAAAGACCGTCAAAGGCATTCAGATATGTTTGGAATGGTGATAGGTGGTATCATCCAGATTTTTACATTGAGTCTAAGGACTTATATGTTGAAGTCAAAGGATATGAAACGGATAGAGATCGATCAAAGTGGTCGCAATTTTCTGAAAAGTTGTGTATAATCAAAGAAAAAGAAATAAAGCAAATCCGTGAAGGTTGTTTTGTGGGACTTTAGCATAGAGGTAGTGCCGAGAACTCATAATTCTTAAGGGACTGGTTCGAATCCAGTAGGTCCCACAAAGCAACTTGCACCATTCGCTGGCGTTCGTTCAACGGATAGGACATCTTTCTTCTAAAGAGATAATAGTGGTTCGATTCCACTACGCCGGACCAAATACTATGACCAAAATAAATTCCAGTCCCGAACGTCATACCTTTCAAGAACAAAGTTACATCGACCGATGCCGGGAAGAAGGTAACAATCCCAGCGAGGATTACTTGAATATGTTCAAGTCTCGGCGTGAGCAGGATCAAGAACGCATGGCCGATCCTGCCTGGCAAAAAAACAACATGGAATACGACTTGCGCAGTACCCCGTGGATCTGTGACAAAGTCAAGAGCAATAAAACTTACGCTCAGAACTTGTATGCGGCCATGTGTAACATGGAGTTTGTGAAAAACGAGGTCTGGCCTTTGCTCAAGGATCAACGCTGGAGTGCCAGTTGGCGCTATGCAGGCGGCATTGTGGCTGACATGCGCGAATCGGGCGACTACATTGAGTGGTACTGCTCGGGCATACAGGGTGAGCCTGATGAGGACTGGGTAGATCTAGGGCATGTGCCCGAAGGCACTGTAACGGATCAAATACGCGAGGATTTGTTCCGATTGGGATGGATTCCAAAAGATTCGAATGATGTTTGATAAATAATTGTACAAAACCCCCTAGGAGATATACATGTCAAAACCCCGTAAAATCAGATGGCTTATTGCACATCAGCCACAAGAGTTATTTGTGCGTACCGCTCGAGCATTCAGCGAAGAACTCAATAAAACTTGTGCCGGTGAACTAGAAGTTGAAATTTTAACCTATCCAGAATATCGCGAAAAATATCGTTCTATTCCCAACCTAGAAATCCTTGATCAAGCCGATGTTGACATTGACGCCGCTATCAAGAGTTTTTGGCAAGCACTGTTCGATAGTGAAATAGAAATGAGCCAAATCCAAGTTGGACAAGTTGGAGAATTATACTCTGATTTCCATGCTCTGGACATGCCATTTATATTTGACAATCACGATCATGTGAGCGAAACATTAGAAGGCCCAATAGGTCAAGAACTGTGCTACAACCTGGGACAGAAGTCAGGTGTGACTGGATTGGCATTTACCTATTCCGGCGGCTATCGTGTGATTGGCAGTGACGAACCTATCCTAACTTTGGATGAGTTGAAAAACAAACGCATTGTTGTTCAAAACCCAATCACACTAGGCACCACTATTGAAAGCATGGGCGGAAAAGCAATTCCGATAAAACCATGCCTTTGGAACAAATACGACTTGATAGGCAAAGGTGAAGCCGATGCTGTGGAAACGACCTATCTACGATTCAACGGCAAACATGTGCTCAAAACCAATCATTCCATGTTCATGACCACTATTGTGGTCAGCAACAAGTTTTGGGATTCATTGACTGACCAACAACAGCAAGCATTTAGTCAGGCTGCACTGGTGGCATCACGCAAAGAGCGTGAATGGAGCATTCAAGATGGTGAAACATTCGAAGCCAATGCCGTTAAGAATGGTATTACCATTACTGAAATCTCTAAGCAAGACACTGAGGCATTAAAGCACAAGTCTCAAATGACTTATGTCAAAACCAAATATTTCTTCACACCTGATTTAGTAAAACGCATTAGACAAACTCGACACTAAAAAAAGCGGCTTCGGCCGCTTTCTTATAAATATTTCTGTAACGCCAGCAACAGGCTGACGTCGGTATTTCCAGTGACGCCTGGGGTAGTAACCCTTTTACTGACATAACTATGCTCAGAACGCCGCACCGTATGTAGACCTCCTACTAGCAATTGTGTATAATAGACTTTTAGGAGAAACCATGATCAAAAAATTCACACAATTCATTTTTGCTTTGGCATTTTCGGCCACAGTATTTGCCGGAGACCCAATCACTATTGTTGTTCCAACACCGCCAGGTGGTGCAATTGATATCACTGCACGTAGTTTATCAAAGGCATTGATGAACAAGGGACATGACAACGTGGTGGTATATCACCCCGGTGCCAACGGAGACATTGCTCTGAACATTGCTGTGGAAAAACGAGACAATATTATATTTGTTGCAAGTTCTGCAAACTTTGTATTTTCCAATGTGTTGCTCAATAGAGAAAACATCTATGCCACAAAAACACAACTGCTAGGACCATCTGTTACCAACCCAATGGTTTTTATCACTCCCGAATCTGGTGAAGTCAAAACGTTCCGAGAACTGATTGAATCAGCAAAGAAAAAAGAAACTGTGTGTGGTGTCAGCAACAGCCACGGTGAAATCGAACTCAAACAAATCAACTCCACCTACGGCACTAAATTTGTACCAGTGCCCTACAAAGGAACAGGCCAGATGATTCCGGACATTGTGGGTGGTCATACTCCCTGTGGCTACGATCAGATTGCGGCGTACACTGGATTAGAAGGCAAAGTAAAATTCCTTGCATCCAGCAAGGCTGTGCGTAGTGACATTCCTGCCATGAGTACTGTGTTGCCAAAATATCAATTTGAGACTTGGTATGCCACAGCAATTCCCAACAACAGCAATTTGTTGAAGAATGCAGAATTGATCAGCATTATCAAAACATGGAACCAGGATGCAGAACTGACCAAACCTCTTACAGAAAGAAGTTTTGTAGTGGTCAAAGCAGATGCTGACTTGAATGCCAGGGCCGTCAAAGAAACTGAATACTACAGAGATCAACTTAAAAAATAACATGGTATCATATCAAGTAAACGGGCAACATTACAACAATGTGTTTCTAGCCCTGCGAGATTGCTGGAAAAACAATCACGAACTTAAATTTTACTGTTATGACTATGAGTTTGATCAATTTGATTGGACTCTGGAACCCGAAGCATCGCTAGACTTCTTGATGACGCAACATGCTCTTGCCTTGCGTGAGAAATATGAGCGACTGATTCTGTTATGGAGTGGCGGCACTGACAGTCATACTATCTACAACATTTTTAAACGTAACAATATTCACATTGACGAACTGATCATCAAGGCCGGAGAAGATTCAGAAATGTTTCCCGAGCGCAATGTATACTGGATCCAAAATAATCACTGGGATCCAACCACAATCATCACACGCTACGATGATCACGACACTGACCTGCGACTGATTGATTTGCCCGACGAAGACTGGGTATGGAAGAACAAAGGCGACCTACTCAAATACGGCAACACAAGTTCTGCAGATGCTGTGAAATTTCTGTGCGAAAAAAATCACGCCGGGCACACATGGAAAGCCATAGGTGGCTACGAAAAACCCAGACTGATCTATCGTGACGGTGCTTGGTATCATAGACAACTCAGCATGGTGCTACAACCTACAATGGGCCATGATTATATTGAACATTTTTTCTTTGAGCCATTGATTGCAATCAAACAAGCACACATGGTCAAACGTGCGGTTAAAAACATCATTAAACAAACTGCACAACCGTTGTACAGTAATGACTGGGCTGAGTCCAAATGGGACAAAGATCCTGCAGGATACCGTGCCTGGGCCACTGCTTGCGGAAGACACGACGAAGTTTATATCGGAGTCAGCCACACACAAAAAATTGGCAACGAATCTTTTGATCAACTGCAACTACAGGTACACGGTGACTGGCGCAATGTACACAGTTCTGATCGACATCTGCTTCATGACTTGTCCGACAACAATCCGGCAGCGGTAAACTATCTCAAAGGATTTCATAATTTGACCAGTGAGTTTGGATTTACCAATTGGTTACGGGACAACGGCTGGTTTAGATCTGGCGACATGCGTTTTAGCAGTTTGAAATTTACATGGTCAAAGGAGTACTGTATCGGTCCATGACCAGTGGATTTTTAACTACTGGGCTATAAATACAGTAGTTAGGATTTTGCCATGAGCCGGACTCTGATCTGGGTGTTGAGTTTTAGTGTCTTAGGACCGGTGCCTGAGTATGGCGAACAGGCCAAGTTCAAAACTCAGGCAGAATGCGAGCAAGCCCGAGTTCAAAAACGTGAAGAATTCCGGGCACAAAACAAACAGATTGTGGCCGCATGTCATGTGAGTACCAAATAGGTTGACAAACAACCTGTATAAATATATACTGTAAGTTATTGCTGTATGAAGCCGATAAAAATGGATTCAAGACCCGGGGGCAGTGCCCGGCATCTCCACCTAAGTGTATGAGGTATATTTAGGTGGGGATGACACAGGATCGATTGGGTCAGGAGTATTGAAGTGGACAGCACGACAGCGATAGTCGTAAAAACTAAACAAAAGTAACCGCTAACGACTCACAGTTCGCATTGGCCGCTTGATTGTAGCCTAGGGTTTTGATAGGTTTTCCTCGTAACAGAATAAACCTATCTCCTATTTTCAACTTCTCATGGCAACGCATTACAAATACCTAGGTAATATCCGCAATATTCCTCCACATTCGGAGTGGAACGAATTTTTAAGTCACGGTCAAACTATTGCACAAAGTATTCCCAGTTTACAGGAAGCAAAACACATCAGCCGTCTGGCAGTGGCAGATCAGTTGACTCGAGAACTAGGGTACAAAGACACTGATATTGGTACTATTGTGGGTGAGTCAGCAGATCCCAAAGACTTTGATAGATGGTTGGTCACCGATACTGCCGTGATAGAACGTATCGGTGATTTGATCGGCTATCGCAAGCCCAGTGGTCGAGTACAAACACTTGTACCAGGTGCGTTGCAACCATTGCATATAGATGAACTGGGATACGGTTACATTGCTCCTGAAGAATCTAGTATACACAAGATTCAATTCAGTGAGGAGGAACTTGCGGCTTTTCAAAATGATAGACGCACTGCCAGTCGTGTGTTAATATTGCTCACTGACTGGCGCTGGGGACAAGGTATTATTTTTGGAGACGAAATTTACACTCACTGGCGGACCGGAGATGTTGTGCATTGGGATTGGCCCACAGGTGCTCACAGCACTTTCAACGCTGGATACTGGCACAGGGCTCTGTTGCGATTGAGTGGTTTAGTCACAGATCGGTTCAAAGAACTGGCTGAATCCAGCGTACCTTTTGAATTGGATTACAATCAATTATGAAAAAACTTTTACTCTCATTATTACTTGTGGCTTCTGCTCATGCGGCAGAACCATTGAAAATTATTGTTACCTATGCGGCCGGGGGCAACACTGACCTTGCGGCACGTGTGTATGCCAAGGAATTGGCACGCCAGGGCGTTGAGGCTATAGTAGTCAACAAACCTGGCGCCGAAGGCCTAGTTGGCATGCAGGAGTTGATGGCTGCCAAGCCCGACGGCAACACTGTGATGTATACCGGTAGCAGTGCAGTGGTTTACAATTCTGCCAGTAACCCCGCGGCCCACGAAATCATGACAAAGATTGTGCCACTCATGCGTGGTGCCACAAACGGCCAGATGCTAGTCAGTCGCAAAGACTCCGACATCCGCACAGTCGAGCAACTGAAGTCTGCATTGAAAACACGCACTGTGGCTGTGGGCAACAATGGCGCTATTACCAGAATTGCACTTGAAGAATTGCTGGGCAACAATCCCAATCTCATCATGGTGAACTACAACGGTGACAATGCGGCCATGTTGGCATTGATGAACAAGAGTATCGAAGTTACCACTGTTACTTTCTTGTTGGAGGATCGAGTTGCCACTGGAGAACTAAACGGCCTGGCAGTGCTAACCCCAAAGGGACGTAATGGTATAAAAAGTCTTGTGGAACTTGGGTACAATATCAGCCAAGAAGGCTGGACTGGGTTCTGGGCGCCACCGGGAACCCCCAAAGACACACGTGATCGCTTGTACAACATGCTAGAAAGTGCTAGAGCCAACGAAGAAGTGCAAAAACAAATTCTCACTGTGGTACATGCTGGAGTTCCCCGAAAACAAACACCCGATGAGTTTGCACGTGATATTGAGCGTGAGTATCAACAGGTAGTAAAACTATTGACTAAGAAATGAGCAAAGTAACACAGTTTGTGTAAACCCTTTGACGGGCTACGGCGTTGTATATGTATGTCAAGGAGACATTATGCAACATGCTATCAAATGTGACAGTTGGGATAAACCAGGCAAAAATGAGGTTGTAAGATTCATGCCCACCATGTGGATCAGAATCAAAGACTGCCCAGACTGTGATCGCAAACGAATTACGGCTTGTCGAGATCCTGCTTGCAACCGAGCCAAAAAGCCTTGACTTTTATTCACTTGTCATATATAATACACTTATGAAACAAACAACTGCAATCATCACAACCCTTCGCTCAGAACATGAGTGGGATTGCCATTGGGGGCTTTGTCTGTAATACAAAAGTACTACTAACAAAGACCCTCCGCTTCGGAGGGTTTTCTTTTTTGTGCTAGACCATAAATTGAAACTCTGCTACAATAGAACTTAACAAAGCAACAAAGTCGATCGAGACTACTTGCAACAGATCATTAAAATATACAAAGAGGTTACCAGACCCGTTAGAGGCATTGGTAGAAGTGAATTGACACCGGCGGGTGTCCACTTGCTATCAGTCATGAAGTCGGCTCTCTACTGTAAAAAGTAGATCCAGAAAAGCGGCGGATCGTCTGGCAGTAATGACCGTGGTGACTTGGCCTCGCAAACCAAGCAGAACGAGATCCACAATGGTTCCTCAATGTAAAACTACATGCTCCGTTCGTCTATCGGTTAGGACACTCGCCTTTCACGCGGGTAAGGAGGGGTTCGATTCCCCCACGGAGTACCATTGTTTTTATAGTCAAGCATCGATAAGGTATCGTGTATGGACGCATACACTATTCGGGTCACAGCGGCCGGCGACTGATCCTGATATAACTGCATCGGCTTTGGAACGGAAGCACCGGACTCCTAAATTGGCATTCTCGGTGCTTGACTATAAAAATTTGGTCTTAAAGTGTTCATGGACGCACGACGGCTTGTCACGCCGTAAGAGTGGGGATCGTTACCCCCTAAGACCGCCAAGTTTGAGGCCACACCGCCTGGACACTTCCTCTTCGGAGCACTAGATCCTGCAACCGTGGCCTCTCCCCTACGTTCCAGCGTCACTGGATAGTCTGACCCAGACGATGAGAAGTGTGATGACACACACGGGTGGTTCTGAAACAGCAAAGTTTCACTGAGCAATCAGCGGTCCAACCTAACCGGCGTTAGCAATACGAGAACGGTCCCTGTCGGGAAGCGGGTGGAGGGTGTAAGTGATGAATAGACTAGTTGGGGCAACTTGACGAAATTTCTGATACACTATAATTACCGCCGGGGGACGCAGAGCATTAAATATACCGCGGGGAGGGCGGTCACCACACCGGTCTCATAAGCCAGGTGCATCGGCAGTTCGAATCTGTCCCCCGCATCCAATCATACGCTACACAAATGCCCTCTATCTATTTCCGTGTTAATGGCAAAATAATTTTCAATCATATACTTGCAAAATACGAGGCATTTATAAGCAAAACTCCTATTGAGTTTGTTTGTCACGACCAACAGAATGACCAACTAAATTGGTTACAAGACCCTGCTGAGTCCTTGGATCAACTGATGGATCAGCATGCGTGTAATTTAAGAAACAAATATGAACATGTGATGCTGTCGTGGAGTGGCGGTACAGATAGTAACACAATCTACAATGTGTTCAAACGCAATAATTTACACATTGATGAAATTGTAATTTGGGTCAACGACAAGTACGAGCCCTGGAATAATTCACAATATGTGGATTGGCTAAAAAACAACCATCATGACCCACTGACCAAAATTACTGTAAAAGAACGTTTTAATCCTGCGGCCAAACAACAAATTGTAACAGGAGAAGATTGGATCTTTCAAAATATTTCAATGATCCCTAAATTTGCCATGGGAACCACGGACTCTGTAATGTGGGACTATTGTGCTGACCAGTTCGGTGGTTCAACCTGGTGTTTGATTACTGGACACGAACAACCTAGAGTATTCCAAAAAGATAACAAATATTATTCATGCCATGATGCAAGAACCTTGTTGAGCACAATGAATTTTGAAAACATTGAATGTTTTTTTACTGACCCTATGTTGGCACTCAAACAAAGTCATATGATTAAAAAAATACTCAAACTTCGTATGAGTGCAAATACAGGCAAGGCCAGGTTAGATCCCGATGGTTCCAAATTTAAAAACATCGCAAGTGCTACGTATAGCATATGGCAAAAAAACTTATCGAGACAAAATGAAGTATTTGCTGGCGCAAGTTTTGCACAAAAAGGCGCCGAATCCAAATTTGAATTGGCCCCCGTGAATGTTGATGGCATTGATGGCGAACTTTCTTGTGGATTTGATCTTGGATTAGATGTTTTGCTAAAGAAGCACAATGACGTGGCTAATCTTTATGTAAAAGGCATTAAAAATTTATTATTAGAAAAAGACTTCTGCAACCATCTGGTAGAAACCAGTATCAACCCAATCAACAGTATGATTGGAAAAGATACCGGGGCACCAATCTACAGCAAACCCTTCTGTATAGGTGAATAAAATCTGTTGTGTAAATACAACAAGAAAGTTTGCCAAAATGATTGACGCACAAAGGTAAATAAACTATAATTGATACTATGAAAACGAAACTCTGTTTGTCGCCCAAGAATATGTTCAGTCAGACATCTGCCTGGTCACATGCCTATGGTCGCGCAACAGCAATCATTCTAGGAGACACAGGGTCTTAACGTAGTACGCAATCGTATCTAATTCAAAGACCCTGGAACTAAAAACTCCAGGGTTTTTTGTTTTTAAGGAGAACTAGAATGACAACAGAAGAGTATTGGCAATGGATTCACAATAACGTTCAATGATCGTTATCAAAGTGCAAGGCAACGCGAGCCGGTATCACTCAAAACTGCAAATGGGCGGCCTCGGGGATGGCTTGTGTTTTTGTACACAAAAAAAACCGAGCGTATCGAAGCATTCTCAGGCCTCAAGGCAAGTGGGTTCATCCATGTAGAGTGTTTCGATACGCACATTGGCAACAGTGTGTTGATGGCTCCGTAGTTCAGTCCGGCAGAACGTTGGTCTCCAAAACCAAATGTCAGAGGTTCAAATCCTTTCGGAGTCGCCAAATAATTGGGCTGTTGGTATAGTTGGGAACACAGTGGCTTTGCAAGCCTCAGTCCCCGGTTCGAACCCGGGACGGTCCACCAAATTGGAGAGTGAGAAGCATTGGCGACTTCAGGAGACTGTAAATCTTCCACCTTACGGTATACGGGGTTCGAATCCCTGACTCTCCACCAAATAACTGTTGACACCATGAGGTGTTAACTATATAATAGTATAGAGGAACGTGGGCCGGATGGTAAGGCAGCAGATTGCTAATCTGTACAATGGTTAACGCTGTTGATAGGGTTCGACTCCCTAACGTTCCGCCAAAGTTTATTCCTCAGTAGCACAGCGGTAGTTGCACTTGACTGTTAATCAAGGTGTCGGTGGTTCGATCCCACCCTGAGGAGCCAAAATTTGCCCCTATAGCTCATTCGGTAGAGCAACTGATTTGTAATCAGTAGGTGCCGTGTTCGAATCATGGTGGGGGCACCACTTATGCGGAATTAGTTTAGGGGTAAAACGCGACCTTGCCAAGGTCATGTCACCAGTTCGATTCTGGTATTCCGCTCCAGTATTCAAAGTCATTGACTAAACTGTCTATACACAGTATAATATACAACAAGCGGGATTCGTAAAATGGTATTACCCTATCCTTCCAAGTTAGAGTCAGCGGTTCGATTCCGCTATCCCGCTCCAAAATTAAGGAAAAACTTATGGACATGGATCAAGCGGCAGTGTTTCTAGCCGGTAGTGTTTTGACAGCACTAGGCTTTGTTGTTGTGGTAATTGGTCTTGTTGTAATCAACAACATCATTGCTCGACACTGGCGACCCATTAGAATCTTCACAGAAGACAGTTGGAAAGGACTTGGTGGCAATGCAAGATTTGAAGAACCGCCGGAGATAGAAAAAACACAAGAATCTCCATTAACCAAGAAATAACATGTGGACCTACTTCATAACTTTTGCGGCAGTGTTTGCCACTGATTTGATTTATGTTTACTTTGTAAAGTCAATTCAGGATGATCGTGCCATGATGGCCGCATGGTGGTCTGTGGCTGTGACATTCACAGCCAGTGTGGCAGTGATCAACTACACCGAAGATCACTGGGCATTAATTCCAGCCCTGGCAGGTGCCTACTGTGGTACATTGTTCGGCATGTGGATCAAGAAAAAAATTAACCGAGTATAGCGCAGCCTGATAGCGCATCTGGTTTGGGACCAGAGGGTCGTAGGTTTGAATCCTACTACTCGGACCAATATATAGCGGTGGCAGAGTGGTCAAATGCAAGGGATTGCAAATCCCTAAAATCGTGAGTTCGAATCTCACCCGCTATTCCAAAATTAGGAAGTGTGGTCGAGTGGTCTATGGCTCTGGTCTTGAAAACCAGCGTATCGAAAGGTACCGTGAGTTCGAATCTCACCGCTTCCGCCAAACATGCATCCTTAACTCAGTTGGTAGAGTTCCTCGTTTACACCGAGGCTGTCGGCGGTTCGAGCCCGTCAGGATGTACCATTACGCCTCTTTAGCTGATGTGGTCATAGCACTGGACTGAAAATCCAGGGAACCAGGGTCGGAACCTGGAGGAGGCACCACAAACGTAGTATCAAGTTTGAACTCTTTAGGTGGGTTGATCAGCATGGTATTGAGAGTGAACTTGCGAGTTGTGGTGGAATAAAATCGTTGTTGATAAACACCTTGTGCCTCTTGGGACAGGAATATCATAGCGTCGTCAGCGGTAATCATACGCATATTTATAGCCGGATAGTTAAATGGTATAACGGTCGCTTGATAAGCGATTATTACAAGTTCAATTCTTGTTCTGGCTACCAATTTTTTAAAAGGAGATCTGTCATGACAAGTGACAAGAGTGATAAGATAGCGGGGGTGAAACTTTAAGGTGAAGTAACTGGCTTTTAACCAGTAAAACTCGGATCGTTCCCGAGCACCCCTACCATAAGCAAACACATTACTAACGCCTCAGCGAAGGGTTCCGGTTACCCTGTAGCGATTAATAACTAAGCCAGCAGATGGGTTCGCTGGATGTAGTGTGTTTGCTTATGTTAAGCGGTCCTTAACTCAATTGGATAGAGTGCCAGTCTTCGAAACTGGAAGTTGGGAGTTCAAATCTCTCAGGACCGGCCAATCAACGGTGTCTGTCGCCAAGTGGTAAGGCCTCGGGTTGTGATCCCGATATGCGTGGGTTCGATCCCCATCAGACACCCCAATGGATGAGTAGCATAATGGTAGTGCGCCTCCTTCATACGGAGTTAAGTGGTAGTTCGACTCTACTCTCATCCACCAAGTTTTTTGTTCGGGAATAGTGTAATGGTAACACTACAGACTTTGACTCTGTCATTCTAGGTTCGAGCCCTAGTTCCCGTGCCAGTATTCAGCCCCGATGACGGAATTGGTATACGTGTTGGTCTTAGAAGCCAAATTTTGAGAGTTCGAGTCTCTCTTGGGGCACCATAATAAAACTGTAATGTTTATCAGGTTAAATAGAAGGCAAATGATGAAAAAACTAGACATTGACCAAGTGGCAGAATTCATTCGGACTCAAACACCCGAAACTCGAATCTATCTTGGTTGTGATAGTGAACGTATCAAAGTTGACGGTGCTTGGCATGCTGACTATGTGCTGGCTATCGTGGTTCATATCAACGGCAACAACGGTTGCAAATTGTTTGGTGAAGTGCAACGTGAGCGTGACTGGGATCAACGAGCCAGTCGCCCCAGTTTGCGGCTCATGACCGAAGTGTACAAAGTAAGCGAATTGTACCTAAAACTGGCCGAAGTACTAGAAGGGCGTGAAGTTGAAGTTCACCTGGACATCAATCCCAACGAAATGCATGGATCAAGTTGTGTGATTTCACAGGCCATTGGTTACATCAAGGGTGTGTGTAATGTTATACCTTTTGTCAAACCTGATGCGTTTGCGGCTTCATATGCCGCAGATCGATTCAAAGGTCTACGTGCAGCCTAACAAGCGAAAGCAACACGGCTCTGTCCTCTGTGTGCTGGCCACTCCCGGAAGTTGGCACATACGACAGGGTTTTTCTCAAATGCGGGATTGGTGAAGTGGTATCTCGAAACCTTGCCAAGGTTTAGTGACGAGTTCGATTCTCGTATCCCGCTCCAAATTGGTAATTGATAATACATAACTCTTGGACCTTATTGGGTTGTCTAGTATAAATACTTCAAAGCATATAGGAGATTATCATGCGTACAACTACTGTAGTCAACGGGGGATTTGCCCATCATAACTTATCTGGAAGCGATTTTACAACAGCAATATCTGTCTTCCAAGCACAAGCACAATCAGTTTTAGAAACATTTGCAACAACGCACGGAGTTTCAAGTAATAATGTTGTTAGTGAATCAGTTGTTGAAAGCGTGTCTGAAAGCTCACCAAGATCTGTGGTTCGGTCCTGGCCAGATCTAGCCACAGCACAAGCCTGGGCTGATCTTGTTTCAGCAGGAAATTTAGGCCAAGGACTTGAATTTCCGGCAATGATCATCAGTGCCCAAGTCGATCCTGAATAATTATAACAATATCAGTGTAGATAAATAATTGCATCATGCAGATTACTAAACTACGACCATTTGGCGCAGAAGTCATAGGTCTTGATTGTTCTCAACCGCTTGAAGACAACGTAGTTGCTGAATTAAAATCAATTCATCTTCAAGAGCATTTGTTGATATTTCGTGATCAACCAATCACCCCTGACCAACTTATTGCTCTTTCTAGCAATTTTGGTAATCTATCAACATATAATCATCCTGTACTAGATTATCCTTTGCCGGGGCATCCTGAAGTGCTGGTGGTGAGCAATGTAATCAAAGATTCTCGGCCCATTGGTATTCGAGATGCAGGACTATACTGGCACTCTGACAGCAGTTGGAAAGAATACCCGTATGCAGGAGCATTTTTGCATGCTCAGGTGTTACCTGCTCAAGGTGGAGATACCCTGTTTGCTGATCAACAAGCCGCATATGATGGTCTCAGTACAGACATGAAACAACAACTGCAAGGCCTGCGAGCCGAGCATGTGTATTATCATAAGTACGACGAATTACAATCTCAAAATCCCTATCGTCCAGATCTATCTACAGAACAGCGGGCTAAAAATCCCCCTCGCCTGCAATCTATTGTACAACAACATCCAGTAGGTGGGTTTAAGACTTTGTTAGTAAACCCACATTTTACTTCCAGGATTGATGGCTTGCCCGAACAACAAGGTCAAGAACTTTTGCAATTTTTATTCGAGCATACCACCAAGCCACAATATGTTTATCGACACAAATGGAAACCATTTGATATTGTGTTTTGGGACAATCGTTCATTGATGCATTTGGCCACCGGTACCCCAGATGACTGTCCACGTGTTATGCATAGAACTTGTCTTGTTAGCACTTCCAGAGTGGCATGATACTATTGCTGACATAGAAAAATTCAATGGCAAAACCTCTTGACTTAGGCTACAACTATACTATATAATAGTGTTGTCTACAAGGAGGAAATATGACACAATCTGTAAAAGGTACACTTACCGAACAAAACTTGAAAGCGGCATTTGCCGGTGAAAGCCAAGCCAATCGCCGCTATCTATATTTTGCAAACATGGCCGACGTGGCCGGCGACAATGACATTTCAGCCCTGTTCCGTAGCACAGCCGAAGGTGAAACAGGACACGCACATGGTCACATGGAATACTTGATTGATGGTGGTTCTGGAGATCCTGCCACAGGAATGACAGCCAAGACCACTGCTGAAGCACTGGAATCAGCCATACACGGCGAAACACATGAGTACACCGACATGTATCCTGGCATGGCAAAAACTGCTAGAGACGAAGGCTTGGACGAAATTGCTGACTGGTTTGAAACCCTGGCCAAGGCCGAACGTTCACATGCCAATCGCTTTACCAAAGCATTGACTGCTCACAAAGAAGCACAATAAGGAATTACCATGGAATACGTATGCACTGTATGTGGACATGTCCATAATGAAGAGACAGATGGCAAGTTTGAAGATTTGCCAAAATACTACAACTGTCCAGAGTGTGGTTGCGGTAAAGAAGAATATCAGCCATTGTAACTTGACAATGATGTAGGACTATGTTACAATAGTTCTACATTATTACACAGGTGTATATGAGCAACGATCTAGCCCGATACTTAAACTCCAAACGTCGCCACAAAACAGATGTGGCAATTTCCAGGCAAGTAAAGATTGCCCGATCACACAATACATACAATCAGGCAAATCTTAAACAACCACATAGACTGGCCAAACACCATGCCATGGATTGTGGCAACCCCGGTTGTTTTTTATGCGGTAACCCACGCAAGACACACAAGGATCGACTTACAACACAAGAAAAGCGACTGTTCCAAGATCTGGAAGAGATCAAAGATAGACACTTAAACGGATTATCAAAGCACCAAGATGAATAACATACAGACTGGTAATGTGATCAAAATTAATTTGCCTGCACCGTCAATCGATTTGATCAATGCAGTACAAAGTTATGCTGATTCCTATGCGTGTGATCCAGATCACAAGCGATGGTTGGATGAGTTTCATGGTAATAAAATTAATTCTGTGCATCATTATTTTGGTAATCCAGATTTTTTAACACAACTGATCAAAGATGAGTTCCAATCGTTTTTTCCTCGCCATGAAATTAGTGGTATGATAGGAATTATGAAAAACACACAAGATACGCCGGCATGCTTGCCGCCACATTGTGATCGTTCTAGAGCAATTGGTTTGAACTATTTTATAACTTTAGGTGGCAATGATGTAAAAACTGTATTTTACGATCGTGTTGAACCTATTGTTGGGGTGTCTACAAATATTCCTTACACTGAAATAAATTCTGTTGAACAATATGTATTCAAGCAAGATTGGTATTGTTACAACGTGAATCGTTGTCATAGTGTAGAAAATATAGAATCTACTAGATTATTCATAGCCATAAAATTGGTTAGATTAGATCTAGATCCTGATCAAGATAGCAGGGGTAATCTTTGTGATTTTGATTATACACTATCTGACTTTCAAGTTGATTATCCGCATCTTTACATTAACATTTAACCAAAGGACCAAGATGAATAACGTACAAAACATTCAAGACGCAATCAGATATGAATCAACACTGGGGCTCAGCAATGAAGCCGCAGTTGAGGCAGTAGAAAACCGTTACGACCTAGTGCTGATTGGTGCTCGTCGTGCTAGAGAACTAGGCCGCGGCGACAAGCCAAAGATTGATGGTCCTAAACACAGTGCAGTAGTCACGGCTCTCAAAGAGATCGAACACCGGTTGATCGGTCGTGAGTATCTGTACAAGCAGTTGGACATCGAACCACGTCGTCGCTTCAAGGAATATGGCGGATTCTGATCAGCCAAACTCAGCCAAGGGCCGTGAAAGTTTTGATGTCACCACTGGCAATACTCTAGTACATTTTTTCAACAGAAATGTAACACCTTACGCTACCAGCACACTAGGTCCTACATTTGATCTTGTGCCTGTTGAGAAGCAAAAGGACTTGATGATCAACCATGCCAGGATGTATGCCCAGCAGGAATACGATCGCATAATGGAATTGGTCACAGTACTGCAACGCCAAGCGGATGACATTCGACGTAGACTGGATGTTACTGATGCAGTATATGCCGCAGAATACAGTTTTCAGATCGTGATGGGTCATTGCTATTGGTTGGTATGGCACAAGAGGCATAACAAAAATCTACTGGTACTTACTGGACCCGACGATTGGAACACTGGCGTGCCAGAAGATTACCAGTACCTAATGCAGGTCAAGTACATGGGTGATCATACCTGGCAAGAAGTAATAACTTAGTACTACTTGACCAGATATTCCCAAAATGCTATAATTAACAATTACAGAAAGGAGCACAAGATGCCAGCAGTATTTTTAGTCAGTGACACACACTTCGGACACGCCGGCGTCTGTCACTTCACACACCCTGACGATCCTGAAGTGAAATTACGGCCATGGACTGATCCTGCCGAGATGGACGAGGCCATGATCAAAAACTGGAACGATCGTGTTCGTCCAAACGACAAGGTGTATCACTTGGGTGATGTTGTTATCAACCGCAAGGCCTTGAAGACATTGGCCAGGTTGAACGGGGACAAAGTATTGATCCGTGGCAATCACGACATCTTCCGTGATGACGAGTACCGCGAATACTTTCGTGAGTTACGTGCATACCATGTGATGAACGGAATGATCTTGAGTCATATCCCTGTGCATGAGGCTTCATTGGGCCGCTTTGGTGTAAACATACACGGACACTTGCATGCCAGTCGTGTGAAGAAGGCACGTGGTGTTGATGCCAAGGCCGGAACTGTATTATACGGCAATGAGATTGACTCTCGCTATCATTGTGTATGCGTGGAGCAGACAGACTTTGCACCAATCTTGTTGGAAGATGTATATAAACGCATCGAAGCAGAAGGTGGTGTATTAGGGTTTAAGAGCGGTAACGGACCCACTATGTAAAAAGTAATACTTTAGTACTACCAAAGCCCTACTGCGTGTAGGGCTTTTTTTTGACTTGACCAAATATTCAAGATCGGTTATAATCATAACATGAAATTAGAAATTAACGAAATACTACAGTGGACCGGGGCAGTGTTTATCATTGCAGGCCACAGTCTCAACGCCGTGGGCCCTGCGGCCTACCCTTGGAACATTCTTGCATTTTTCCTGGGAACTATACTGTTCATGGCATGGTCAATCCGTGTTGCAAATCGCCCACAGTTACTGGTAAACATTGTTGCACTGGCAATCGGGCTCACAGGACTAGTCAAAGCAATTGGTTGACCGATAATTACCGATTTGCTATAATATACACATACAGACACAAAAGGAGCCTAAATTGAAACAACTGACTGAAAGCCAAAAACGTGAAGTTCGCATGTATGGTGTTACCGAAGTCGAACTTCGCGAGAGTGTGGAACGTAGCATCACATTTCGTACGTCAGGACCTGCCATGATGGTAGCCGGGCTAATGAGCGATAGCCAAGAGATGGTGGCTTATGGTCCTCACAACAGCGACAACCTTGCTAACATCTTGGAAGACCAGCGTTTGACTCTGAACCGTGCAAAATTTATTTTATTCACTTACATCATGGACAGGGAGACAGCATGAGCAGAATGAGCGAACTTGATTTGGATATCCGGTACTTGCTGGAGAAGGGCCGGACTGCAATGGACATTGCCCGTGAACTTGAAATCCCAGTATCTTGGGTTTACGAGAAGCCAGAGGCACAAGAACCTGAAGAAGTTCTCAGCCCTTTTACAACAATAAACAGTTGACCACAAAATCAACATCTGCTACAATATAGACTTATTAACTTGAAAGGCACAGCCCATGTCAGAATCCCGCACCGTTACCGCGCTTCAAGCAAAAAAATCTTTGCTCAAAGCATTCAAAGTAAAACGTCCTTTGTTCTTGTGGGGTCCTCCCGGCATTGGCAAGAGTGAACTGGTTGAAGGCATTGCCCGGGAACTTGGTGGCTTGATGATTGACCTGCGCCTGGGTCAGATGGAACCCACAGACATCCGTGGTATTCCGTTCTACAACAAGGACATTGGCAAGATGGATTGGGCTCCTCCTGTGGAACTGCCCGATGAAGAAATGTCCAAGGACTACCCTATTGTAATTTTGTTCTTGGATGAACTTAACAGTGCCGCACCGTCTGTCCAGAGTGCCGCTTATCAACTTATTTTGAATCGACGCATTGGCAAGTATAAATTACCCGACAATGTTGTGATGGTTGCCGCAGGTAACCGTGAAAGCGACAAAGGCGTTACTTATAGAATGCCGACTCCGCTGGCAAACCGTTTCATCCACCAAGAGATGAAAGTGGACTTTGCATCATGGCAAGAGTGGGCGGTGAACAACCGTATCCACAAGGACGTGGTCGGTTACTTGAGTTTTGCCAAGCAAGACTTGTACGACTTTGATGCCAAGAGTGCCAGCCGTGCATTTGCTACACCACGTTCGTGGACCTTTGTGAGCCAGTTACTTGACGAAGGCGATGACGACGACACCATAATGAACTTGATTGCAGGTACTGTGGGTGAAGGGTTGGCAGTGAAGTTTATGGCCCATAAAAAGGTTGCCGGCCGCATGCCTAACCCTACAGACATCTTGAACGGCAAAGTCAAAGACTTGAATGTCAAAGAAGTGTCAGCCATGTACAGCCTGGTAATCTCCATGTGCTATGAGTTGAAGGGTGCAGTGGAGAACAAAGTGGAAGACAAAAAGTTCCATGAGATGGCCGATAACTTCCTGGGCTACATGATGAAGAACTTTGAGACAGAGTTGACTGTGATGGGTGCTCGTATTGCATTGACCACATACGACTTGCCCTTCCTCCCAACCAAGTTGAAGAACTTTGACGAGTTTCACCAACGCTTTGGCAAGTACATCTTGCAGGCGTCGGCCTAAGTTTAAGGGGTCGTGTGGATTAAATACACGGGCTGTGGACACATGGCCCCTTTTCTTCTCCAGGTATGAAATACAAAGTTATAAAATTAGATGCAAGGTACAGTCATCATACCGCCTACCAGTACATGATTGAGTTTTCAAAAGGACACTGGATTGGCACAGGAGTGTTGAGTTTTGATCGTGCCCGACGTTGGTTCACCACAACCTATGGATGGGGTCAAGACGTGGAAGTTCGAAGTGAACTGCTTCGTACCCGACAACATCATGAGGAAGAATTTGAGCCGGATGACATCAACTCCACTTGGTCCTTCAGTGCCAAATACAATGACTACCGAATCTATGTTGCAACAGACAAAGAACTCAGTTGGTTCTTGTTGAGTCACCCTGTGTCATAGTACCCAAGTACTACTTGACCAATAAATCGTGATCTGTTATAATATACACATAAACAACAAAAGGAACAGCCCGTGACTACCGCTACTACTACTAACAAAAAAGAGTCTGATAAGTTCAAAGATCTTATTGGACCCATGGACCCAAAACTCGACAAAATTGTGCGTGAAATGTTGATCACTGCCCGTGTGGGCCTGTTGCTCAAGGCTTCATTCTTTGGCAATCTTGCTACTCGTTTGAAACTGGTAAACGCAGACGAGTGGTGTGCCACTGCCGCAACAGACGGCAGAAACTTCTATTACAATAGCCGCTTTATTAAAATGCTCAAGCCCAAAGAGATTGAATTCTTGTTTGGACACGAGGTCCTGCATTGTGTTTATGATCACTTTGGACGTCGCGGCAATCGCGACCCACAGTTGTTTAATATTGCCAATGACTTTGCTGTCAACCAAGATTTGGTCAAACACAAGGTAGGTGAGATGATTACCACAGTGCCTTGCCTGTTTGATCGCAAGTATGACGGCATGAGTTCAGAAGAAATCTACGACCAGTTGTACGAGAAAGCAGAAAAGATCAACATCAGTGACTTGTTGGACAAGATGATTGACGAGCACATGGATGGTGAGGGCGATCCTGCTGATGGTGGCGATGGCGACCAAGAAGGCAAAGGTCGTCCTAAACTAACACCTGAAGAGCGCCAACAAATCCGCGACGAGATCAAAGAAGCCATGTTGGCGGCAGCCGCTACAGTGGATGGTGCAGGCAATATCCCAGCAGGTGTCAAGCGTCTTATACAAGACATGACCGAGCCCAAGATGAACTGGCGTGAATTGTTGCGTATGCAATTGGAATCCACCATCAAGAGTGACTACACCTGGATGCGAGCCAGCCGTAAAGGTTGGCACATGGATGCGGTCATGCCCGGTATGAAACTGGATCCCATGATTGATATTGCTATTGCACTGGACGCTTCGGGCTCAATCTCAGAAAAGATGTTGAAGGACTTCTTGGGTGAGATCCAAGGTATTATGGACTCGTTCCCTGCATATCGTATTCATGTTATCACGTTTGATACTGATGCATACAACCCTGCACAATACGACTCAGACAACCTGGAGGACATCTGCGACTACGAAGTAACAGGTGGCGGTGGCACTGACTTTGATTGTATCTTCAAGTATTTGAAGGACAATGAAATTGAACCCAAGCGACTGGTTGTGTTCACAGACGGCTACCCTTTTGGTTCATGGGGCGATGAGAACTATGCAGATACTGTTTGGATCTTGCATGGTACCACAACCATTGAACCACCTTGGGGTCAATATGCTTACTATGACGAGGCTGAGTAATGAACCAACGCATAGAAAAATTTGCACGTGAGTGCGGTGCCTGGAATCAAGTGTATGGCAACAGAACATTCATGATTGACGAGCACTTTGATATTGAGAAATTCGCCCGATTGATTGTGCAAGAATGTGCTGAGATTTCCGATACGGAGAGATCCAATTCAGTTGGTTGTGGATATATTACCAAAACAAACGGCATGAGAATTAAAGAACATTTTGGACTTGAACCATGACCGAACTTGAAACTGCACTGAAAAATCACAACTGGAGTTTGGACGGATATACGACTCGACCCGGCATAGACCGATTGATGAAAGAAAATCCTGACACAGGCCAAGCACTATGGGAACAATATTGTCCGTGGAGTGAGACCAATGGTGGATATATCAAATGGAGTCAACATGCACGAACTAACTAAACAACTTGCTGAACAGGCTGAATTATTACAGTTTGTTAACGGAATGACTTGTTATCGCCAACAGCACAAATTAGAAAAATTGGCCCAGTTGATTGTTGGAGAATGTGCTATGATCGCTGATACAGAGAGATCCAATTCACTTGGTTGTGGATATATTACTAAAACTAACGGTATGAGAATCAAAGAACATTTTGGAGTCGAAACGTGAATGACTTTTTACAAGCGTTAGGACCGTTTGTCTGGGGCTTTGTACTAGGATACTTTTGGCATCCTGTATGGACTTTGTGCAAGAGGGTTGTTGAAGAGGCTAAACTGGCCAGGAAGGAATGGAGGAACCACGATGGAAGTTGAAATGATTGAGAAAACAAAAGATCGGTTTGATCTAGAGCAAGAGATCTTGGAGTGCTGGAAAGTCACTGCTGACATTCAAATGTACATTGATCAAGATTCCGCAACAGAAGATTTCAAGGTATTGGCCGAATACTACGAGCGCAAGTTCAATCTCTTGTGGAACACATTTGAATCCATGATTCACGAAAGAAAGATGTGAGCGAGATTCAAAAACGCATGACTGACCTCATGCGTCCAATAGAGCAACAGATACTCATGTGCGATGACCGTGAAGATCAATTGATGATGGCTTGTGCTATGTTGCAACGCACAAGGGAATTGTTCGACTATCACATTGGTGAAGAAGGACGTAAAAAAATGTTTAAGGATTTTATATAATGTACGCATGGATAATAAAACATCAAGATGTTATTTCTGGCTTTGTGTCAGGTGTTAGTTTGATGGTTGCCGCAGATTACTTTGCTCGTGGCGACATGGCATATGGCAGTTTGAGCCTGTTTGTTTCAGTGGCAAACTTGTTGCTGTCTGGCAAAAAAATGGGTAGTCATGGGCAATCAAACTGATTACTTTGACCGTATAGGCTACCAAGCCGTATGGGATATAGGCGATCGTGTGTTTGGTAAGTGGAACAAGATACCGTTTGTGGGCACGGTTGGTAACGATCGTTTGCTCAACCATCGTGATGGTCCTGAGATTACTATACACCTAGATTTACCTATCCGGTTCGATAATCAGATATATAACTTTATCATTGTCAAGCACAAGGATATTAAGGAGTATAAATGAACTCAGTCGACATGGCCACTAACTTGATCTTTAGGGCAAAGAATTTACAGGAATTTACAGTCACTACCGAACTTCCAGATGATTTTGGCTTTCGCGGTGTCATACCGTTTGACATGCAGATCACAGGCAACATATTAGAGGCACGGGTTTGGGCAGTGGACTTCAACGAGGCAGTTGACCGCCTGAACGAATTCTTACACAGTTAAAGATGCTTGCTTTTGAATATACTCTAGATCCTTTTGAAATTACCTTTAGATCAATACAGAGACCAGTAGCATCTTTGCGAGAAGAAGTTGATGCCGCACTACAATTGATTGCTGGAACAATCAAACGACCAATGGCAGTTGCGTTTAGTGGTGGGATTGATAGTGAAGTTATTTGTCGCAGTTTGCTAGAACAAGATATAGACTTTAGGGTATTCATCATGAAATTCAACGATGATTTTAACACCCAGGATATATCTTGGGCGTTTAAGTTTTGTACTGAAAATAAGATTACCCCTATTGTGCTAGACGTTGACATATTAGGTTTTATGTCACAAGGCACAAGATCTTATATTGATCAAGGGTATAAAAGTCACGAAGTTTTTAGATATCTTCAACTTTGGTTAATGGAACAGGCAGGGCAACAAGGATATAGTCTGGTCATGGGCGGCCGTGAGGAAGCAATCAGTCGTTACAAAAAACGTCCAGCAATACGTTATGACCTTGGGCATATTATGAGCCATGAGTGGAATCAAGCGACTGGTAATCATCATTACCCTAGTTTTTTTGAAACCACTCCCGAACTTATGTCTGCATATTTAGACAGTCCAGTACTTAAACTTATTTGTCAGGATGTTAATTACTTTGTTTCTAACCCAATCGGCTCCAGTCCCGAAAAAATATTAGAGTTCCATCGTGCATGGCCCGAGATGAAACGTAGATCCAAAATGAATGGGTTTGAGAGATTGCACCATATAAAAGATAAGCACCAAGATCTGTTAAAATTACACATGCCAGAACTGATAGATCTCTATATACCTGTTGCCAAAATTAGACAGCAATTAGGATTGGTTAATTTGCCCGAAATTATATAGAAAATAAAATCTTCTGAGATTTGATTGTTAAATATCTATATGGAAAACGCACAACTTACTATTGCTGATTTAGCAAGTCTCAAACAAATCATCGATGCCGCATGTACTCGCGGTGCATTCCGAGCCGCAGAGATGAAATCTGTTGGTGATGTTTATGATAAACTTTCTGCATTCTTGGACTCTATTGTAGCCCAACAGCAAGCCCAAGAAGCAGAACAAGCACAACCTCAAGGAGATCAAAATGCTTAAACATATAGGACGACACGGTGACCGCAAGGTTGCTATTCTCTACAGAGAAGTACCCGGCGAGGAGCACATGTGCCTTGTGGTATATCCAGAAACCATGCCCACACATATTCACAACTCAATCATGGCCACGCTGGAAAGTGCTCCAGGACAGGCCGCAACAAACTTGTCAGAAGTGTTGCACCGCAATCTCCTGCCCGATGGCCGTCCACAACTGGAAGCCATGCATCGTGAAGGCATGATCAAGAAGATCTCTACCAACCAAGTTATTGTAACTCCCAGCGCACAAAGCAGTGTGAAACTGGACGAGATGAACAAAATCATTCGCGAAATGGAACAAGGCGGAGAAGCACTCAAACGTCTACAAGAACTTGATGCCAGCGCCGGCATGGTTGATCCTGCACAAAAGCGCAAGGCCGAAGCAGAATACAAACGCAGAGAAGAACGCAAGGCACAAGACACAGCCACACCTTATGTTCCACCATTGACCAGCACCGACGGTGCACTGGATGACAAGACTCTTGCGGCCAACATGTTGGCACAGGCCAAACGTATGGAAATAGAAGCCAAAGGCATGATTGCCGAAGCCGCCCGCATGAAGAAACAAGCACAAGGTTTAAATCCCAGTGTCAATGCAAAAGAGTATGTTACACCTGTCGCAGAATCAGTCGCCCCCACGGCACCAAAAAAAGGTCGTCCTCCTAAAGCCAAGGTAGCGACTGCCGATGCCGTTCAGTGATGAATTCATTCAACAGTGGGAACACATTATTGAACAAGTCAATAAAACAGAAGTCCCACTTGAGTGCATTAAAAAAGTTGTAATTAGACTAGGTGATCGTCGTCAAAAAACGATTAATCTGGCCGCACTAAGACGACAGGGTCTTGACCTAGAAGAAGTTGAAACTATCTTGACCCGTACACTAACTGAACTTGGAGACACTGTTCGTGACATTGACTTTGTGGTCGATGTTACTGAAGTTGCCAAACTTGTACAGCCCGAAACCGATAAACTTTTAAAAGATCTATGAATGTTAAACTTGTCTCCTATTCACAACCAACAGAAGACTTTAGAGCCCAGGGCATTGACGATGCTCAAGAACTTATCGCTTTCTGCGCACGAGTATCCAATCCCACCAACCAGTTCAACAATGAAACCAGCGAAAAACTCATCCGATACCTTGTCAGACACCAACACTGGAGTCCACTCGAAATGGTCTCAGCTTGCATGGAAATTACGACAACACGAGATATTGCACGGCAAATCCTCAGACACAGAAGTTTCAGTTTCCAAGAGTTCAGTCAACGATATGCTGACCCGACAACGGATCTTGAATTCGTTACCCGCAGTGGAAGACTTCAAGACCCAAAGAATCGACAAAATAGCATAGAGCACGACAACAACTTGTTGGAGAACGAATGGTATCGTGCTCAACAGCGGGTTATCTATGCGGCCCGACGTGAGTATGAATGGGCTATCAAGAACGGTATTGCCAAGGAACAGGCACGTGCTGTGCTACCAGAAGGCTTGATTCAAAGTCGACTATACATGAACGGTACCTTGAGATCATGGATACACTTTATTGAACTACGTTCAGGTAATGGCACACAACTGGAACACCAAGCGGTGGCTGTTGAGTGTGCTCGAGCCATTGCCGCAATCTTCCCATTGGCCACCGACTTGGTTGCAAAAAACTAACTGCTCTGCTATACTTGTGTATGGCAATAACACACAATGAGCAAGTAGAGCATTGGCAACCTGAACAAGTAAAAATCATCAACGATAAGGCAGTACGTTTTCGCGACGTATGTGTGCATGAGATTCGCATGGGCGATGTAGAAGATCCGGATTTGATGGTTGCTGAACCCATATGGAAGTGGCAAGAATCAGATGCTGGTCGATTCATAATGGAAAATGCTGAGGACAAACCTTATTGGTCTCGTAGCATGGATCCTCACAATTATGGACACATGTATCGCATTGTGGCCAGGCTCAGCGAACAGAACGAAACTTTTTGGCAACTCAAATGGGGCGATATTAAATGAGTAAATTTTTAGTAACCGGGGGCATGGGTCTGATTGGGCACAACGTGGTACAACGACTAGAAGCAAAAGAACATGAAGTTGTGATTGTGGACATCATGACTAACTATGGTATCATTCCGCAAGACGAACTAGAGTACTTGTTGGACGAACGGCGCAAGAAGATTGCAACACAGGACATATATCGCACTGATATCTCAGACGCCGAGGCATTTGATCGTGTGGTAGAAGAACACAAGCCTGATGTGATCATACACATGGCCAGCTTTCCTCGACAGAAAGTTGTGAATGCCAACCCTGCATGGGGTGCCAGAGTCATGACGGAAGGTTTGATCAACGTTTGCGAGAGTGCCAAAAAGCATGGTGTGGAGCGTGTGGTGTACATATCCAGCAGTATGGTCTACGGAGACTTTGAAGATCAAGTGCTAGAGGATGCTGAATGCCGTCCTATTGGACAATATGGAATTATGAAATTATCTGGAGAAGACCTTGTTAAAGATTATCATCGTCGTGGTTGCTTTGACTACGCTATTATCAGGCCTAGTGCTGTATACGGACCCTTGGACGTGGAAGACCGAGTGGTTGCAAAGTTTATGCTCGCCGCCATGCGAGGCAGCGTTCTCCATGTTAATGGGGTATCCGAGACACTAGACTTTACCTATGTGGATGATGCCGCGGATGGTATTGTGGCTGCCGCGACACGCATTATGGCTGCCAACAAGACCTATAACATTACCAAATCACACTCAGTCAGTTTGTTAGAAGCCGCAGAGATGATTGTTAAGATTGTGGGCAAGGGCACCATTGAGATACGCGACAAGGATGCAGACTTCCCGTCACGCGGCGCATTAAATATTGATCGTGCCAGGACCATACTTGGGTATGATCCCCAAGTGGATGTTGAACAAGGATTTGAAAATTACTACAACTGGATTGACAATTCCGTTTACTGGTCTAAAAAAGCAGTATAACAATCTCCGCACAGAAATACTGGACACAACAGATGAAGTGTTGCGTTCAGGTATTCTCATGGGTGGCAACTATACTGCTGAGTTTGAAAACTGGCTGGCTAAAAAAAATCACGTGAGTTATGCTGTGACTTGTCACTCAGGCACGCAGGCACTTGAGATCTTGGCCAATTACTATGCTCAAACCGAATTGAGTTATGTAAAACCTCCTACTGTGCTTGTTCCTGCATTGACTTATCCGGCCACTGCTAATGCTTTCATACGAGCAGGATGGCAGGTGATGATTGGTGAGACTGACTACTATGGTCAGTTAGACATACGAAAGACACTCAAGGATATGGATTCGCATTATCATGCTGTGTGTGCTGTGGGATTGTATGGTGCGGCATTACGTGACATGCAACCAGCACGTAATCGGGCCATCCTGCTGGAAGATGGCGCACAGCATTGGTTGAGTGACAACTGTAACAGACAAGGCGAGGCCACCGCTATCAGTTTCGATCCCACAAAGAACTTGGCCAATTATGGCAACGGTGGTGCTGTGGTGTCCGATGATAGAAATCTCTTGGACTATGCAAGAGACTGGGTGAACAATGGCAAGCATACTCGTCATGCCGAAACTGGTACAAACTCAAGGATGAGCGAAATTGATTGTGCGCAAATGATGGTCAAGACTCGGCACATAGATGCTTGGCAAAAACGACGTGGTGAGATTGCGGCACACTGGATTGAACAACTAAAGAAGCGCAATGTACGTTCGCTAATTGACGACAGCAACTTCTCAACTCATTGCTATCACAAGTTTGTGATTGAAGTGGATGCCAGAGATATTGTGCAACGTAACCTTGCCATATGCAAAATTGAAACCAAAGTTCACTATGCTGAACCCCTGCATGAATTGCCTGCTTATCAGCACCTGGACAACCCCGGCGGGTTACTAAGTCCAGCATCTGCACTAAGCAGACGTTGCCTAAGTTTGCCTATCTATCCTGAACTCACAGACCTTGAAGTTGAATACGTTATTGATCAGTTGTTAGAGATCGTTTGACAAACGCATAACTTGCAAGCCATGCCCACTCATAACTCTTCTGGAGTTCAGCGGGATCGCCATTTACAGAGTCATAAAACTCCACTGCATCCTGGGCACCTTTCATGCTCCACTTAGACTGTGTGTTATCTACAGCGAGCCATTGACAAAGTCTATACTCATTTTCTACATCTGGTAAACTTGCCTTGAGTTTGATCACTTCGCGAAATGCAGTACGCCAACACATCCAATCGTTGATATAATAGTTTGCTGTTCCGGATACAATAGGCACAACTTCATGTGCTTGATCCAGCGTAAAATCTAGCCCAACACCAGTATTCTCCAATGCTAATTTTTTGTTGTAGGCAATCATGGCCTGATGCCCGTACTGTAATCCATTGACAGGATTACGTGCATGGAAGATATAATGCTTGGCCTGTTGCATACGATCTGGTTGCCAGGACCAATCAAACAGTTGATCCACTTCTAATTTGGCAAACACAGCAAAGAACCAAGGTGTGGTGCTGGCTCTAGCAGCCGCATGGTATGCTGCCACTCGTCCGTTTACACCGTCTACTAAGTGAACTTTGTTTGTGTATCTTGACTCGTTGGCCAAATACATTGTCATCTGCAAAAAATTAGATCTAGCATTGGGTTCGCCATTTGAAATAAACACAATGTCCAAGGGTTGATCTTTTAACATGCGATGTGTTCGGTCTATGTAAGCGTAATCGTACAACTGTGTGCGTATGTCTCCTACTGCGGCCTTGGGCACAATCACACTGGTTGCGCCCTCACTCAACGGCACAATAGTTTTGGTTTCCTGGCGCCATAACGGAACTGTGACCAAGTTGCCCGGCACATAATCTGTTGTGGTATACAGGGCCAGCGGACCGTCGAATGGCAGTGCTCGAACTGCTTCAGCCTGACTGTCAAGGGCATGATTGATCACCGGCATAGGTCTACGTGGAACACTGGTCTCAACAAAGTTACAGTCGTACCATTCCAACAAAGCCACACGTTCTGCACGATATGCAAATGTGGGCACATGCATGAAGAATGTGTCCCCAAACTTTTCGCCATCACTGGCAAACACATGTAACATACCTGCTTGCCATTGTTCAGGGTGCCACGAAAAGTCAAAGTCGCTGTAGTCACAGATTGAGGAACATATCCACACAAACTCATGCTCAGGGCCTATGCTTTTTGCTATGCGTATGAGTGTATCGCGGTAGTTGTCAAAGTAACGCACACGTCGAGTGGTGTTGGCAATGTTGCCCGTATTACCGTCCATATGATCAATTTCATATATGGCTGTGGCCACTCGGTTGGTTTGTATGACCATTTGTCCAATGAATTTTGTATCCAGGGCACCGGACACACAATACTGTGGACCGCCAGTGCGTTGATGTTGTGTGCCAAATTGATAGACATAAGGAGGATCTGTATCATCTGGGTGCCAAGTCCAATCAAAACTATCAGTATCTGCGCCTTCGGGAATGATCCAGCAATTGTCTTGTGATATTTTTACAGCCCTGGGTGCGTCAACATACTTGACCAGGGTGCCACCATTGCGGTATCTTGGCCCACCTGTGCGTTGATGTTGTGTGCCAAATTGATAAGTCATTGGTGGTTCAGTTGGATCTGGGTGCCACGTGGTATCAAATGCCTCAATGCCTTCTGGCACAGTCCAGTTGACAGTATCTCTACAGACACGTATAATAACTGGTGCGTCATGATAGTTTGTGTCAGTGAATACTGCTTTAGGAATCAAATATGTACCAGAATCCTTTTGCCATTGACTGGGCCATGCATGACGTTGTGTGGATTGCCAAGGAACAGGCTCCCAAAGCCAATCCCACTTGGAATAGTCACATAAGTATGAGATCCACCAAAAATATCTTGTGCGGCTCATGGTCTGTGCATGCTCAATCGAATCAGCCTCACGCTCGTGTGCAAATTGATTGGGTTTAATACCCGAATAGAATACGTCAAACATGATTAGAATAGATGAAATTTATAACAATACATTCTGGCCCTGGATTAGAAAGAATAGACCAGGCTTTAGAGAATTTTTTTGTGAACCATTCGGGAGAAGCGACCCGGACAGCGTGATGAACTATGGAAGAGACGATTGTCACGAACACAATTATATATTCTTTTTTGACCAAGAGCCTATTCATTTGAACATACATCAGCCTACTTTTGAACAAGTTGTCACGCTTAATGAAGACATACATACCAACTGCTACTGGGAGAGAAACAACGGCAAGTACAAAATGGCAGGAAAAATACCAAGACCTCCGGGATTTGTTGCACCTGGTTACATTGTGACCAGTGAGCGTGATAGTGAAAACGTTGAGGCTATTTGCAACAAGTACCAATGGAAATCACTATATTATTTCTTTCATGGCTGGGCCGCACTAGATTGGTATCGTGGATATGATCGAACATTCTTGATTTCACCGCCAGCAGAACGCACTATTACTCGAACATTTATTGCACCCAATCGTATTGTGGCAGGTGAGCGTCAACACAGGCTAGAAGTGCTGTATCACCTATTCAAAAATAAATTATTAAACAATCATATCAGTTGTCCAGAAACTTGCCCAGCAGAAAATATCAGTATACACGATGCAGTCAAACCATTGGTGAACAAGTATCCAGATATTGAACAAGTGTTTGCACAACAAACACTGCCCATTAACTTTGCAGGCGAAACAGATCATCCCATGCATTCATGTTGGTTGAGCCTGTTCGGTGAGTCGGCAGAAAGTTTACTGTATCTTGTGACAGAAACTATAGCAACAGGGCGCAGACATCACCTGACAGAAAAGACATTCAAACCCATAGCCCTGGGCATGCCGTTTGTCATTGTAGGTACTCGTGGCAGTCTTGAGTACTTGCGTAGTTATGGATTCCGTACATTTGAGGGTATATGGGATGAAAGTTATGACTTGGCAGAAGATTCAGTGCGTATCGAGCGTGTTGCTAGTTTGTTGCGTAGTCTAGACGAACTGCCCCCAGAAGGCAAGCAAGACCTGTTTGATCAGGCACGAGAAGTTGTAGAACACAATTGGAATCATTTTTATAATGGTGGCTTCGAAGCCGTGCTGTGGGCAGAACTACAGGAGATGTTGAATGAAATTGAATCTGATATCGGACCAGACAGTCCGGGGTAAAATATATCCTGCTTTTGCAAGACATCAAGCAGAGCCTTACACACAATCATGGCGTGAGTTTGAACAGCACTGGCCGTTTACTGTGCCACTTAGACTACAGGAATATTGCGAACATCATGGCGTTGAATTGAACATATTTGAGTTGAACGAGGCCTGGCCTAAAAATACATTCTATCCGGTTGGCCTGGGTTTTTTTGATTTTGACATAGACTATTTTGAACTATTACCCGGCCGTGTGGTCTCTGAACTTGGGCACGGTAACATACGTGTATTGTTTTATTATCACGAAGGTGACAATCCTGTAAAGATCAAACAACGACTAGATGAATTAGTGGCCAATCATCAACTGCCCCCTTGTTGTTATAAATTTGTCAGCGGTAACACAGCCGCACGTGATGTCAAAGGCTTTGTGTACTTTGCTGATTCTGAACTATGGTATTGGCATCGAAATCATGCCACAGCACCAATGGTCATACACGATCAACCACGTGAGCGTGAGTTCACTGCCTTGAACAGATTACACAAAACATGGCGTGCCACTGCAATGGCCGATTTACTACAGCATCATGTGTTGGACAACAGTTATTGGAGTTATTGCGAATCGGGTGAGGTTGTGGATGAAGAAAACCCTATTGAGATTGATTCGTTTGATGATTTAAGAGCCAGAACAGAGCAATTTTTAAAGTCAGCACCGTACTACAGCGATGAGTTAAATCAAACAGAACGTAACAATCATGCCAACCTTGTGGGCAAGTACTTCTCAAATAGTTATTGTCATATTGCACTGGAAACACATTTTGATGCTGATCAGTCTAGTGGAGTACTTTTATCAGAAAAAACATTCAAACCTATCAAACACGGACAGATGTTTTTTGTAGTAGGACCAGCAGGCAGTCTACAAACCCTACGCAATCTGGGTTATAGAACATTTGACGGCATCCTGGATAACAGTTATGATTACGATCATAATAATACACATCGTTGGACCAAACTGCGCAATGCAATAGTCCGGGCACAATCTGATTTGCCTAGATTACATGCTCGTGCCAGGGCAGACATAGAACACAACCAACGTTTATTTCTTGAACTCAAGACAGCCCGCTTAAATATCCTACTCGAGCACATAAATGAATCCTATTAACAGTTATACAAGTTGGCAACCCCTTGAAGAAGTCATAGTCGGCCGTGCGTACAGCCCAGACTATTTTGACTTCATCGAGAACGCACAAGTGCGCAATCAGTTACAACAAATCCTTTTGGAAACTGAAGAAGACCTTGCTAACTTGCAACGCACAATAGAAAAGTTTGGTGCTCGAGTACGTCGTCCCGACTTGCCCGACCGTGATCGCTTTATTCAATCACAGGTTCACGGTAGCGGTGCACCTCTTCCACCACTCACACCAAGAGACTGGCAAATCACACTAGGCGACCGACTGTTGCGTGTGTTGGCCATGTCTGAACTAGACGGGCTGTGCGGCGAGTACGAGTCTGCGGGCGGCACAGTGATCAATCCGCATGGACCTACAGGCTGGGACGAGAACTGCGTTCTTAATGGTGCAAGTGCTAGTTGTATTGTGCGTGTGGGTCGTGATGTGTTTTTTGATAACTCAGACTTCTTAAAGCCTGAGCAGACCCGTTGGATTGTGGACAATGTGTTAGGTCCTGAATATCGCATCCATGAAGCCATTACAGATGGCCATGGAGATGCTGTGTTTGCTATTCTCAAGCCCGGAGTGTTGCTGAGTTCCAAGCACGATGTTAACTTGGACTTGGCCCGAGACTTTCCTGGCTGGGACGTATGCAAGATCTGGGATTCAAGTATCTGGGCCGCAATGGAAGTTGGCAAGTTCAAATACGAACAATCACCAGGTGCTTGGTATGTGCAAGGACAAACACCCACGCAAGAGTTCACACAGTTTGTGGACACTTATCTAAACAAGTGGACTGGCTTTGTTGCCGAAACTGTGTTTGATGTCAACTGCTTGGTACTAGATGAATCACATGTGATTTTTAGTGCTTACAATCGGGAAGTGTTTGACTACTGCCGTCGGCACCGGATAGAGCCTATCATTAGTGAACTGCGTCACAGTTACTTCTGGGACGGTGGTATCTCATGCTGTACACAAGATATCCGTCGCCGGGGCGGATTAGAAACTTATCTTTAACTACAAACAGTTACGCCATACAACTGTTCAAAACGATCAGCATCTGCTCGATCATTGACCATGGGCTCTCCACGTATGTTTAAGCTGGTGTTTAACAGCATGGGACAGCCGGTCATTACGTACCATTTTTCCAGCAGTTCTCTTATGCCTGATCCGTCTTTGGGAACAGTTTGTACACGACTAGTGCCATCAACGTGAACGATAGCAGGAAATAACTCAGTATGCCTACACCTAGCGATTGTTTGCATATACCTACTGTTACTGAAACCACGAGGCATATCAAAGTACATGTCAGCCATCTCCTCCAGAATAACAGGCGCAAAGGGTCTGAACTGTTGTCTACGTTTGATTGCATTTACTTTCTCCTTGATCTCGCTGCCTCTAGGGTCTGCAAGGAGGCTACGGTTTCCCAGTGCTCTGGGGCCGAACTCGGCTCGTCCGGAGGCAACTCCAACAATCTGTTCAATAAGTAGCCGATCCAAAAGGCCATTAACGGGATAAGGCCCAGGAATATTGTGCCCCAGACTAGCACCGCGCCAGTTAATTCTATGTCCAAGAGCCAAAGCGGCAGCACCAAGGCTACTGCCAGCATCACCGGGACAAGGCATAATCCATATATTATCAAAGTATTCTCCTAACATGCGATTGGCGCTACAGTTTAGTGCAACCCCACCCATATATACCAGATTTGAACTAAATTCAAAGTTTCTGGCGCGAATCATTACTTGTTTTATAAGATCCTCTGCCACCAACTGCCCGGCAGCCGCAATGTTTTCGTTGCTGGCACCCATAAGGAAATCGTTGCTCATGCCTGTGTGAAAGTTGTGTCGCAGTTCAATATCACGCTCGTTGGCTATCACGTGCTCACGCATGTCATGATACCAGGTGTTGCGACCCCAGGCTGCCATACCCATGGTGATGTATTCTTCGTCTAGTGGATGTAGGCCGATACGCTTGGTAACTGCACTGTAGAACAGTCCGATTGAGTGTGGATAAACCTGACGCCATAGTCTTTTATACCGTGCCTGACCTGTTCGATCATACGTTGCACCCCAGATACTGACGGTATCCCATTCACCAATGGCGTCAATGACAACTACAGTGGCACGTTCGAATGGTGACGTCTGAAAGCCTGCTGCCGCATGCGATAAATGATGATTGTAATTCTTGTAGTGTTTGACGTCCTGCCAATTGGCATGACCTATTTGATCGTGTATGTTTTTCTTCACACTGAGTCGGTTCCACTCAATGCCCTGGCCGCTGTACAATTGACGCAACTGTTTCATAACCGGGCGTTCATAGTATGCCACTGTGCTAATTGGATTGTAGTTTTCTAATTCTCTAATCAATGGTGTACAGAAGTCAGCATCATTTTTCTTTTTGCTATAACGTTCCGAATGGCCGGCAAACAATATGTCTCCGTTGGGACTTATGACCGTGGCGGCTGCATCATGAAAGCCTGCTGAAATGCCCAATATATTCATTTGTAGATAAATGGATCTCGTTTGCGCAGTTCTTTTAATTTTTTACGATAGCGTATTTCTAATGTAATTCTATCCCAAAGTCTTCGAATCCAGTTCATTTTAAACTCCTAATTTGTTGCTCTATATAGTCCGGATCGCTCCAGTGATAATCATATGTGACCTGTGCTTGACCAGTACGCACAGCACACACATCCAGGTGTTGGGCTAGTTGTGCCCAGATCGCTTGATGGTCTTGTGTACCAAATGATCTTTCAAGATCAACTTGCCCGATACAAGGGTGGCCGATTGTGAGACCGGGGTCAGTTGGGTCGAATCCATTCCGTTCAAGCCACCTTCGAAATTCGGCCAATTGCGCAATTTGCCACGGGTATGCGCCGGGATCACGTGCCCATTCAATATCAAAGTCTCCAGCGGCTTGAGTCTGTGTTCGAAGACTTGTAGTAACCAGTTCACCAATACGCGAATCCCTACCTTCATCTTGAAACACCTCCCAGTGATGCTTGCCTACTGCTTTATTTACGCCCACATACACACCACCCAGTTTTCTATTGATTGTGTCTATACCAAACAATTCAAGATCCTGTTCCTCTAATTCAAATCGCGGGGCATTCAACCAGCACATGAGTTGACTGGGCCTGCGCCATTCAGGCGCCTGTACTGCCTTGCGCATGCTCAGCACCAAACTTTCCAGTTCGTGACACAACAGGTTCAATTGACGTATGTGCCAGCGTGTGTGATCATCTGCGGCTGTGTAATGCGGACTCATTGCCCCTGCGGTGCCCTGCAGATCTTCAAAGTATCTGTGCAGTTGATTCATTTGCGCATGATTGACGTCTAGATCTGCTTGTATTACTGTGCCCGGGCTAAAGAAATCTTGTATGCGATAATCCAACGTGCTGGCATTGATAGCGTTGATTGATCTATTGATCTGTGTACACAGATACTCTGCTGTTCTGGCGCTTTCAGTCCAGCCAAGCCAGCAGTAGTTCTTTTCTAAATGCAGACTATTTTGAACAATATCATTTAATGCCGTCAGCCATTTGCGGCTGAGACTGTTGTCTGCAATGTCTATGTACACAGTTAGTATGTTCTTTGTGCCGCGTAGGTCTATCTCAATTGTATCAAGCAATTTTCATCCACCATTCTAATACATCTGGACGTGAGCCCAGGATATCTGTCATTGTCACTGACTGTGTTCTTATTTGTTCTAATCGTAACACACGGGCTTTGCCTTTTGCAAGCCCTGCTTGATAAGTGTCCGGCCACTGTTCTTCAAAACAAGGCCGGCTCTTTAATTGTAACAGTACATCACGCATGGCACCTGCGGAGCGGCCTGCTAACTCGTCAACCCATGGGTCTAATAAATGCCTAGGCAGTGCCAATGGACTCAAGATGATATCAGGTGAGAAACTAAAGATCACCTTGGCCAACATTTCCACACCCAACTCAGCGGCCAATGCCGTCATACGATCCACTTCAGTCATGCCCGGTAGTGTGAGTGTGAAGTCCAGGCGCATTTGACGCGGATTTGTGGCTATCTTTAATCCCTGTCGGAAGTTGTCAAGGAATGATTCATAATGTAAGCCTGTGCGAATATACTCTCCAGTGTGTCCTGTTCCATCAAGACTGGCGCAGATTTGCCAGTCACGTATGTTCGAAAGTATATCTTGGTAAAGATCAATCCCACCATAAGCAATCCTGCTGAGATTAGTATTGTATCTAGCATATAATTTTCCTCCATCCTCTAGTTCTATTATGCGTTTCATGTAGCGCCAATGCTGTTCATACATCAACGGTTCCCCACCCACCCAATATATTTCTTCTACTCGATGTTGCTCCACAGCCGCACTGAATTCGGCTTCAATTTGACTGTCCTGAAAGTTTGTGATTTCGGCACGTGTATCGTTTCGCATCCAATTGTTTTTAGGATTAGTCCAGTCAACCATTTTGTTTTGTTTTTGTTCAGTCTCCCATGCACTGGACAGCATGTCGCCACAGGTTCTACATTTGAAATTGCACAGGTTTGAAAACCTATAATCCCATGAAACAGGGCGCATATGAGTCGATCCAGTTGAGTCAGTGCTATCCCATATTTGATCAAGTCTTCCCTGGAACAGGTGCCAAAAATAATCGCGGTATACGGATACATTGAGTAACCGGTCATTGCAAACCTCACATTCTGGTAGTGTTTCTCCGGCCATCATTCTGCGCCGTACCGATCGCATGTGCTCTGAATTCCAGTGAGCCTCAAGAGTCACGGGTATGTATCGCCCTGTACCTGCGGCAGTGTCTATGTACTGTTCAAAGTTCTGTGCAGGCTCACGGCTGGCACAGCACATTCTGCGTTCTGTTTGCGGGGAGAGATATGTATGCACCCAGGGGGCTAGACACATGGTATCAGGTTTATGCATTTACGAATTCCAATACAGGTTCAACAATACTGGTGTTGAGCAATTTTTTTGTTAGGTCTTGATCAAAGAACCTTGCGCTATTATACAACAATTTTTCTTTAATTGCAGGATTATCGAGCAGCCTGTGATCAAAGTCCCGCACAATTTGTACTATGCGGTCGATTCTTTCTCGCCAGTCAGTGATATCATCATATGTTTCGTCCCATAATTCAGGAAATGTTTCAAATCCTTGACTGCGCAAGTGTGCTAGATTACCCGATGTGCTGACCATTAATATAGGATGCTTGCAGGCCATGGGCTTGTAACTCTTTTCACTCAAGAAAAAACGATCATTCTCAGTCAAACTGTAGCCCGTAAAAGCACAATCATCAATATAAGTTTCCACAGCCAGGGTAAAGACGGTACTGTCCATCCAGTCTGTATTGATGTATCGTTGCCAGGCATCTTTAAGCGTTAACGGCACTGCATTTTGTAGTGTCATAGAGCAATCATCGGGTAAAAAGACTCCACGGTGTCTATAACTGTGTATGCTGTCCTCTAATAGATCCCCCAGACTGTCATAAAGATAATCACGTTCCGGGCGGTGTAGCCCAATGCTCATAAAGAATTTCTTTTTTACCCCAGGTGACTGTGGTTGATATTGATCTAACTCAAAAGCATGTAGCGCACTTTGAGTTGTTATCCAATACCAATACGGTGTGGCAATAATTTTCACTCCTGGAATGATCTTTGCACTATCACCACTTACAATAATTGTTCCTTGCCCAGGATGTTGTAGCATGAGCACAAATACCCAATGCAGACCATAATGCACATAGTGTTCATTCTTTGCGTCAAATATCACGCAATGTCCGCGATCTAAATGAGTTTGTATTGTGTTGTGATATGGCCCATACATGTCATAATAAAATATAGTGTCTGCATCATATGTGCAATCAGGATCCCAATAATCCACAGGATAATCCACAGGCACGGCCGGTCGAAACCAATTCGGTGACTGATCCTGCAGAAACATGTACACAATCTTACGCATGTTTTTGGTACTGCAACAAGTCAGCCAATTCTGGTGCTACTCGGCGCAGGTCTTGGTTGCGTTTGCGATCTAGGTCAGCAATTTTCATGCGTGTCATAAAGCCGTCGGTTGATGCACCTGAATTCATAAAGTCCCGTATACGATCAAATTCCCCACGATAAATGGTATTCACTGAATCCAAGTATTCGGTGATGGCTTGTTTGGCCACATCGGGCAAACAAGCAATTGAGAAATACCAGGCATCGTGCATCATGTTCCAGTACACAAAAGAGAAACTCGCACGGTTGCGTTCCAGCCAAGTCGCAACGTTGCCAAGATAACGCACATTGAACACGTTGACTGTGGTACACACTTGCAGTTGAATATTGGGGTGTATTTCCTTTAGATCTGTGAAACGATCTAGATTTTCACAAACCAGAGCCCACTCAGCATTGGAGCGTTGATATTCAAAACGCTCGCCCACATCATCTATTGAAAATGCTATTTCCACTGTTTTAAAATGCTTCCAAATTGACTCAGCCTGCTCAGGATATTGTGTGCCATTTGTGTTGTAGTGTATTTCTACTTGATGCGCTATACCGCGATCCACAATGCCTCGAAGCATGTCAAAGTGTTCTGCAATCATAAATGGCTCACCGCCAGTGAATTCAATATAGCGTATGTCATCGACCACTGAGTCAATTTGATCCCAGAATTGAGGATTGTCCCTGGGCCAAGCACCAGCACGTAGCATTGTGTAAGCGTGTGACTTTTTCTGTTCGTCCCGGGGCAATTGTGCAATTTCTTCTGCGGCAAATTGGCTGCTGGACCATGACCCGCATATACGACATTTAAGATTACATATATTGCCTAATTTAAGGTCCAGAAACATCAGGGGTTTGGCATCTGCTGTGAATTCTGACCCAATGCCCATGTGCTTGAGTCTATCCAAGGTGTGCATTCTTTTGCTTGTGCGCCCCGAACGCTCTTCTGACCAACACTTGCGACATGTTTGTGGTTGTTCGCTGTCCAGGAATTGTTGGCGTAGATTGCGCATGTAATTTGAGTTTTGTATGTCCACAAAATTGGCAGTGCTTAATTCAAACTTATTTCCTGCGTTGTCTACAATTTCGTCATCGGCCAGACAGCATGGACGCACTGTACCAATGGGTGAGGCTTCTAGGCTAATCCAAGGTAGTACACAAAATTTATCTTGTGGTAATTTCATTTAATGATCCATGTAATCGTTGTGCCCATTGTCCGTGACACACAGCACTATGGCTACAACCCAGTGCCAATGCTGTCATTTTAATGCTGCCAATTCAGGCAATGCGTCTGCCCACGATTCATTTCTGATTCCATCAAGTTGATTGGTCTTTTCCCAGAACTTGTCAATTAAATGGCTGTTGTCTGTTGCGTTCATAAAGGTAATGGCCGATTCAAACCCTTGTGTGGCACGCTGTAGCGGATCCCGGTCGCTCATCCAACTCAGGTGCTTGCGATATTTTTCTTCCAGTCGTTGTTTGTATTCCTGCGGTGCAATATCTATTCTATAGTACGGGGGATCTTGCAAGATATTTACATTGAGATCCTGGGCACGAATCAACCCGGCAGCCACCCATTCGCGATGAAAATCTGGCAGGTGCCAAGCATTCATTATGCTCAAGGTAGGGCTAATATAAAAATCCACCCCAGGACATATTGCAATCATCTCGTGACGGTTTTTTACCACATCATACCAGCGGGTACCTTTGCGTATGTATTCAGCGGGCAGTCCCATGCCATCTAGACTGGCGCCAACAGATACTGATTTGAACTGTTTCCAATATTCAAATACACTGCGTCCTTTTAAATCTGTGTGGGTAAAGTTGGTGTTATACACCAACCGTACATGGAACATTTTGCGTCGCACCAGTTCGTCTAAGATGCGATAATGCTCTTCCATCAACAATGGTTCCCCGCCGGCAAAGTAAATCTGCTCCACGTGCTCAATGTGTTCTACCAATTGATCCCATGCGTCTATTTCGAATCTTCCAGCATAGTTTAGTACCTTGTTGTGTTTTTTCCATTCAGGACCTGCCAATTGGGCTTGATCTTTGTACCAACTTGAACTAAAGATGTGGCCACAACTGCGACAACTTAAATTACATAGATTACTAAATCGAATGTCCCAGTAAGTCAATTCAAATTCATCCAATGTACCATCCGGCTGTGTGTTGTGAGTTTTGTTTATATGGTGTCCAAAGTGTTTGTTGGCACTGATACGTCCACTCATGAATCCCACTTCCTCTTGCTCGTAACAACGATTACAAGCATGTACTGGAGTGCTATTCAGCATGTTTCTGCGGATCTCGCGTAGGGGCTCCTGATTCCATATTTCTTTTATGGTGTGCTGGCGCATGTCCCCCATCGGGAACTGCATGTCTGCTGAACAACAAGGATATGCTTTGCCATTGGGGTAGGCGTGGAAATGAATCCAAGGCAGCATACAAAATGTTTTGCTTTTGGTCAGTAGATCCTGGTCAACTTGAGTCAACTGAGCCAGATCTATTTTCAATGGTTCTTGGGAATTATATGCGTTGCGCACGATCTTTTTTGTTATGTCTTGGGCATACACAACAATTTCAATTGGCACACGGTCACTGCTGATCCTATCAAACGATTTGCTGTATGCTTCGGGCAAGGTAGCATCTGTGGTTAACAATATAACAAAAAAATTGCTGATATCAATTTCGTTTAGACGTCTTTGCACTTGTTCTAGCAGTTGTCCAACCAAACTGTAGTTGTCTGAGTAAACGTCACCACGAGTGAGTGTGAGCAGTATGCGTTGGTTATTTTCAAACACCGGCTGATGCACAGAACCAAATACTGTTCGTAGCCAGGCTTTTTTATCAAAGTCAGACAAGTCATGCCATTGGTCTAGATCAATGACTGACACTATGTCATATTGTTGTTTTAATCTGTTTATCTCGTGTGCTAGTATCATAATGCGTTGTACCATTCTTTTAATTCGGGAAATGCTGTGTCAAAGTCTTTTGATCTACGTTGATCATACTGTGAATAAAACTGTCGAAAATCATTTAATAGTTTGGGGCGATCAAATGCTTCTGAATGCGGGGTCTTGACCACATCCAAGTAATCTATTAATCGTTGTGTGTGATTGACTTCGTGTTCGTGTATGACGTCACTGTCAGACCAATGCGCCAGCCATGTGACCAAGCGTTGTCTATATACTTGGCGCTGGGCGTCGGGTAGAATCAATGGTGATTGAAATGACGGAAAGCGTAAGATATTTAGTGTGAAACTTATAGCATCCTTTCCGTATTCCATTTTCCAATTCATTATGCACTCTAACAACTGATCCAGTGTGCTCAGGCACAGTGCATTAATGGTACACATAACGTGTATGCCCCGGAACTGCCCCGAATCTAACAAGCGTTCTACATTGTTGGCCCAGTCGTCCCAGATCAGGCCGTCACGTATATACTCTGCTTGAGTGGAGATTGCCTCATTGCTTGTGTATAAGTCGATGGCCATGCCATGTGTACTGGCAAGTAATCGATCAATGTCAACTTCGGTGCCCAGATTACTATTGATAGCCAAGCGTGTGCTACTCTTGCCCTGATTATCTCGAAACCAATCAATGAGTCGCCAGGTATGGGCAGACATAAGGGGCTCTCCTCCGGTAATTCTAAGTTCCTGAAGGGTATGATGTAGATCTGTTTCCCACCAAGCAAAAAATGCGTCAATATAAGGATTAGCCTCTGTGATCCTAAACAGTTGTGCATTATCGTGAGTATGAGTAAAGTGGTTGCGACCGTCACTGACAAGATCATTGTAGGGTCCATTTGTACGTATGTCCTTGACCCAAGTTGTGCTAAAAGCAGGATTACAATAGGAGCAAGCAAACTGACAAGTACGATCAAAAGCAATTTCCAGTGTGCGGAGATTGACGTCGGTATCGGGTGCAGTATTAAATGCTTCATTCAAGGCCTCTATGGGGTATATCTTACTTTTGTACACACGGTCTGACACAGCGTCCAATCCCATGTCTTCGATCTTCCAACAATACTCACAACCTGCAGGACGTTCGCCCGCAAGCATTTTACGACGATCCTCTTTCTTTTGATCAGTGTTGTGCAGTAGCCTAGGGTTGGAACGTACTCGATCCGGGTCCACCAAATGGGCTGGCGGGTGATGGCAACTGGTAGTCTGCCCTGATCCTAACCAAATGGTTGCGTTGTACCATTTCGCCGCACAGAAACTGGCTGAGAGAGGGTCTAATACTGTGTGTTTAAATTCTAGATCATTCATTGAATAAGTTACTAACTATGTGGTTTTGTTCATCAGCCCATTCATACCAACGTTGTCTATTATGCAACAAGTCCGGTAGCATGCGGTTGTACATATCTAGTAGTTCAGTTGGGCTGGCTGTACTCAGTTGTTTTATTGCCGCAATCAATGCAGTGTGTAGTGTGTCATTGGGATCTATTGTGGGATCAGGACGAAGTTTCAGTCCCGGAAAATAATGATCAAACATACGAAATCCATTGTGTTCCCAGAATTCGTAATGTTGTGTTTGTCCGTTGATCAAGAAAGGTCGCAGGCCAATAATGGGTTTAAAATCAATTTGATTTATAAATTGATTTCGAGGATTGTTACTGGTGCCACCTACTATGTGCAAGAAATGATGTTGCCAATAATGCATATTGTGCAAACTAAAAAGGTCGTGTGGGATGTCGTGTGGGGTAGCGGCTGAGCTTTCAGGGTACCAGTGTCCGTATTTTACATAGTCCTGATTTTTCTCTCCAATGGAGAAATAAAGATCCTTGTCCGGCCCTGTATCCCCGTCGAAAGATCTTCCCAGGGTCACTACTCCAAGATCCTTTAGATTGTGTTCGATTAACTTTTTTACAAATGCCAATCTATGTGGGTAAGGTTTGCGATTGTAACTGATAAACAAGTACTTGGGATCAGTCAATACTAATTCTTGTGTTTGATATATTTCAAAATGATCTCTGCACACAATAGCAAAAAAGTTAAAGTAAATGGTTGTGCTGTCTGCAGGCGCCCAGATGGGGCTGGGGGTGTCAAAGTTGCCCAGGAAGTATGTGTGTTTGATCGCCAGGCGTTGGATTAGTTCCAGTACCACTGGTTCGTGATGCTGTGAAAAGTAATCCACAGTGGACACCACAAACAAGTTGTCAAACTGTTCTCCTGCTGTGAGTATTTGTTGCAGTTCCGCATCCTCGCTGGGCGGCAAGCGCCAGGTGGTATTGAACAGCAGATTGCGTTGCGTGGGGAAAGTCTGATCAATCTGTTGCTGAATACCGCGAAGTATTGACTGTTCGTAACTGCCATAAACCCATTGTTCAGGAAAGGAATTAATTATACTTGTGATCATTTGAGGTTGAATGTGCGGTCCACAAAGTCCAGGAACTGCTGGGGGAATTCAGCGCGAATTTTAGGGCCAAGGTCGGCCATATGCTGTTGATTATACTTACTTATTTGTTCCGCCGCAACCAGGAATTTTGCCAGGTCTTGTTGACATAGATCTTGTACCACCGCTACAATTCTATCTAGTCTGTCTTGATTGTTGTCCATTAGATCAAATGATTCGTCTATTAGATGACTGTAGGTTTGGAATCCTTGTTTTTTTAAGTCCCGATAAAAACCACAATTGGCCACTGCTATCCAGGGATGGCCCATGGCAATGGGTTTGTATATCTTTTCACTGCGCAAACTGTATGGATAATCGCATACTGTTTCTGTTACCAAACTAAAATAGGTATCAACATAAGGTTCAGCCTGTATGTAGATTTCTCCCCAATGGTCATTAAATAATTCTGCCTTGACAAAGGAGTTTTGGTGTGCCATATCCAAGCCCACACGAAATTGGTCAACTTCATATTTTGCGGGCAACAACTGTATTTTTGAAGGTCTGGACAACAGATCAGTTTGGTATGTGTGATGGTACACTGGTGCAATGTCTAGATTGGTCCACAATGCCTGATCTAACAATGTACGCAGACTTTCAATCATGTATTTTCTGTGCGGGCGTGTGCGGCCATTTAAAAACAAGAACTTGTAGGGTTTATGTAGTTTGGCATATATTTCATCTACTCTGGCACATTGATCACGATTTTCTTTGTACTCATATGGTTTGCACAAATAACTGTCGTAGAACAAGTGCGGTAGGTCAGATTCCATGTCACCACAGCCTACCAGGGCCATTTTGTTCTGTTTTAATAAATCTATTAGACCCAGGCGTTCACATTGATGTTTCAATGTACTAGATCCTTCTGTAGGGTTGGCCAACACAGGATAAAAGAAACCAGTACTGGCCAATTCTTTAATCTTCACATGGTGCTGATTGAATGCTTGACGACTTATCACTGTGACAGAGCCTGCTTGCGGCTCATGCTGATCAAAATCCCAAAATGTATTGTCACAAAACTGTGCTATCTGTGGATATATTTCACAGAAAGTATCGCATATGAGTTTATGTGTTTTTGGCATGATACTCACATTCGGCCCACCAGGCACGCATTTCAGGAAATGTTGCCAAGAAGTCTGTGCCTCGGCGGCAATCATGTTCCGCAAAGAAACGATAAAAATCTGCACGAGCCACAGAATGATCTTGTGCCTGCGCACTACGCATCCAGGCAATGTCTCTATCCAGGCGTGCCACTTCATAGTCTTTGAATCCGTGATAGGGATTGGTGTCTGTGATTAAATTTTGACTCATCCAGTCTCGAACACTTTCTAGTCGCTGTGCATATGATTCAGGCAAGGTCTGTAGGCTTTGCCAGGCAGGCTGTCTAAGCACAGGTGTATCAAACCACACACGCTGATATGTTGTGCTATGTTTCCGACGTAGTTCCAGTATGCCCTCCAGCAGTTGTTGCAGACTGCTCACTGACAGATTGTTCATTGTGATAATAAACGTTAGACTGTTGTAGGAGGGCACTTGAGTCAAGTATTGATCCACACGTGACCACACTAGATCAAACGTCATACCGTGTCGCATGTACTCTGCTTGAGCACCCCAGCCATCTAAACTCACATACTGCATGAAATGTTCTATGCGGCCATCACAAATGGTTTTGACAGCGGTCAGATACTTTTGAAACAACACTTCATCTACTGAGAAGTTTGATGTAACGTTCAAGTGCAGTTTCTTTGACGGATTTTCAATCACATGGTCAAACACTCTGTATGTGTTCTTGTCCATTAGCGGTTCACCACCGGTCATTCTAAAGTGTTCCAGTGTGGGATATAGTTGGGGCCACCAGGCCCAAAATGCTTCTACATAAGGGTTATGCTCTCGGGCAGGAATAATGCGCCTATTCCCGGTAAAATGGTCCAGACTGTTGTGCGGAGTACTGGTAGCATAAGGCCCCATTCTCTGTGCTTCATCGTGCCAACTGCTACTAAATTGAGGACTACAATAACTACACTTGAGATTGCAAGCGTGATTAAAATTAACTTCAACATAACTAGGGATAATATCATCTTCGGCTCCTGTCGAATTTTTTATTTGTTCAAAGTCCATGGCGGCCCAGGGTTCGCCCGAACGATAGTGTCGATCACTCAATTTGCCCCGATCTTCCATGTTCCAGCAATAGGAGCATTCTTGTGGCCGCTCATTGCGCAACATTATTTGTCTCTGTTGTTTTTTGTGCTCGGTATTGTGTAGAGCACTGGGATTGAGTTTGACTGCTTCGGGGTCTATGGCATGTAGCGGTGGATGGTAGCAGGAATTGTTGAGTCCTGTAGGCAAGTGCAGGCTGACTTGTTTCCATTTGGCCAAACATAGTGCAGGACCCAGTTTGTCTTTCATTTGCTCTGCTGAGCCCATGAACACACTCTTGTTATCCATTACCAGCCCTCTTGTTGACGAATAATGTCTATTTCTCTAGTCATGATGCCACGGTTTGTAAAGTTTGATCGATAGTGATGCTTGAAGAATTGGCTTTGTTCTGCTTCCAGCATGGCCAAGGGCAGGTCTAGTGTGGTCCCTAATTCTTCTGCCACACGGTTGGCCAGCAAGCGCGGATCACTATCCTTTACTGTGTCCCACAGTTCACGTAGTCGTTCAAAGTCCTGTACCATTATGTAATCCACATTGGTCAGCATGGTCATATATGTGCCCATACGACTTCCTGCAATGCACCACATGCCATTTTCCACATCTGCACCCACGTTGTGCCAAATAGTCAAATTATCTAGGTTGCGTTGATGCACACGTTGTTTGAAGTCTTGTATAGTGGGTTTGGAACCTTGATTCAAACACATCTTTACACCTTCACGAAAGCCGGCACGCCAGGCATGGAATGGGCTTTGGTTGGGATAAGTTGTGCTGTAGCAGTCATGCATGGCCCAGTACAAGGGATCAAAACAAAACTCTACCACAGTTTCATCGCGTCCGTCTGTATTCTCGTGTGTGCGCATGTTCATCACATGTTCTCGAGTCCATGAACTCAGGCCACCATTGCCATACATGAGTCCGTTCACATGATTACGAGCCCGCCACCGGAACACAGCCCGCTCATGGTCTGATGTGGCAAAATCAAGTGTTTGATTAAAAAACGCCGGATCGGGGATATTGTCTCCATCCACAAGGATAAATCTTTCGGTGTCACTTGCCAGGGCCGCGGCTTTGTGTGCCGCATCGCTTCCCAGTACACCATCGACCCTACGGGCCCAAGGCACCATGTTTTTAATTCGGATCCAATATTGTTCTTTTTCGGGTTCGTCATATGATAGGTAGATGCAGTCTAGGTCTGCAATGTCAATAGGATTCATGTGTTTTCATACTCCATCTTTGGTAAGGCTCTGTTGCAGGCACTACTATGGCCACGTTGTCGGGATGGCAAGCAGTTCCTGTATCTGTAGGTGTAAGTCTGCGCACAGCAGATTTTAATTCAATCAGTTGACCCGCTTGCACTCGAACATTCATGGGTGCCCGAGCATAAGTTTCAGCATCAACATCAATGTATGTACCAGGTAAATCTTCCATGCTGTAGGTTATTGGCTCACCTGATTCGTCGTGGTACAAGCGCCATGACACTGATTGTGGTTCAGGCATGGCATGCAAGATTGCCCAGAATTCTTCAGCGTTCATGGTGCCAATTCTTAACGTTGTAATGAAATGCACCACGTTGCACGACAGTGTTTACTCGCAGTTCATAATCGCGGTATTCACAAATCAATTCGTCCACCCAAGGATCTCGCTTGGCGGCAATAATATGACGTTTCATGTGTATGATAGTGGGGTAACTGGCAAAAGGCATGGTACATGTTTCAGGTCCCTGGATCATGGCCGCAATGGCATATACCACATCCGTCGACGGTGACTGTTCGGGAAATTTTAACATGGCACGATACTGCGGCCAGTTTTCAAATATGTTGCGTACAGTCACAAAGAACTCCTGTGCTGTTTTACTCAAGCGCCAGTAGGTAATTGCATTGTAAACATCTGGCAAATGGTTGGCATCAAACACTTGACGATAGTGTCTAGACTTGGCTCGCTGATCTTTCCAGTCTCTACAGCCTGTTGATACCACTACATCACGATGACGTAACATGGTCCACCAGTGATCAACAGGGCTGGTGATCAACATGTCTGCCTCTAGTTTGATTGTTTCACGGAATGGTGTAGCGTTGAACACTTGCCAGTCATTGGCATAAGGGTTAGCCGTATCAATGGGAAACGGAAACTTGCGAACGTAATCGAACAAATGATCAGGCTCACGGTCTTCATTGGTCAACAAACAAATTTTTGCATCAGGGTGCCAGTACTTGATGGTCTTGGCCAGAGTTTCACTGCAATTCACATAGTCTGTGTCTTGAGTATTAGTTGCTACTATTAGGTAGCCTTTTTCCTCAACAGGTTTCAATTATTTTCTCCAAATGTTGTTTACCCATGGCATGAAAGTCTTGATTGCGTACGGTGGTCCAACGTGGGCGCTTGTGTTGGTCTATATAATCTATTCTGTAGCAATCTTTGCTGGTTCTAGTCACAGTATGTTCAGGGGTGACACTGGCTAGATCCCAAGGCACACTTTTATATTCCAATGTTTGTCCATTTACAATATTGAGTGCTATGCTTAGTGCATGATCATTGCGATAGGTAGAACTGGCGATTCGATACAGATCTTTATAGTGCCGCCAGTTGGCTCGAATCATTCGCATGCAGTCAAATATCAATTGAGCATGAGTGCTCTTCCGAAACATCATTACTGTGGCCCATGACATGGGCATATTGTATTCACCGTAGTGATTTAATCCTACAAAATTATCAACTCCAGTAATGTCATAAGCATGATCATGTGCCAAGAACTCTTGATTGCTATCGAGTAAGATCTTTAACTGATCACTGGCCACCACATAGTCAGCGTCCAGTACTAGGGTTTGATCCCAAGGAGAAAGAGTATAGGCATCAGTTCTACCTGCGTTGTGCCACGTAACAGTTGCCTGATAATCCTCAAACCAACGTGTTCCTCCCGATTCAGGTGCGGCGCTGATGACTTGATCAAAGCCCCGAAGTCGCGGATCCTCGGGCCGGGTATCAGTGACCACGGCGGTAGGTATGTTGAGGTGCCTACGAATGTTTCTAGCACTCCACTCAGCCATAGCAACGTAGTCGGTCGATTCATTGTCAAAAGCAAATATCAGTGCGCCTGTGGTCATCGGTTACGGTTGAGATTTTCATGTTCTACCCGCCAGGCATTCATTTGCTCTTGCCAGCGAGCATGTGATAGAGCAAACAATTCGGGAACATTTACTTTTACCGGAGTTTCGTATAGGTCCAGTAACACAACATCCTTGTCCTGGGCACAGGCCAACAACACACATTGCAGTTCAGGTCCGGCACGCCACATTCCGCCTGCATGGGCAAACAACATTCGGGCCTCGTATTTTTCTTTTAGGGTGCGCCTAGCGGTGGCGTGATCGAATCTAGCCCGTGCATGGGCCACAAGTTTTTCAGTTTCCATAGATTTATTATACAAGAAAAAGAGGTAGAAGTCTACCTCTTGAGCAGGAGTTTAACCGATTAGGCTACTGAAGCGGCAATAGCCGGAGTACCCCAAGTATTAGTCAATGATGCTGTGCTTGGTGGAATGTAAGTGACCAAGGTAGTTGGTGCTGAGCCCACAATTGTGGTTGAGGGACTGGCAGTTCCTGTACCGCCTGAAATATCAGCAGTGGTACCTGCACCCGATGACCCATCACTTACCCAGGTTGTGACCAAGGTCAACACTGTGGAACTTGTGGCTGTGGCTGTGGTACGAATGTACTCTCCCGAATACGGAGCGGTTGCGTTGTTTAATTGGAATATGGTTGCAGGAGTGCCAGTAAGATTGTACCAGCCTGTTGTGGTGGCAAGAGTGGTTTGTGTTCCACCTGTGCCGCTGAGACGTGTGGTTCCTGTGTAACTTTGACCTGCAATGGTCTGGGCCGCTGAATTCACACGACCAGTAAGGTTGATTGTGCCGCACTGTCCAGCAAAAGTGTTCCAATCTGGATCTGAGTCGGTTCCTGTGGAACTCTTGCCATACTTGATACGCACAATGCCGCCTGCATTCCAAAAATAACGTGCTTGGTCAGCCGTCGGAAATGTCACAGTGTGTGTAAACGTAATGGTCCAGGCTGCCTGCGCTGCACCAGTGGCTGTGGTTTTGCTTGTGGTGCCCGAGAATGTTCCGTATTCAGTTCCCGAGGCCGCGGCGTTGCCACGATTGGTCGTGACACTGGTCAGGTCGGCATTGAGTGCTGCCAAAATGCCAATTGTTTGCCCTGAAGTGGGTGCTGATCTTGCGGTGAGTGTGGTTGAGGTTTGTGTTCCTGCTGTGGCCAAGTTGTTGACCAGGCTGGCCCATTGTGTAGCTGTGACTGTACTGGCGGCTGAGGGATTTGCCACTGCTGTTTGTCCCCAACCTTTGTCGGTGGCGCCAACTCCCCAGATGTCATTTAAGTTGGCCCCGGCTGTGCCGCCACTGGCAGTGGGTCCAACAAAACCATTATAGTCTGCCGCTTGTATTAGTCCTGCACTTGAATATGTCATTTTCTTTTCCTTGTTAGTTCTTGATGGTCACAATTGCTTCAATTGTACCTGATTCTGGGGTGGTCTTGTCGACCAGGCTTCGTCCAATTACGTTGAATGCAGTGGCTTCTCCGGGCTGGGCCGCTCTAGCAATGCCCGCTCCTGCCGAAACCAATCTGTCACCTTTGCGCACTGTACCGATTACTTTGACTGGCACACGTCCGGTCATTGCAACTGGAGGATGTGTGTCGTTTTCGCCGGCTCCACCGTTCATCAGGTATGCCGCTCTAGTACTTATCACGCCAAACACATTTTCGCTTAATTCTTCAAGAGATCTAGTGATTTCTGCTGATCCGCCCAGTTCAACTACTGTGCCTGCTTCTAGAACTTCATCTGCGGCAAAACGTTCTGCAACGTCAGCATACAGTGCTGTGGTTGCTGTGGCAAACACTTGGTTAAAATAACTGCTGGAACTTCCAATATTACCTACAGCATTAGTACCAGTATGAGTGATAGTATTTACGCTTAAAATACCTGCGGTGCCCGAAGTTATCAAGTTGCCGCCTGTCACGTTGCCACTGGCCGAGAGCGTGGTGGCATTGACTCTGTCGGTAAATGCCTGATTAAAGTATTGAGCACTTGATCCAATGTTACCCACAGCATTTGTGCCGCTGTGTGCGAGACTGACCACGTTGGCAGAGTTGATGTATATTGTGGTTGTGTCAAATACTGCCACGGCTGTGCTGTTTACACCAATCGTTACGTTTCCATCCGATGCGGCAACTCTTACATTGGAGTTGCCGTTTTGAATTTGTGTTACACTGACTGCGGCGCTTAGACCAGTAAGTTGCGAACCGTTACCAAAAAGGTAACCCCCGGCTATATTACCAGTGGTAATAATACTGTTACTTGCTACGCTGGCTACCGTGACTTGGCCACCTGCACTTATAATGCCGCCAGTTAAGATGTTGCCGCCGGTTATGTTGGCAGTGGCACTGACGATACCAGCAGTTAATATATTACCGTGTATGGCATTACCAGTTGAACTCATCACACCAACAGTTAAGACATTACCACCGGTAACGTTGGCTGCTGATGTAATTGTTGATGTAGCACTTACTAACCCACTGGTTAGAATGTTGCCACCTGTGATGTTACCAGTTGTGCTCACTGCGCCGCCTGCTGGAGGGATCACGTTGCCAATAAAGTTAGCACCTGTTACGTTACCAGTGGCAGATACTTGTCCAGCGGTCAAAATGTTACCACCAGTTACGTTACCACTCACTGTGGTGTAGCCAGTAATATTGGCTCCAGTGCCTGTGAATGTGGCCACTGTATTACTACTAGCAGTAGTGATAGTTACATTGCCAGCACCAATCAAGTTACCACTCATGTTGGTACCTGTGTCGTTGCTCATGGTCACGCCCTTGAACACTGTGGGGAACAAGGTGCTTACAGGCGCAGCCGCAGTGAATGTAGCGTTGGCATTATAAATTGCCACTCGTATGTTACCTGAGTATATTGAAGTTATATACTGTGTTGTGTTACCAGAGTCAGGAATTGCTTCGGGAATTGCACCTGCAAGGCCTGTTGAACTTGAATAGGCCGGACCCACTACCAAAAATGCAGATCCAGTCCAAACTTTCAGTTGTTGGTTGGTAGTATCATACCAAAGATCGCCAGTTACATTTGAGGCCGGCGCTGTGCCGCTGGCAGTTGCGGCTGAAATTGTTTTAAACGTTGTACCGTTATAAACTTTGAGTAAACTGTTGGTTTTATCCCACCAAAGTTGTCCAGTAAGTGGTGCAACTGGCGCAGTGGGATTTGAAAAGTTTTCCAACATCTGGATAAAGTTTTCATCCAAGAATTCACCGTATCCAGCATAATTTTTACCTACCAAAGTCACACTACTGGAGGTGTTGATGGTGCCATCTGCTACAGTAGCAAAGATATTTCCGTCAGTAAGATTAATTGTATATGCCATTTCGGTTACCTGTTCCTATATTTATACAGCATTGATGTTGCTCAATGTCTGTATTCTCAGCGTGTAATCGATTTGAATTTGTCGATTCAAGCTCTTTTGTACCGGGTGAAAAATCACGTGGGTAATCAGGCGCAGGTTGTCAGTGGCGCCATTCCAAGTTTTAAGCCCTAGTTCATCAAACACGAACTCACCATTGTAGTTGGTTGAGTTGTCAAATGCTTGTTGCTCTGCAGGCTCACCGTAATCCAACAAACAGGTCACTAAGATATCAGTGTAAAGATTTCCTGCTGTGTGTAGTACGGTCATTTTGTTGTTTTCAGGGTCTGTGTCAGCGGCTGAATTATCGTCAACTACCTTTTGATATGTTTGGTTGTATAAGTCAGCATTCTGTCCTGTGGTGTTTGGGGGCAAATATGTAATAACTCCTGTGGGGTCTACTGAACTGCCGCCATTGCCAAATGCCATTTGATAGATATAGCCTACGTTACGGTCTGCTAGACTCTGAGCCATTGCTACTGAAATGTTTTCGTAGTGAATAGCGTTGTGATCATTATAGAATATTTCACCGCTTGCAGGGTCATAGATCTTGACATGCCCTGATATTTTGGCTAGTCCTGACTCAATCATGCTCGCCCCTCCACATAAGTCTTTTGCGTCGTTGGATCAAACACTCTAAAGTATCCTTGCACGTTGACGGTGCCGGTTTCGTTGGGTTTGCCGGGCTTTTGCTCATTTTTCTGCTCAACTTGTTGATTTTGCTGTGTGTTTGACATGGTCTTTTATTTACCTTGTTTATAACCCACGCAAGAACCTTGCGGCTTGTGTTTGGGTGTCTTGTAGCGCAATTCCATCGCTGGCAGTGCCGTCACCGGGTGCGTACCAAGTAACGCCCTGGCGCACTAAAATTGTTACTTCTACGCCTGCGGCAGGCGGTAGTAGTGGTGGGAAGACGTTGGTGTCTACAATGAATTCCACAGCCAATGGATCATAGTCTGTTACAAAATAACGATAGCGACTTTCAGCGGTGGTATCGCTGTAGGCATACTGACGTTGCCCACCAACATAAACTTCAATTGCCGGAGTTTCACTGCTAGAATCCAGAAAGTCCTCAAATAATATACTGGGTGCATAGAATGTTGTGGTGCTGTCATCTCCTGTACTAGTATCGCTCACAATGTAGTCTTGGAATTGTGAGGGCAACAAGTTGCCGCGACCTGTGTCATATATGTCAGTACCAGCACTGTGATCTGCGGCGGCAGTGCCAGCGGTTCCACGCATGAGTCCTGAAATGACATTTGCCACTATGTCCCTTGCACGATACATCACACGCTCGCCATCAATTGTGACCACACCAAAAATTCCTGTCTTACGCACAGGGTCAAGATCAGGTTCGCTCAATTGACCAGCGTTTGTGACATAAGCAATACTAGCAGTGCTTGATAAATCTTGTGCTAGGGTTGTGGTAGTTGCTTCAGTAATTCTGTAAGTTGCTTGTACTCCACGCATGTCTTGGAATATGCGGAATGCCATAGCATCTGGCACCACACTATTGGTATATTCTTCAATGACCATAATATCAGTTGTGCCAATTACGCCACCAGAGTATATTAAATAATCACCTTCCACAGTATAATCAATACCTTCAAACAGTCTATTACCATTTAGTGTGGCCCACAATCTGCTGGCTTCATTTAGGCTTCTTTCTAGATAGAAATTATTAACAGATATAGTGGTCCCTACAGAATAATCATATGATCCTGGGGTATCGCTCACTGAGGCGGCATCATAAACTGTGGTGTCATAACCTTCAGTAAGCGTTAGGCCTTCTGTAACCGGGCCTTGAAACACCAGAGTCAACGGCCATTGTTGCGACGTATCATTCCAGGTAGTCACTGCAAACACGTCATTCAAGTTTACTGTGGCGCTGATTTGCGCTTGGTTTCCAACAATCGCATAGTCTGCCTGAGTGTTCACAGCAATCAAAATTCTTGCGCCGCTGGGTGGAGGGGTAAAGAACACAACCTGACGACCTGGTGTGTTGTTGCCGGTCCAAGCAGTCACAGCATAGTTGCCCTGAGTGGACCCAACGTTTTGAACCTGTAAAATATTATCTATCCAAACATTAACATCACTATTGGCATTGATTGCTGATTGACTGTAGTTGCCGCGTTGTGGTAACCCAAAACTCACACTAGAGTCGTCGCCAATCCATTCAATTCCTGCCGGCGGCCGCAATCTCAATCCGTTACGAGTGATTACAGCATTGGCTGAATTTGAACCTTGCACACTGTTGGTTAATACTATGATCTTGTTTGATACCATGTTGGCATCGGCCACTTGATATTGAACCTGTGGGGTACTCCATGAGTATGCAGTGGATGCTTGCCCTGTTCCTGATCCAGCGCCTGTGGCTACAAAACTCACACCCACGGTACCTGATGCGGCACCAATAGCAGTCCAGTTGGTTGTTCCAACCGTGGTAATTGTATAGGACTTGCCTATTACAAAATATCCTGCATCTACAGTGTTGGTTCCAAATATCACCATGGCAATGCCATCTGTAGCACCATAGTCGGTACCAAAGTCTACTAGACTTTCTAGTGTAGGAACAAATGCAAACCAATACAGCACGTTGGTGATGTTTATACCAACTGGCACATTTTGCAAGGCGCGATAGTAGATGCCACTATTATTCACAATATCAAGTTTGCCGTAACTATCTAGTATATTCCAATTTGCGCTGTCAACATACGGTTGCCAGGTCACGCTGTCAACATTTTCACCATTTACAAATACCGCAATGCTGACAATTTCTGCTGTGTTAACTGGAACTACCACTGTCTCACCAATATCGCCGCCGATGTAATTGGCACGGTACAACTGACTGCCACCCCCCAATTCAAACACATTGATCTGGAACTGATCTCCAGATGTCAAGGTCAGTAAAGAAACTGTTTGGTTGATCCAGTCAACAGTATAATCAATGTCAAGTGCAAGGTCTAAGCCAGTGGTGATATTGCTGATCAGGACCTGTACAGGATGTTCTACTGTGCCTGCCCAACTGTACGCTGTTTCAATGGCAGGGTCGTATGTGTAGCGAATTATGCTCCATTGGAATCCGTGGCCGTCTCTGTTCCAGTCTGCGCCTGGACGAGTATAAACACGGAAATCAAGAGTGTCAAATTCTGCGCCATTGATCAATTCTTCAGGAGAGTGTCCTTCATACAAGCCAATGAACTGGCCGCCATCAACATTGATATCTGTGGGCAGTTCTCCCAGTGTGGTATCTGTAAATTCACTAGAGTATGTGGCATCTATGCTCAGTGGATCGCGCAAGAAGTAGTCGCCGTAAACTTGTACACCAGGATAGTCAACCCCATCGATTAACAAAGGCAATTCTAGTCCTGGCTGATTAACGCCGGGCACATAATAGCCCATGGTACGGTCTACGCCAGTTAGTGTTCTTGCTGGAACCACAGTCCAGTCTTCAAGATTAAATTCTGGACCAACCACTGCGGTAGAATCTGTGGGTGTGGCCGACCACACACGATCATCATACCGTACCAGCATGCCAGACAAATAAGTACCATTTGGACTCCAGGTCAACACATCACTAAAATATTGGAAACGATCATATTTGATCACCGTGCGGAAACTGCGCACAAGATCATTGGTCATTATGGCATACGCTCTGGCCTCAGTGCCATTGCCACCGTCAAATGTGATTGTAGGGGTTTGACCGTATCCTGATCCTGCATTGGTAACATTCACAGCAACTACCCGCCCCAGACTGCTGATCACCGCTGTGGCTTCTGCTGGTTCGGTTGCGTCGCCTGTGATAATAACCACAGGTGGTTCTGTGTATCCTGACCCGCCATCAATGATTTCCACACTGTCTAATATCAACAAATAATTGCTGTACCATTGATTGTATGGCCAAGTTGACCACAGCGTACTGGTTGCAGGCAAATCACTTTGTGTATTGGTTGGTGAATTAAATGCATTGCCGTGATTGTACGGCAACAAGATTGGGCTTGTAAATTTGGCTATTTCCAACGTTGTGTTGTAATAGGCCGGCAAATCAAAGTCAGTTAAATCGCCAAAGAACTCATCGGCGCCGGTGTACTTCAAATTAAATTCACGGATACTGACATGATATGGTTTGACTTCTTGAATATAGTCACTCACAAATTCTTGATTGTCAATGATGTAATTCTGATATGGGATCAATTGGCGAATTCTGTGATCTACATCAATCAAACTGGTCTTGACCAGCCATTCAGGTGCAGAGAATTCGCTCAACACAAAGTTAAACATCAAGACCAAGGCCTTGTTGCGTTGTATTGCAAGATCATCAATCAACAATTCTTCGTTGATGGCTTGAATAATTTTTCTTGTTTCAATCACAGGCTCTTGGTCAAAATATTGTGCATCAAATACTTCAACATCAAAGCCAAAACGTCCCAGGGCATAGTCATATAGTTCTGCAGAGAATTCAATGGTGCCATCTTGCAGTGCAACTCGTTCAAACCCAAGATCGGTTAGCAAATAAATTTCAAACTTGCCTTGTGCATTGGCAGTGACTTTAACACTACTACCAACCGGTAATATTAATGTAGTCAATGCGGAGTATGTGGCTACTTCGGCCACAACTTTGGTACTGGCATTATATCCTGGACGGTACCAGTTGATATAACTCCAATAGTCAGGTGTGTTGTATCCTTGCACTTGAGTCAATTTTAAAACTCTTGTGTTGGCCTGCGTGTCGCTTAGTTCAACGGTGTAGACCGTCCACAGTCCATTGTTGCTACTGTCTGTGGTCACAAGATATTTGTAACCCAATGGTATTGACCCGCTGGTGTTGGACCAGAACGGTGTTTGGAATCCTAGTATTTCTAAATTGGCCACCTGTAGGTTCCAATTGGTCACAGAGACGCTGTCTACTATTTCAGTTTGTGGAGGGATAGGTGCGCTACTGTTGAGTAGATTGAATGATCTACTTTCACTGATTGGATATTGTGCCAATACTGTGTTTGCACGTTTTAAATAGTTTTTCAATGCCGCAAAACGATTCACAAACATACTTTGTCGTGGACGGAATTGTACACCATAACGTTCTGCTGGGTTCAAATTAGGATCAGGAACTTTGTTACCAAATGTATCTACCCCGCACAAACTGTCTTGAAGTTTACGATACAGGCTGTCACTCAAGAAGCCATCGGCACGATCTTGTGGAATCAGTTCATACTCAACGTGTACATTGTCATTTGTGTATTCTCGATCGTACTCAATGTTGATAATAGTATCGCTGGCTTCAATATAGTCAGCACTGTTGTACAGAGCAACGGTGCTGGCATTGATTGGTGCTAGATAAGCAATACCACTAGCTCTGGGATCAGCAATGTAAGATGCAACTGTGCTGGCTGGTAAAGTTTTGCCCAGTTGTGTTGCAGTTACCGTGATACCTCTCACCCAGAAATAGTAATAGGTAGCAAAGGTTCCGTCTTGTGACAGATTGGTATTCACAGTATAAGATGCTGTGTTCAACGGAGTTCCTTCACCGGTGTAGGCGGAAGGAGGCGTTGTGCTTTGTATCCACTGATACACATCAACTTCGCTGCCTGGGAACAATTGTGCCCAACGTCGAGAAGCATACACAACACTGTCTTGATTGGGATCAATAAATCTTACTGTACTGATGTCCCACCAAATTTCTCCCACGTGATCTGCAAACCATGTTGTGCCTTTGAGGTTGGACGGGCCTGTGTTGTAAGCGGCAGGATCCACTGCACCGACATAATCGATATTGGCACGTGCCGCGCCCAATATCTTGCCTTGCAGTGGGTTGATGAAGTCCAAGAACTGTGTTCTGGCGCTGGTGATTCTATCGTAAAAGAACACACTGTTCAACAGTCGAATATCAACAGTGGGCTGTTCAATCTCTGCCACTGACCATGCTGGAGAACCAGTTGGGTTTTCAAAAACAAACACAGCACCAAAATTGGCGGTGCTATCTCCGCTGTCGTTCTTGGGTGCGCCAGCCATGAGCACACCCGAAGTGTAATTTACTGCGGCGCCAAATGTGTCATATGATTGGACTTGACTGTTGTTGATTTGTTGTCCAAATACAAATTTGCCTGGGTTAGTAACAGTCAGTGTACTGCTTGGCAAATAATCAAAAGTATAAATTGCACCACTTTGTACAATCACAGAGAAGAATATGGTACTGCCAGCATCAAAATAAGTTGTGCCATCATCAAATATAGTTTCAAGGTACAGCGTACCTCGTGGTGCGCCAACAACCAAGTTGATAGCATTGTCGTTGACACTGATGGCACTACCAAATGCCGCATACTCCACAGGATATGGACTGGTAATCAACTGTGTCCAAGCAAATGTATCAAAGCCCAAAGTTGTAAATGCCGTGCCCACACTACCAGGTGCTACTTGTACCTTGTTGAACGGTGCGGCTGCCGCAGAATTTTTAACATTGATTGTTAGGTATCCAGCGGTACTGACTGTGGCCAACACGTTTGGAACTGTAGAATTGATTGCGTTGGCCAGGCTTGCCACAGTGGTACCAGTCAGTACCACATCCATGTTGTTGACTCTAATGGTGTTGCCAACAGTGAATGTGGGATTGGCCACTGTGGCAGTGATTGTGCCATAAACTCGGCTTTGGTTTACAAAACGTTCAACCACACCACCTTTAAAAATCTGTTGGCTGCTTTGTGGTTCTCCCACATATAGACTGCAATTGTTGTCGCAAATTTCTACTGCTTGCCCAAAGTTTGAAAAGTTAGCCACGGTATTTTGCGAAACTGTTTGTAATAAATTAAATTGATTGGTCTCAATTTCAACTACATCGCCTACCTTGAGGTCACCCAAGATAGTAATTGTGTTTCCACTTACTGTGAAAGAGTTAGGTGCATCAATCACGCTGTCAGTTTGATTGATGTAGAATTCATTGTTGACAATCACGCTCACAGGCGCAGTTGGTGCAGATCCTAGTACTGTGAAATTGGTGCTGGAAGAATTGCTATTGCAAATGAATCTTTGTACATTACGGTCAAACACATAAACTTGTCCGGCTTCCACGTTGCCATCAATTGTGATATAAGGAGTTCCCACCAGGACCTGGCGACCATCTGTAGTACATGAAATGCTGTGACCAAAGCGATCAGAAGCACCAAGTCCAGCCACAGTAAGAGTATTTGTATATTCAAAGTAACCGTTGGCTCTTACGATTATGATATCACTACTGATATATGATCCGGTAAATGTCACTGTTGTGCCTGCAAATGTGTAATCAATATTGGGTCGCAACAACGCTCCATTAACTTCAATACTGAATGAGTATATGTTTGTGGCTGTGAACAGTCCGGGCAAAGATGATGATGTTCCAGCAAGATTGTACGTTGCAGCCGAGTAGGGAATTTGAAAACTGTTATAACGTGCAAATTCAATCAATAATTGGGCAACAGCTGTGCCTGTGCCTGAACCTGCCCCGGTAGCGACGAATTCAACCCCCACAGTGTTTGAACTTGCGCCAATTGCTGTGAAGTCGGTGGTACCCAAAGTTAAAATTGTGTATGTGGCACCTGGTACAAAACTGCCTGCTATAGTATTTCCTGGTGCAGATGCAAAAGTAACTGTGCCGAAACTGCCACTGATTGTGTAGTCAGTTCCGACTGTTTGTATTTGTCCATTCAAGGTAACTTTGAGTTGGTAGTCGTTGTTGATTTGTATGGTATCATTGATAGTGTATGCTGTGGTCACTCCGTCGGCGATCGTTTTGATAACTTGATTCTGCCAATCAACATAGCCATATGCATGTACGCTGTTTAGTCCTGGTGCGCCAATGTACATCCAACGCTCGTCTAGACTCATGGCCACACTGTAACCAAATTCTCCTGCACCAGTTAATAATGTACCGTATGCCGCAGGTTGTGTGAGCAATTGCCATTGCCCAAAAGGAATAGATCCCGGAACTCCCAGTGTCGGGTCGCGATAGATCACACAAGCATAGCCGTTGTTGGCTTGGCTGCCAGATCCCAAACTAGCACTAGCACCGGCCACTGCCCAGGATTGATTGCCAAAGTCTATGGCATTACCGTATCCACGCACACCTGTTGCATCTAGTGTGAGTATTGCATCGCCTGTGCCTAACGGACTTACAGGTGTGTACTGATCGCTGTAACTCTTGACGTATACATATATTGCGCCTTTTGAAGTACCTGTGTAAAATCCATAGTTTGGACTACCCACAAATGCGGCCAATTTGTTTCTGGCCTGTGCCACGCTGGCACCGTATTGTTCTCCAGCATCTAGCAGTACTGGATTTAGTGCAACAATGCTTGAGAACACATCATTCTTTTGCAACACTTCCCACAAGCCGTCACCGTTGTCGTCGACCCAAACTTTGGCGCCTGGCAAGATATTTAGAGCATAAGGCAAACTGTCAACATCACTGGCCTGAGCCACTCGCATGGTCTGCAATGTGAATCCAATTCCTGTGCCATTGGCCACTGCACGATTGCTGGTAAATGCAAATGCAATGTTTACTGTGTCCAGATTGGGAACACTGAGTACCTGATATACTCCATTGATTTCACTGTCAAAGAATTTGATGATCAGTTTATCACCGGTTGTCAGGCCGTGTTGATCATTAAAAATCACACGACTTGTACCGTTCAGGTTGTCACAAACGTGTTGAATTTGTCCTGGTACTGCTTGCGCACGATAAATGTTCCAATCGTAATCGTTGATCTTGGCAACCCAGATACTGGTACCTACCTGAATTGAATCAATATTTGCTGCCAGACTTTCTGTGTTTGTTATGTCGAACACTGTGATATCAGTATCGTCAAGACTCACATAACCTGCTGTGGGTAACCCGATATCTGTGGGCAATTCAGTAGTGGTTGGAAGAATGTCTGTACTGGTCAGTTTGTAACTACTACGCCACACATCGGTCAAGTATATTTGTTGGTCTGCGGCACTTGCTTGTTGTGGCACAACCACTTGTACCAGGCTAGGATTTGCACTCAACAACGCACGGTTCAAACGCAATTCAACAAAACTACGATTGGCATTGGCACCATATGTCGCACGTTGTACTGCCCAGTTTTCATAGATTGTGTAGTCAGCGGCTTCTTTACCTAGGTTGGCAGACTTGAACAAGTCTGTGGCCAGTCTAGTACCTTTGGTGCCTAGGAATTGTCTATAAACATTGACCTGACTCACATCGTCAAGATTCAACGCAGCCAGGTACTGACGTGGTTTGAATCCAATCAAGCCATAAGATAACAAATCATTGTCTGTTTCAATGTTGGCAGCATTGATGTTGTAACTGTTGGCCAGTTGGTCGGCTTTGTTGGCCAGGTTGGGTAACAATCCAAGTTCAATTTGTGTGTAGTCGCTTTGTGTCCAAGTATTGAAGTCAAACTTTACACTGGGTTGCACAATGGTCAGGGCCGACCAGTATACGTTTTTATACTTGACAATTTCGCCCTTGCTATAAGTTCTTAATCCTGTCCACTCTTGAACATTGTCTTGATTTAAAATAAATCCAGGAGTATCTACACTTCCGTTCCAGTCGCTGGTGGTCACTGCCACCAGTGTCAATCTACTTTGTCTTGCTCCAGTGACTGGATTATAAATCAAATCTCCAAACACGCTCTTGTTGTTCAGTACCATCATGTGTTCGTAGTTGGTAAATCTCAAATTGATATAACTGATGCTTTGTGTGGTCAGTGGCTGAATAGTGAATGTATTTCCCAGGCGAACAACATTTAATGAACGTGTGGGTATTTCGTTTGAATTTTGATCCAGTAATAAGTTTTCGCTAGTTTCGGTCACAATGCTGTCGACCACTGCACCTGGTCGAGTAACAGTCAGCCCTCCAGCCAATGGATTCAAATTGATAATGGCATTTGTGCCCCAGCCTTGTTGGCTCCAGTACAAGAATTCCGTGACCATTCTTGGCCAGTCTAGTGTGTAACCATTGGCTCTGTCGGTAAATGTTAGTCCTTGGGTTTCCAACAGTTTGCCGTAACTCAGCAAGAAATCACTCACTGCGGTTTCATTCACAAACACAAATCCATACGGAACCTGTGTCACATTGTCTGAATAAAAAGTTGGTACAAGCACAGTGATACCGCCGGCGCTGTATTCTTGCAGTTTGCCCACTGCTTGGCTTTGTAGTATTTCAAAATACGGTTGTGTTGTGCCATAACCAAATACAGCGTATCCGCCACCGTCAACTTTTTGCACAGCCACACTGCTGTATCGTATCTGATCAAACGGCTGATTTTTGTACAACAAGATGTTGTAACTTTCGTCTGGAATCGTCAGCGTTGTGTTGGTACTGTTGGGACTAGACTTCTCAGTAACCAATTTGACATATTGTTTGTCTGAGTAACTGGCCATTCTATAGCATAATCTAACATCCAATGCCGCAAGATCCGCAGTCAAAAGATCGGTTGAGTTGATACCTGTTTGTCTATTGTAATCTACAATCCAGTTAATGTAACTGGCTTTGCTGACGTCGTTGCCATACACTTCAATACCATTGGCATCCAATCTATACCGTTGATTATAGAGATATTGATTGTAGTCAGTATCGAACTTGTACAAATCACGATCGGCAAACAACGCAAAGAACTCGGCCGGACGAGTAACTGCCAACACATGCATTACCGAGAAAGGATATGAACTGGAATTCCACCATGACGCTTCAACTGGGCCACCGTCGCCAATGGCCCAACTCTTTTGATATCTGGCGCTGACATTTTGATTCAATGGCACGCCGCCCACAACACTGTTTTGTGGGCTCAGCAACTCGCCTTCACCGCCTGTGGGTATGACCGATGTCAACCCCGGTCTTGCGTAATTAGGCTTGTAATAAGGCACAACAGGATCTGCCACAAGGCCGGCTTCCAAGTCGTCCCACAACACCAAGTTGTCTGCGGTATACGGCGCTGGACCATAACGATCTTGCCACCAGGTGGGTTCAATTTCTAAGCCCAACATTTCCCAGGGTGTGTACTCGGGCTGTTGAGTATCATAGAAGTAGCGATAGATACCGCGCCATGCGCCTAGTAAATTTTCGTTGTTGAGGCGGTTGGTAGTGCCACTATAGTTCCAGGTAAACTCATTGGTGGCACTAAATGTTTGTTCTTTGTAATTTAGTTTGTTCCATCCGCAGTAACTCAACAAGTCCTCGGCAAAGATATTGTTAATTTCTTCAAAGGTATATCCTGTGTCACGGAACTGTCCGGGCAATACATTTTCTATTGTGAGAGGTACAGGGTTGCCATCTTGTTTGATATTGTTGTAGATTCTTGTTTCAAATTCTAGCAACACTTGGTCTCGTATGTCTCCAAACACCGGAGTTTCACTGCCGTCGTGTCCGATAATAAATTCGCCTGTGCCATTCGAAGTTACCAGTGTTGTTATCTCTGGTTCATATTTTGGATACAGGCCCATTTTACTAGGAGTATTGGGTACAAAATTTCCATAGGTGGCACTGTATTCATTGATTGTGACTGTGTCGCCAACTGCGAGAGTCGCTGATATTGTTAGTCTTGGGCCGTCGGTGGCCACAACATATTCTAGATCTCTGGTCAATATCTCATCATTTAGATATACACAAAGTCCAAGGTAGTTGGCTGATGTGTAGTTGTACACTTGTACAGTATCAAATGTGGCTCTAGTGGTTAGACCCACAGTGTAGGTATTGCTATAACTTGTGACGCCTTGTGGGATCATGTCACTCCAGTAGAAAGGTTGAGTTTCTAATTTGCCCAGGGTGATATCTTGTATGGCTTGATCGAGAATTGTGGCAGTGGTTTTAAAAGCAATGTTGTTTTGAGTCAACACTGCATCCAGCATTTGCGCTTTGAATTTAGTATACTCACGGCTATTATATTGCAAAGATGCAAATATATTGTAACTGGGACTACGCATGAAGTAGCCAGCCAGGGTCAACGGTGCGCTTTGTTGTAGAATTTCAAGGCCGTACGGAACAATATTGCCAAGGTCACGACTGTTGTTTGATCCGTTGATTGGTCCGGTCAAGTCCAATAAGTTTTCACAAATGGTTTCGTAATGAGTACGAATAGTACCTAATGTAAATGCAGGGCTGTTTGCATTGAGAGGATTACTTTGTAAATTATCTGGCACCTGATAAAAACCTACTGTGCTGGTTTGATCGCTCAATGCCAATACTTCAATAATATCTGTAGGCAAGTAGGTGTTAGTCAGTGTAATAACTGTACTGTTTGTGCCAACAGTATAGGTATACGTGCTGGGATCAATAAACACACTGCCAACATAGATTTTTATCACAGGAACTGCAATTACAGTTTGTGATGTCACTGCAATATCAAGTTTGAGACTCTGTCCTGTGTAAGTAAATTTAAACTGTTGATAGATTTGTTGTTCAACTACCGCAGTTTGCCAACCAATTAACTTGTAATAAGTTACGCGATCTTCATACTCTCTTGCGGCGCCCGAACTGATAGGAGTTGCTGTGCTGACATTGTCAATTGTATAAGTGAATGTGTCAACGTACAGGTTGTTGTCAAACAGAATATCACCAACGTTGTTGATGTTAAGGTATTGTAAAGGAAATTGCAAAACGGTATCAAGTATGGTTGTGTCGCCCACAGCATAACTGAACAATTTTGAGCCCACAAAGTCACTGGATTGATACTTGACTCGATCGCCAAAACTCACACCATCTATATCGTATACGTTGTATAACGGTGCCTGTTGTACACTGATTTTTTGTTGTGCTTCAATCCAGGCAGTTCCATCAAACCAGAATGTTAGTCCGGCAATGGTGTCACCATCTATACACACAGTGGACTCATCTAGTTGAACTGCACCATCAGTGGCTTCGGTCAACACAATAATTGGTTGTGTAATCAACGGAGGCACAGTGTCAGGCGTTGCAAAACTTACTACATAAATTTTATCACGTACATTTAAATCTTCGTCTGCGGCAAAAATAACTCGTGAGCCTTCTACCAGGGTATAACCGTCAGTTGTGTAACCAGTAGATCCCTCCACATTTGAAAACGCATCAGTTTCAGTAAAGTCAATGATATCCACCGGTGCTTTACCACGGGTTCCCATGTTCCATAGTCGTATGCCTGGACGAAATTGTATGATTGGTCTCTTGGCACGGAAATTGTTGTCAATGTCTGCGGCTGTGTTATTATATGTGGCTGTGGCATTGATCACATCGATATGAAACCAACGATTGCTTCTTGTCCAGGCATTTAGATCCTTGCTGGCGCGACTGATGGTTAGATAATCTATATCTGCTGGCTCCACAGCAATGGTACTGTCAGTATAATCAGTTGCATAACTTTCGTACACTGCAAAATTTTCAACAGGCAACAATTCAATTGCAGTACCTACTCCACTTACATAATATTCATGATTGCTAACCGCAATTGCATTCATAGTACCTGTGCCAGTTTGTAGTGTCACTGCTGGACCATTGGGTACTGCACTCACAGTAAATTTCAGTCCGTTGACCGCAATGGATCTCACATAGTAAGTTGTGCCTGGTTCGAGACCTCCAAGGGTTGTGGCTAAAAACACAACTCCTTGCCCAACATACAAGTAGGTTGCATTGTAATAAGTGATATAGTTTGTGCCGGCTTCTGTAGCAGTACATTGGAAAGTGCTTGTGCCTGATCCATAACTAGCAGGCACAACATCTCCAGTGAATCGTACTTTGAGACCATTGGTAAACGCTACTCCATTGGGACTGGTGTATGTTTCTTGACCAATGATACTGTCAACATCGAGCGTGCTACTGTTGCCCGGCTCAACCAAAAGAATACGACCAAAAATTTCTGAATTGGTTCCAGACTGATAGTACAATGTATCTTGTACCGCACTCAACAATGGAATACTGCGAATAACGCCAGCCGGATCTTTGTACCATTGAGTATTACTGTAAACTGTGCCGTAACTGGTGATCCATTTTTCCAGGCTGTTGATTGTTGCAATTTCTGCCAGTTGTAGGTAAACCACACTGTCAACAGTGACATAGGTAATTTGATATTTTTGTGTGAGTGCAGGGTTGTCAATAAAAATCAACGTGCGATTGTTTAAATTGGTTACACCATCGATGCCGCCTGTTGCAACAACAAAATCAATCAATGGTTGTCCGTTAATATCATTGTAAGCCAATTCAGTTACCAAATCAATGGTGCCAATACTGGTTAGATTGTAATAAAAACTTTGTGCATCCTTTAGTGGAGCATTAAAAATCACAGTACCTGATGTTTCACCGTTGTTGGCCACTCCGTAAACATCTCTACTGCTAATGTTTGGAGTGGCAGGTATTGTACCTGATATACCTGGTGCTGACTGTATCCAAAATTCATCTGATACTTGGAACGTGTAACTGCCGCCACGCACCAATTCAATCACAGGATTGTTGCCATTGACGCCTGAAAAATTGTAAGCACTGTTGTTGGTGGTTACTACAAAATTGTCTGTGGTGGAAATACCAGCAGATGCCACATCAACTGCGGCTAGACCGCCAGGAATCCAATAGTATTGGCTGAAATTTATAAATGCATCAAAATCAACAAACGGATCCCAGGTATAATATTCACTTGAATATAATCTGTCTGGGCGGCCACCGTTGCCGCCTTGGAAACTTACTGCATCATTCAATCCAGGATAGGTAATGGCATTTTTGATAGTATCAGTATCAGGCACCAGACTGACCACGCCTGGCTCAAGTTGATAGTCTGCCCGTGTTTTTGTGGGTTCAACCACATACTTGTCGTTGGGGTTTACACCTGGGCCAACTGTACGACCAATAAAACCTTGTGTTTTTCTAAAGTTAGGCTCTTGGATCAGTTGATCAAGAGTGGCGGCCAAAAATTGTTTGTTGGCATCGGTCTGAAAAATTTCAGGAAGAAAATCTACGCTACGTGTGTTGGCCATTAAATTACTCCGCTACCAGGTGCGGTACGTAAGTTAGTACTGGTCAATGCTTCAATAACTTCAATGTTGTTGATTGTGGCACCATTTACAAATATTTCATTTGGTGCTGAACGAATCTCGTATAGATCGCCAAAGTACTTTTGGCTGTTGAGTGGTACCAAAACCACTGAACTAACAATTGTTCCAAGTTCTCTGTGTAGGTATGCGGCAAGTTCTGAGAAGTAGAAGGTGTCCCCAAAGTTCCACTTGTCAATTGAAAAGTATGTGTTCATTGCAGTAACTACACTGCTTTTGATTTCACTGGTACTAGCAGTTGATCCTTGTGCCCGAATCACTTTGATTGTGGCACGTAATTCTTGTGCGGCTTTTTGGCCAAACAAGGGTTTGAATATCACTGAATTTAAAATAATATTGTCACTCAACATTTTGTAATTTTGTAGGCCTTGGTATTCAGTTGACAACTCATCAATAGTGGGCACATCAGGTTCTACTACAGTACCTGTTGTATCACGAATCCAGTTTTGATAAGCAGTATAATAACTCAATGTAACAACATACAAGTCAATGATGTTGGTTGTGCCTGGGTCAATACGTGAAGTCAAAGGTGCGTTGTGACGATATTGGAAATACAATGCTTGACGACCAGTTCTGGCAATCCATTCATCAGTGACGTCAACCAAGGTTCTTGTTCCTATGTAATTCACTGACAACTGATAGAAAGCCTCTTGCTCGTAGGCATAAAATACTTGGCCCGGAGTCCAAGCACTTTTTTGCAATTCAATCTCGTCAAGGGTGCCATAGTCACTGGTCACCACACCTGGCTCTACCAACAGGTAGCGTTGCAGGTTATCAAAGTCCACAGTCTTTTGGAGATAGATATATTTTTGTGTGGAGTTTACAGTTGGTGCAACAATCTCACTAAAGAAGTCTGGATTATCAGGCACACCATCATTGTCACTGTCTCGATATCCTACCAGGACCTGGAAGTCATCAACATAGCCGTCGCTCTCTACAGGCTGTCCAATAATGGTCATGTAGATATCACCAGACAAGTGATCTGTGGAATCTGGCTGAGTATTCACTGCCAGCACATTGATAAAGTCTTTGATCACTGTGCCTGTGCGGCTGTCATAAATTTGTCCACCATCATAGTAGAAGAATCGTGTTTGTAACACTGATCCAAATGAGTATGCAAGTCCACGAAAGGTCACTGTATAGTTTTGATTTTGTACAACAAATTGTATCAACCAGGATGCATCCTGATTAGTGCCTGATGTGTTGCCGGCATACGCCTGACTCCAGGTCGAATCCTGTGCTAGGTTGGTGCTGGTAATTAGATACCAAGTATTAGGTGTGCCAGTAATGTCGCCGTTGTTGTCATACCCCAAGCCAAAATTTCGATTCAACAAAATTTGTTCGGCAATACTTTGTTCTATACTCACCGGTAAGTCAGTGACAAATAACGGAATAATAGTGTCAACCAGTGCGCCTGTGGGCACAAAATTATTGAGTGCCACAGGGCCTGCACCAGAAGGCAAGTTGCCAAGGCCGTTGTTGTAGCCCGACCCTTCAATACTGATTGGGCTGGCCCAAATTTCCAATGTCTGATCTGTTGAAGTTGGTGTACCCTGTTGTAACTTGTTGTTTTTATCAAAATAGTAACCAGTGGGCGGTACAAACTTAATCAAGCTTCCCACAGCCACATATTTGAATGCTGTGGTTGTGGTTGTGCCTACCGGAATAGGTGAGCCCGTGGGCCAGGCAGTTGAATAAACTGCATTTTTAAAGTATCCAGTAGTTTCGTTAGCCAGTGTAGTACTTTGTGTCCAACTTGCGTCAGTGACCCAGGTTGTGCCGCCATATGTGGGCAATGAAGTGTCTGTGACTCTTGGGAAGTTTTCATAATAAAACTGGCGCATGGTGTTTGCACCAATGGCCGGCTGAACTTGATTGGTAGTGAAATCAGCAATCTCATTGCGATTGGTCCAGGAGAACAAGATAGTGGGAAGAATGTTTTGTTCCCACAAGCCGCCGTCGCTGCCAAAACTGTTGGTGCTGGAATACTTGCCTGTGTTGTCAACCAAGTCAAGGTAACGACTTGTGCCAATTGATGCACGATTTAGGGCCTTGCTTTTGACAATTGAGTTGTATTGTGTGTATGGAAAGAGGTTGTAATCTTCTCCGTTGACCATACGGTCTTGTGTGTAATAGCGGGCAGGAGCACGTTGTTTGATAGCATCAATAGTTTCACGTGCTTGACTGTTTGAAACAGGTTGAGTAATGCCACAAGTGAATGTCAGTGTTTCAAGATTGCCAGCACGACTGATATAACTGATTGGAATTTGTACGGCCTGCATTTCTGCAGGATTAATGATGTATTGTAAACCGTTTGATGCACGAACATAAGCACGGAATGTGCCTACTGGAATTTCTGAGAACACACCATCGCCAAACACCATGGTAATTTGGTCGTTGGTTCTTGATGTAACAGTATAGATAGGACGAAGGGTGGTGCCCACTTGCTCGGCACCAGCAGAGTAAATGTTTTCAGTATATGCCCATTCGCGATTGATGTTGCCCACGTTGTCTAACTGGAACAACCAACGATCTTCATTGTTGACGCCTTCAATGTTGATGTTTACAGTACGGTTGCTGACTTTTTCAGCCAAGTTAAAGTCTTGGTTCTGTAACACGCCTTGTTTGAACATAAAGAAGTAACCAGTGTTGGCTGATTGAAATCCCAGGCTGTCGTTACGGAACAAGATGTTGAATGGTTGATTGGCCTGTGGCGGCGGCTCGTACACGTAAGTTTCGCCTACTGATGTGGATGTCATGGCTTCAAATGGCATGTTCACACCGTCTACTGTGGCAGTATACGGTACCACTGGCAAATATCCCGGCACTAGATTGATACCATACTCGCTGGTAACTACACCTAATATAGTTTGTTTGTTGCCAGGTCGTCCGACTTTTTGTGTATCAACCAAACTGGCATTGATAACTGTGGTGAATTGTTCTTGCCAGTCTGGATTGGTTTGGTCAGCCCAGTTGATTGTGAAATTTGCTAAATTTACGCCTTGGTAGTCCACAACGTTTTCTGTTGTGGTAACTGAAAATACTTTGAGTAGCCCTTGTGCGGCAACGTTGCGTTTGGCAGTGTAACTGACCAAGTTGGCCAGGCGTACCACTGAATCACGACGTTCTGCCGTGTCCATGTAGTTTTCTCTAGTGTTTAGATCTGTACGGAAGGCCAGTGCCTGTCCCATGAACGCAATAACGTCTAATAGAGCAATGTATTCTGACGATTCAATGTAGTCATTGAATGTTTCTGGGTAGTACAAACGCAGGTAATCAACAAAACTTTTGCGCAGAGTTTCAAAATCATAACTTTGAAAATCGGCTTCGCGATAGGTTTGATAGATTTGTTTCCAATCTTCTACGCCAAATATCGCTGTTTGTCTAGTTGTTTTTGCCATTGTACTGAGCCTCTTCTTTTATTTATGGAAGTTAAAAACCGCTCAGTTTATACGTATGATGCTGAACGTTGTTCTAAATTAAAGAAAATACTCAGCCTTTGTGCTTCTGTGCTAGGCACCACTGCCAGTTGAATTTCAAGTAGTATGCCATTCTCTTGTGGATATACCTGTGTGTCACTGATGTAGATTCTTGGATCGCCGCCGGCCACTCGTTGAATCTCTGTCACTATGTTGGTTTGCAAGTCTTCCAATTGATTCTCAAACAAGAAGTCCCACAAGGTAGTTCCGTACGCGGGGCGACCGGGCAGTTGCCCTTGACGTATATTAAATGCGTTTAGCAGGTCGCGTTTGATCAACTCAAAGTCCGTGAGAGTGAACTTTTTGTATTGTTTTTGTGTGTTGAATCCAATGAATGTTTGTGCCATGTGGTATTTATGGGTGCTTATTCGTTGGCGCCGCGCCCTTCAATCTTGAGACTCAATGCATACAATCTTTGTTTTTGTTGAGTTGATAATGCCAATGTGGCTTGAACTTTTGCGGCAATGGCATCAACTGAGAATTCTGTACTTTTTATTGTGGCCTGTTCACTGGCGGGCAGAGTAGCGAACGAGTCAACTATTGCTGTAACTAAAGGAAGACCATTGATGTTGTAGTAGTTTCGGATGGCATCACGTTCAGAGTTGAGCGCATCATACTGCGCCTGTGTGATGGTCTGTTGATTCTCCAAGGCTGCAAATTTTGAATCCAGCGCGGCCAACTTTTGTCCAGTGGGATTGAGGTAATTGTTGAAATATGCTGTGGCTCGATCTATGTATTCTTGTGCTGTGCCTGTACTGGCCTTGGCTGTGTAACTAGGCACAGGGATTTTTGGATCACCTACTACTCTGGTGCTGGCAGCATCCAGTGTGGCTCGATTCACTGTGTCTATCTTGGGCACAGGAATATCTTGTTGTTTGAATGCTGTGGGTATCTTGGTGTTAACCAAGTTTACTGCGAACGCACTGTCGCGCACAGAACTTGAAAAGGCTGCTTGTATTGAGCCTGTGGCATCGCCTGGAATAGGTAAACCTTTTGCAAATGCTTCTGCGTTGGGTAGACTTTTGGCGGCATTCAGTGCCATGCCGGCAATGCCCTGACTGGATAAGTTTTGCACAGGCACCCCTACTGCACCCAGTCCTGCCACACCTTTGGTCATAAGGTCTTGCTGTATTTGACTTTGTTTGCCGGCATTGCCTAACAAATCACCCACACCTTTGATGCCATCTTTCCCGGTCCAGGCTGCCGGACTCTTGACCACATTGGCAAATAAACTAGCACCCTTGGCTGCCAAGGCTGCCACGCCAGGTTTGACATAGCCTGCGGTCTCTAGCTGTTTTAGGTCAAATCCAAATGATCCAAGTCCCTTACTGTTGCTGACAGCATCAGCGGCCTGTCCCACTAGATTCTTTGCCTGTGCCAACACACCATTTACTTCTGGTATGCTCATGGGACCAATGCCACTCACAGCACCGGCACCAGTGATACTGCTGGCCACTTTTGTGAAGTCAGCAGTGTTGATAGGGTTAGTTACAGGAAAGCCAGTTATGGTTTTGTTTATAGTTTGAATAGAGGAAACCGCTGTGGATCCTTGTATCACTGCCGCACTTACCAAAGGGTTGCCTGCTCCTGCGGCACCGGGTATCTTTGATAATGCACCGGATATGGCCGAGACCGCGGGACCTACTGCGGCAGTTAATCCTGCGGCAATGCCTGCTAGTGATCCTCCGAGTGCTCCGCCTGCACCACCAAGAGAGGTACTAATAGATCCTAATGGTACAGTGCTTCCCACACTGCCAAGTGCACCAGCCAGGCTGCCTTGTGCTTGTTGCAGGGCGGATTGGGCACTTGCAAGGCCGTCGGCTGCTTGTGAAGCCGCAGATAAACTTTCGCCTGGTTTGAATCCTGTTAGACTTCCGGTGTCTGCTTGTTTTTTGAAGATTGCAAATGCCTGTTCTCGAGTGAGCCCCGGGGGTCCTTTGAGCGAGAACGTGGACGATGTACCTTGAGCAGTTGTTTGAGTTAGATTTGAGGATGCCGGTGCCTGTGTTCCAGAAGTGTCTTCAGGTGGTCTTGGGTATCCAAGGCTTGTGAGGCTGGGTAACCCTCGACGCAGACGTTCAGCATTGGTTCTATCCCAAATTATATAATCGTTACCTGTATATGTCAAGTCTGAATCGGCAGTGCGAGAAAAAAGGTTGGTATTGATACCTGCACCAAGAGCGGTTGCAGAACTATTGAGTTGATTGAGATCAAATGTAAATTCAGCCATGTTATTGCGCCTGTATTTCTATACCAGGAGGTACTGGTACTGCGCCTGGTGGCGGTGAGGGTTTACCCTCTTCAAATGCAATTTCAACATCCACACCTTTGTTATGATAAGGATAAGGTTCGTGCGTAGGCGCACGGCTCACGGTGCTCTCAAGTCCTTCAGGTTTGACTATCCAACCCTTGCTGGTATCCCATTCAGTATCATCCAACAAGGTTGTGGTCAATGGTTGTGGATTAGAGACCGTGCCGGCGGCAGGACCGTTGAGATCAATACCACCTGCTTGTAAAGCCAGCGCAGATCCTGCACCCCAAGACCCTGATGTGCTGTTTAATGTAAGTGTGCCATCTGCTTTGACTCCAATGGTGCCTTTGCTATACAAAGTAATATCATCTTGTGCCTGCACACTCAAGAATGTATTTGTTTCTAACTGCATATCTTCCATGCTTTTCATTTTTAAATAACGACCAGCAAACATGTTGATGTCACGATCAGCATGCAGGTTTATATCACCCTTGGTACGAATGTTTACTGAGTTTGTGGCATACACATCCACTGTGCCTTCTACTCCAAATTCAATCCAAGTTTGTCCATTGGCATGAACAATATAGAAAAAGTTTCCAGTATCACTCATGGTGATTTGATGGCCTTTTGAGGTGCGTAATCTCAGCAGGGCATTGTTGCCTTCGGTATCACCATCATCCATCACAAAGCTATGGCCGCCCACACGTCCAATGACTTTGGCATCACCTGGTTTGATTTCGCCGGCATTGAGTTTGGCATTGATATCGTTGGGTTTCATGCCGCCCTGATAAATGGCTGTGCCAGGGGTACTGATTCCAAACACAGCACTGGGGGTCTCTCGTTGACTGCTGGAGTTGATTGTGCCGCGTTCGTTGTCGGTTATAAGACCTTGTTGAAGCAATGCTTGAGCCACAACACTTTGCACAGGTTTTATGCCGTCAAAAAATCTTGGATTGTTAAACAGTTCATCGTTGTTGATGTTGATTTCTGCCACAGGCAAACGTGAAGCATTGGCAAAATATGATTCTTGATTTTGATTCTGTACTTCTGCTTGTGATTTAGCCACTGAGCCAATGGCCGGAACCATGCGCCCTGTGCCTTGTTCAGGAGCAACGCCAATGTAATAACCTTGGCTGCGGTCACCATTTACAAAAATGCAAATTACAGTGACTCCCACATCTGGCGGAGTAAACCACATGCCATAACTGTTGGGGGTGCCAGGGTAACCACCATTGTCCTGGGTTTGACCATTGGTGGCAGTTGTTGGCGTGTTGCCATAAAAAGGCGGCATATAACTCACTGTGGTCCACTTGGCATCGTTTTTCATGCCGTCTTCCCCGCCGTCTGCAAATGCTTCAATGTACACCTGTAGTCGGCCGCTACGAGTCGGGTCTACGGCGCTCATGACCACACCAGTAAATGGACCAAACTCCGAAGGTACACCTCCGCGGTCTAGTTTATAGTTACCAGGACGGCCTTTGCTACGCTGTACATTATCTACCATGTGTGTCCTTTAATCATCAGTTTTGTTTATTGGATTTATAGCGGGATTAGTGGTGCTAGTCGGTCCGACTGGTGATTGACTACCGCGTCCTTGATTGCCACGGGCGGCAGCGGCCGCATTAGCCCTTGCTATTACACCAGTTAGTTTAGGTGGTCCACTATTGGTTGTCTCAGTTGACGCAATAGTTCCGCCGGTACCGTCTGTGGGCGGTCTTGGTGCCCCTGCTGGCAATACCCGACTGCCGTTGTTAACACTTTGTTGAGAACCATTATTATTATCCCAACCACTTGCTCCGTTTGAATCAAACGGGGGCAGTTTACCTTGCGTACTTGCGACTGCCGCCTGTTTATCCCAACTATTTCCCCCGGTTCCCGAATCAAAAGCGCCAAAGTTGCCGGTGCGTAATGACGCTTGTTTGTCCCAACTATTTCCCCCGGTTCCTGAATCAAAAGCACCAAAGTTGGTATTTGCATTGTTACGACCACCGGTGCCGGCACGCTTGGTATCTGGGCTGGCATTGGCTGTGGATGCCGCTGCCGCAGGATTGGCAGAGTTCTTGCCAGACGGTATTGGAAACATATACAACGTTCCTTCCAGTGCTTGTTCAAAACTGCCGCCCTTGAATTCACTTGTAACCTTGGTGGCAATGTACACACGACTCTGCAGAGGCTTTTTGTCAGGGCCAGTTCGTTTTGCATAAGGATCTGCCAGGCCAGTACTGAGATCATAATCTTCTGGACGTTGCCATAACATTTCAAACATGATGTCTTGACTGTCAAAACTTATGGATCCGTCTGCTTCAAATCCTGTTCTGGCCGCAGGGTATACTGTGCTGGCAGTGACCGGTCTGAATTGACTGCCTTGCATGATCCAAGCAGGATCTCCAATAATTCGTACCTTGGCGGCAGCAAGGTCACTGGGACTGTACAATAGATCAGCGGCATTGGCATTGGGTTCAAGTTCTTTGCCTTCGGCACCAAAACTACTTTCTCCGCTTCTTGGACTATAAACATACTTCACTAGGTCTGCCATACTACTGGTAAATCTTTTGCCCTGTTGATTTCTCATGCTTGTGCCAGGGCCGTTGCCACTCAACGTGGCTGTAAACATTGTGTTGAGTGTTTCTTGATAATCTTTGACCGCGGTATTTTGTCCAGTGAACCAGAAAGGATAACTTTTGTGTATGCCGGAAAATTTGGTAGCGGGAAAGTATTGACTGTTGAGATTTTTTACTAGAAACGGGCTCACAGTATATTTAATTTTGTAAGCATAGTCATTTCGATTGCTGTCAAAGTCCTTGCGTTCACAACTCATGCTGATGGTAAACCAGGTGACATTTCTAGTTGTTTGTTGATTGAGTGTTTGTTCACCGTCAGCGTCTACTACCACTAGTTTTTGTTTGCCAATATAACTTGAATTTCTAATAACCAGTTCAATCACTTGCAAGATTTGTTGACCGGCTGTGATACTGAAATTACGATTTTCATAATCAACTGAAATGGTGTTTTGATTTAATGCTTTTGTATCTGTAGTTGGTGGCTTTGCATTTGGTGTTCGTCTATGATCTTTTTTGACATTGGGAAGTTGTATTTTGGCGGCACTGATGTCAGCGGCGCTGGCCAGGCCTGGTATGCCAACAAATTCAATTGAGTATTCATCGGCTATCAAATAGTTTCCAGATTCAACTTGTTCTTTTTGAAAGTCATTCATGGCAGCCATCAAGCCCTCGGTGATTGTTTTCTTGGGACTGGGTGCCGCAGTAGCAGTAGGCGGAGGTTTGTATGAGGAACCGCTGCCGGGTGCGGCCTGAGCCGCTCTCAATCGATCTTGGTCTGTTTGTGCTTGATTATCCCAACCGCTTCCTGACCCGGTATCAAAGGGAATATTAAAACTGGTAGATTTGCCTGGATCAGCATTGGGTGCTGTGCCTGTTGAGTACTTGGCATTTCCTCCCAGCAATCCTCCCACAGTGCTATCCACCAGTTGCACATCATATGGTATGGTTCCGCGACTGGAGCCGCCGCCAATGTTTTGCCCAATAGGAGCGGCTTCAAATTCATATGCGACTGTTTTTGTGCCAATGGTCCAGTTGACCTTGGCAATTATGAAAGGTATAAATTTTTCTACCACAGCCGCAGGGTCGCTAGTGTTCACAGGAGAATCTAGGCCGCCTTTGATAGGGTATACAATATTGCCACTTTCGTCGTAGCCGTAAAAACGCAGGACCATGAGATATGTTGCGGCAGTGTAGTTTATCTTGCCAGTGCTTTCTTTAGGTTCAAAGTTGGCCACCGCTTCGTACAAGCGATCCAACAGTGTGATGCCTTGAGGTTCCACAACTGTGAATTTGAGAGTACTGGCAAGATGTGCGGCACCTGTGCCTTTGCCCATGCACTGAGTTTCTAATGTAACTGAGTCAATAAAAAAATCGTTTGTGAAGAATGGACTACGATTGGCTGATGGGTATGCAGGTGCGGCAGTTCCATAAAACCCGCCTTCTTGTGCATCAGCATCGCCGCCACTGCTGCCTGTGGGGAATGGAGGTCTAATGACACCGTCACTGACTCCTGCACCGCCCGATTGAAACAGCAAGTTGTATCCATCAATTTTTTTATCTTTGCTGTTCATCAATTTTGAATACTGAGCCTTGTTCATCAAATATACCGATGCTGACCAAGCATAATTGTTGTAGCGATCTAGAATATTAGGCTGTGGCGTAACCTGTATGGGATCGGCCTGGGCCGCATTTAGATTGGTTTGCTTGGTATTAGTACTGTTGTTTGCGGCATCATCTCTAGTGGGTGTGCCTGGTTCTGTGGTCAAATCAACGCCACCAGGTATGCCACCGGGATCATACAACTCACCTGTTTCAGGATTTTTTCTAAGATTAGATAGTGTGCCATCTTCGGCTCTGACGTTGATGCCTTGTGTGTATGGACCTGTGGCCTGTGTTTGTTCCGTGGTTCTTGTTGGTGCATCAGTGCCGGTGGTACCACCAGTGTCAGATGTGACTGGAACATCAGCATTGGTTGGAGTGGTGGTAGCGGGTGGAGCAACTATGCGACCGCCTGCTTTGACTTGGGCAGCCGCTGGTTTAGTAGGACCTTGAGGACCATCTTCGCTGGCAGATTGACTGGCAGTAGCAGGCGGTGGCGGTTGCGTTGGAGATGCGTTTGCTTGTTGCGCTTCAGCTCCTTCAATTTGCCGGCGTAGTACGGCCGCTTCGTCTTGATATTGAGTTTGCAAAGATGCAATTTGGGTATTAATTGCATCTTCCTGGGCTCGTAAAACTGCCGCACCTTCTCTATCTCCGCCAGCAAACAACCTTCGTCGTTGTTCTTGTATGCTGTCTTGTTCTCGTGCTAGTGCCGCCACCTTGTCAAGGTTAGCGTCTATCAAACGTTCTAAGTTAGATAATCTAGCCTGTAGTTCTGCCACGGTAGCCATAGGTTAGAATCCCAAGGCTGTTTTCAGCGTGGTAATTTTTGGCAAGTAGATCAATGTACCAACAGCAAAGTCCATGGGTGGTGCTTGCAAGGTGTTGGGGTTGCGTTGATAGAACACCCACCATAGACCAGCGTTGCCATACAAGTCAAATGCCAGCAGGTCTGGTCTATACTGATAGGTGGTGTTGATAGTAAATGTCAGGTCGTCATTTTCCTTGGGTATGGGTCTATTGACCATGGTTTCAAGAAAGAACTGACTGTAGCCAGTTTGATAGTAAGGACTGGTTGCGTCGTATTGTGCCATTACCAGAACCCTCCTTTGAGTAGGTCACCGTTGGCAAAGCCTGCTAGGCTGAACTGTTTGCTGATTTGAGCACGAGTTTGTGCAGGTATTAGTGTGATATCAATTTCCATTTTGGTTGGTACATAACTGGATGGCACAAGATTTTGAACACTGCCTGCTACTGAGTTAGGGGACGGGGGTGGCGCCTGTGCACCTTTTGTCAACAAGGCATTGGCCAATCTAGTCAACCCAGATAGTGATCCACCGGCTGGTAAACTGGCCCCAGATGGGTTGTAGCGATTGTTCAAATTCAGACCAAAGTTGTTGGGATTGGTTGTTCTTATGTAGTCCACGTCGTTGGGCAAGGTGTAATTAAACGAACTGATCACCACCGGATGATCAGAGAATTGATAGCCTCCAAATCCATTTAACAAACATATAGGAGGAGGTGTACCACGTTCAGGGTCTTGGCCGTAGAACATTTTGGTTGCTGATCTAAAGAAATGTATCACTGCCAGCAAGTAGTTGGCTTCTGTAGTGTTCTGTGCTGTGAACGTGCCACGAATTTGTATGTCTCCCACTCTTGAGTTCTTGTAGAACAGTCCACGATAGTTTGAATGCACTAGATCATACTGTTCATAGTTGGCTGAATAAGTTGTGGTAATGTTTGGTGTGTAAGGAAATATCACGCCATCTGTACCCGAGCCGGCCTTGAGAGGTGCTAGTATACCTGGATCATTGGCATTGTACAAGTACTGTGCTTTTGGGCCAAGACTAAGTCTCACACGCCAGTCGGTGTTGCCTGGTTGTTTGTAACGTGCTTGAATTGTGGACTGTTGTTTGGCTCGTCGCACTATTGCGGCAGATTGTGCCGCTTCTTCAGACACAGCATCGTTGGCACCTTGAAAAAGATTTTGCGACGCAATTTGTTCAGCATCACTGGTATAACCAGTTGACAACGGATCAACTGCGTCTGGTGGATAACTTGTGGGTTGTACCGCCTCAATAGGCATGCCAAATTGATCAACTGGATTGCCACTACTGTCAACAAAGCCGCCCGAACCTTCTGGATCTGGCTTTACATCAAACCCTTCTCCGCCGGTGCCTGGATCAACCAGTGCAGCCGATTGGGTTAGATTATCACCGGTGGGTATTAATGATCCATTGGCATCAACAGGCTGACCATCTCCGTTGACAAATCCACCAAAGCCATCGGGAAATACATTGCCAAATCCTTCACCACTATTGTTTACATCGACTAGTGCGGCTGATTCAGTAACATTATCACCAGTGGGTATCAATGATCCATTGGCATCAACGGGTTGACCATCTCCGTTGACAAATCCACCAAAGCCATCGGGAAATACATTGCCAAATCCTTCACCACTATTGTTTACATCGACTGGTGGAGGAAATTCAACAAAATTTTCTGATGCCAACTGATCTCTTTGATCTTGCTGAAACGCTTCTTGTACTGCAAGTTCATTGTCGGTCAGTGGATCAACATCTAAATTAGTATCAGCAGGTTGTTGGTTGGCTAAATTTTGTTCTGCTTCTAATCTTGAGGTTTCAAATGGATCCTCGTTGGTGTTAAAATCTTGTGCCTGGCCTACTGCAATTCTGTCTCGTGTGGCAATTTGTTCAGCGTCCGTGACAAAATCAGGCTGTAGGCCAGGATCCACTAGAGCTGCCACCTGGCCTGGACCTTGTCCGCTGTCAGGATTGCCGCCACCGGCTGCATATCCATCAGCATTGGCTTCAATTACTAGTTCTTGTTCTGCTGTGTTGTCGTTGGCCAATCGAATATAATTTTCTTGACTGGCATTGTTGGCTTCTAGTTCTGCTCTACGTGCATCACTAATATTAGCATCTGCTAGTTCAGCATTGTTTTCAGCAATGATTTGTTCAGCGTTAGAGATGCCAACTTCGTTCCTGGCAATGGCTCCGTTTGCCGCATCAATATTCTTGAGATTGGTATTGTTTGTACCTGGGTACAGTGCCGCGGCATCTGCGGCTGTTTGTTGATCCTGTGCTGTGCGTTGGTCGGCAGTTAATGTTCCTGTGCCGTTGTAAAAAGCATCTGCTTGATCAGCATCGAGTGTGGTTCCGGAATAGGTTGTGGGTGGCACTCCTGCAATGGGCATGCCGACGGAATCAACTGGATCGCCTTGAGCATTCACAAAACCACCATTGCCGTCAGGCGTACCAAGTCCAAATCCTTCACCACCATTGTTTGTATCCACTGCGGTGTTGGACGTAGGAGGTCCAGTCACAGGTGCCACTAGAGCGGCTGTTCCTGAGCCAGTGGTTGCGGCTGTTGTTGACGCTGTGGGTTTTGCGCCAAACAAACCGCCCACAGTAGCAGAGAAGTTGGTAAACAGTGAACTCAAACCCGATCCGCCGCCGGTACCGCCGCCTAGCAGTCCACCAAACAGTCCTTTGATTGTGCCCAGGGCATTATCTATACTGGGCAAGCCTGTGTTTAGATTACCGAACCCAAAGCCGCTGGTGGCAATGAGTGTGGAATCTGGCAGTTGTGGTATGCCTAGTCTGGCACGAATGTACGGATCTGTGGGATCTGCCCCGCCAAGATCTTGTAATTGCGTTGGTGTTAATCCATAGTATGGATTATTAACTGGACTAGAATATGTTGTGGGTGGTACTCCTGCAATGGGCATGCCGTTTGAATCAACCGGATCGCCTTGTGCGTTGACAAAGCCACCGTTGCCATCAGATGTGCCTAGACCAAATCCTTCGCCACCATTGTTTGTATCAACTGCGGCTTTTGATGTTGCTGGCCCAACGCCAGCATAGTATGGCTGACCGTTTTCTTGATTGATCTTAAAGCCAGGCATTAAATTGCCGTCATCGTCATACTGCGGGAATTGACTGGGATCACTTGCTGGTTGTACTGGAGTATCCTTTGTACTCGGACCTACTCCAGCATAGTATGGCTGATTGTTTTCTTCATTGATTTTAAAACCAGGTTGTAAGTTGCCTTCGTTGTCGTAGGCCGGGAATTGACTGGGATCACTTGCTGGTCGTACTGCTGAGTCTTTTGCGGCAGTTTGATACACAGTTTTTTTAGTATTGGTAGTGGTATTCGGTACTGTGTTGGTCGTAGGAGGTTTAGGAGGGTTTGCTACCACTGTAGTTGTTCCGCCGTCAGATTCCGGGGCAGTTCCACCAGCAGAATTTATTAAATATGGATCCATTTGAGTATTCCTATATGTTATTTACCCATTTCTAAAACGGCGTATTTTAACAAACAGGTTGACAAGTGTTGTAAATGTGCTACAATAAATACATAACAGGAGACACAGTCACTCATGACTTTATTACCCAAGGCGGCACCTCGTGTCAATTATCTCAACAACAGAGATATTTTAAAAGAAATTCACCTCAGTAAAAACAACTACTGCTGGTATCAAGACCGAGCAATGGATCATCAATTTGATATTATTTTGCCTAGTATAGACAAGATCAACCAACGTACTATAGCAGAAGCTAGGCGCAACCGAGCAGATCGTTTAAAGCGAGAAGGTACTATTGTAGACCCTAAAAAGATACCCAACACAGAAATTGTGTTCCGTATCACTTGCTGGGAACACATACCCCGGGCGCCTAAAAAAGTAACCAAAGCCGAAGCCAAAAAGCGCAAGTTAGAAGAAATACTAGATCTAGATGATGCCACCGAGGATGATCCGTTGGCAGACATTGTGGATGTGCCTGTGTTGGACATGAATCACGTGCGTGTGAACTTTCCCCCGTTTGAGCACTATCGCATAGACGATGAAAAGAGACCATTCATTGTGGGCCGTAGTCACTGGCGGGGAGATTTGGTCTCAGGTGAGTTTTCCAAGGACCATGGAGACATGACCAAAAAACTAGCCCTGATGTTTATGAAATTATGCGAAAGATATGCTACAAGGAGTAACTGGCGTGGATACACCTACAACGAAGAAATGCGGGGGCAAGCCTTGCTACAACTCAGTCAAATCGGATTGCAATTTGACGAATCAAAATCGCAGAACCCTTTTGCGTATTATACTGCCGCTATCACTAATAGTTTCACTCGTATCTTGAACATTGAAAAGAAAAATCAAAACATCCGTGACGACATTTTGGAGATGAACGGACTCAATCCTTCATGGACTAGACAGAACTCTGGCAAACATTCAATGGCCGCCATGTCCGGACCGGTTGTAAGTAGCCTGGATGAGTAGTATACTAGTAGGATGACAAATCTATTTCGTAAAGCCGCGGTCTTCACAGACATTCACTTTGGCTTGAAAAGTAACAGCACTCAACACAACGAGGACTGCCTAAATTTTGTCAAGTGGGCCACTGCCAAGGCCCGGGCTGAAGGCTGTGAGACCTGCATGTTCCTGGGCGACTGGCACAACAACCGTGCCAGCCTAAACATTGTCACGCTGAACTACAGCCTACAAGCACTGGAGCACATGAATGATAATTTTGAAAACGTGTATTTCATTCCTGGTAATCATGATTTGTATTATCGAGACAAGCGCGACATACAAAGTGTGGAATGGGCAAAGCATCTCCCTAATGTACAGATATGTAACGATTGGTTTAGCCGTGGTGATGTTGTCATTGCTCCTTGGCTTGTAGCCGATGATCACAAGCGTATTCCTAAACTAAAGGGCAAGTACATGTTTGGGCACTTTGAATTGCCTGGATATCTAATGAATGCCATGGTGGAGATGCCAGATCACGGTGAAGTACGCAGAGAAGACTTCGGAAACTTTGAACATGTGTTTACTGGACACTTTCACAAACGACAGACCAAAAAAAACATCACCTACATTGGCAATTGCTTTCCGCACAACTATGCCGATGCCGGCGACGACGATCGTGGCATGATGATTCTGGAATGGGGCAAAGAGCCAGAGTTTCATGCCTGGCCCGATCAACCAAGATATCGTGTGCTGGGCCTGGCCAGCATTATCGACAACGCACCCAAATTATTAGCAACCGGCATGCATGTTCGAGTGCAGTTAGACATTGAAATTTCATACGAAGAAGCCAACTTCATCAAAGAAAAGTATATCAAAGAATATGGCCTGAGAGAGATGGCTTTGATACCCAACAAGAACAGTTCAGTAGACACAGACATGGCGCCGGGCGAAGTCAAGTTTGAATCAGTGGATCAAATTGTCACAGATCAGATTACCAATATTGAGTCAGAATTCTACGACAACAAATTACTGTTGAAGATTTATCAGACTTTATGATCTTATCAGATACCACATGGTTACAAGTAGAAAACTCAACCAAGTGCAATGCTTGGTGTCCTGGGTGCGGTCGTAATCAAGGTGGGTACAAACTTACTCCTGATCTGGTAGTCGAAGACCTGGCCACAGAAAGATTCGAAGAAGTTTTAAAAAAACTTCCCAACTTAGAAACTATACAATTTAGCGGTACCTACGGAGATACCATGGCTGCTAATAATGTGTTAGAGCACATTGATCTAGCAATAAGGTACGCAGGCAAAATTCAAATTCACACACATGGCGGCATACGTTCCACTCAATGGTGGACTGACTTAGGAACTCTACTAAAAGATTTGAATCACGATGTGTGGTTTTGTTTAGATGGACTCAAAGGAGTGCATGAAATATATCGTCAGGGCACAGACTTTGACAAAACCGTTGCCAATGCACAAGCGTTTATTTCTGCTGGCGGTTATGCCACATGGCAGTTTATTCCATGGGCACACAACGAACATCAAATAAAAGATTGTATGAGATTAAGTCAGCAGATGGGTTTTAAAAAATTTAAATTTGTAACCAGTGTACGGGAAACTATAAGTGCCCGTCACTGGCAAACTGGACAACCAATAGAATTTCGACCATGGAGCAGAAGCAATATTACTAATACATATCATTTAAATCCCAAACGCGATAGTATTAGATTGTCTGATTGCAGACATCTAACAAAAAAAACTGTGTATCTAAACGCCAACGGAAAAATAAGTTCTTGCTGTTATCTAAATGTGCATCGGACTGCTGACGCAGATGTATTACCCGATATCGAGAGCGAGATTCTCTCTCAAGCCCATCCATTGTGCTTGACCAATTGCGGCAATGGTGTTAAACTGGTTCATCAATGATTCAAATTAAAAATTTAACTGTTAAAAACTTCATGAGTGTGGGTGCGGCCACTCAAGGCATCGACTTTGACCGTAGTGATCTCACGCTTGTGCTGGGCGAGAATTTGGACTTGGGCGGCGACGGCTCACGCAACGGCACAGGCAAGACCACAATCATCAATGCTCTAAGTTATGCCTTGTATGGACAAGCACTGAGTAACATCCGCAAAGACAATCTGGTAAACAAGACCAATGGCAAGAACATGTTGGTCAGTTTGGACTTTGCAGTCAATGCACAAGAGTACAGAATTGAACGTGGACGCAAACCCAATGTGCTACGTTTCTATATCAACAACGAACACAAGGCCGCTGAAGACGAAGCACAAGGCGACAGTCGTGAAACACAAGATGCCATTGAGCGTGTGATGAACATGAGTCATGACATGTTCCGACATGTGCTGGCCTTGAACACTTATACAGAACCTTTCTTAAGTTTGAAGGCCAATGATCAGCGAACTATCATTGAGCAGTTGCTGGGTATTACCTTGTTGAGTGAACGTGCTGATGCAATCAAAGAACTCAATCGCCAGACCAAAGATGCTATTCAGGCAGAAGAGTTTCGTATCCGTGCTGTGCAAGAAGCCAACAAACGCATTGAAGAACAAATTGAAAGTCTGCGCAAGCGCCAACGTCTTTGGACAGCCAAACGTGACGAAGATGTGGGCAAACTACAACAGGCCATTGCGGATCTTGAACACATTGACATTGATGCTGAAGTACAGGCACACAGAGATCTAGAAGCATTTCATGTGAAGAAAAAAGCCCTAGACGATGCCAGTCGTTACATTCGTCAAATTGATTCTGATGATGCCAAACTAAATCGACTGCTAGACAAACTCAAAACAGAAATTGAGGCCCTGGATGCTCACCGGTGTCACTCATGCGGTCAGGACTTGCACGATGACAAGCAGGACGAGTTGAAACAGACCAAGCAGGCCTTGGTACAAGAAACAGCACTACAACTCCTGGCCAATGACACACAACGCCAAGGGCATGAAGATACCGTTATCCAGATTGGTACATTAGGCACAGCACCCATGGTGTTTTACGATTCGCTTGAGCAAGCATTGAATCATCGTAATACTGTGGAAACCCTACGCAAAGATTTGACCTCACGATCTGCTGATGCAGATCCTTACGAAGAACAAATTGCAGACATGCAAGGACAGGCCTTGCAAGTTGTGTCATATGACACACTGAACGAACTTACTCGTTTGCAAGATCACCAGGACTTCTTGCTCAAACTGTTGACATCAAAAGACAGTTTTGTACGCAAGAAGATCATTGATCAAAACTTGAGTTATCTAAACGCCCGTCTCACACACTATTTGGATCGTATTGGCTTGCCACACACTGTGAAGTTTCAAAACGATTTGACTGTGAGCATTGAAGAACTGGGTCGTGAATTAGATTTTGATAATTTGAGTCGTGGTGAACGTAACAGATTGATACTAAGTATGAGTTGGGCGTTCCGTGATGTTTGGGAAAGTTTGTACTCACCAATCAACTTGCTGTTCATTGATGAACTGATTGACAACGGGCTAGACACACAAGGTGTAGAGAACGCACTGGCTTTGTTGAAAAAGATGAGCAGAGAGCGTCACAAGTCAATCTGGCTTGTTTCACACAGAGATGAACTGGCTGGACGTGTGGAGAACATTCTCAAGGTAATCAAAGAGAACGGTTTCACTAGTTATAACACGGATGTTGAACTTGCGTGATGTAAAAGTATTACACCTAGAACCCACAGACGTGTGCCAAGCGGCATGTGCGTTGTGTGCTAGAGAAACTGACAAAAACTTTAGAAAAGATCGTCAGCATCATCTCGCTATGAATCAAATACTACGAGTGTTTGGCAAAGAAAAAATTCAACAACTAGACAAAATGTTCATGTGTGGCAATTATGGTGATCCTGCCGCTGGTAAGCATACCTTAGATATCTTTCAAGAATTTAGAAAGATTAATCCCAACATTGTGCTAGGCATGAATACCAATGGTGGTATGCAAACTACATTTTGGTGGCACGAACTAGCAAAAATATTAAATCAGCCACAGGACTATGTGGTATTTTCAATTGATGGCCTAGAGTCCACCAATGCTACATACCGTCAAAATGTAGTTTGGAACAAACTAATGAGCAATGCTCGATCGTTTGTGGAAGCAGGCGGTTCTGCACATTGGGACATGTTGGTATATCGCCACAATCAACACGAGGTTGATGCTTGTGAACAACTGGCCAGAGATTTAGGATTCTCTTGGTTCCGAGCCAAAGTTTCAAAACGTGGATTTACTGAATCGCTACAGTTTCCCACAGGATGGCAATCAATAGAAAAGCAGGCCACTGGTATCAGTTGTCATGCGTTACGAGAGCAAAGTGTTTACATAGATGCACAAGGCCGTCTCGGACCTTGCTGTTGGTTGGGCGCAAGACAATTAGATTTTGTTACAGATGTAGATACTATTCCCACACAGGATCCTGTGTGCTTGTCTGCATGTGGGCAAACTGCCTTGGGCACAGCATTTGATCAACAGTGGCAAAGAGAGGTAGCATTATGTTAGTTGATGCTATATATAATATTGTTGTTTGACTTTGATGAATCAATTTACTAAAATTACTCCAACAGAACATTACTTTTTAGTAAGTTGGATCCAACACATCCGATGCAATTATGATTGCATGTATTGCCCTGAGAATAGACATAATGATTATTCACCGTTGCCCGATTTTGATACCATGTGTCAACATTGGAAACAAGTTTTTGAAAAAACTAAACATCGTAATCTACCTTACGGCATTAGTTTCAGCGGTGGCGAAGCAACAATAAACAAAGATTTTATTTCATTCATTGAATGGTTATCTGTCAACTACGGTCAAAATATTGCCAAAATAGGAATTACAACCAATGGCAGCGCATCCATATCATACTATCTGAGACTGTTTGATAAACTTACATTTATCAGTGTAAGCACACATTCTGAACACATGTCCAATGACTTTTTAAACAAAATAAAAATTTTGAATACCTACGCAAAAGAACATAACAAAACTGCATTTGTAAATGTCATGCAAGAATACTGGGCAACAGAACAAATTAAAAAAATAGTCGATTTTTGTAAAAAACATGACATTCCATACTCAATTAGCAAAATTAACTATAACTTACCCGGAAGTCGTACGTGGCCAATTTTTAAAATTGACAAACAATACAAAGACCGCCGAGATTTAGAACTCACACAAGAGTTGATAAATTATAGCAACCAAGAAATAGATCCGTTTGTAGATCTCAAAGACAACAAATATTACAATATCAAGATAACATCAATAGATAACTCAACCAACTTGATATTTGCATCCAGTTTACGATATTTAAATTTACATCATTTTAAGGGATGGAAATGTCATGCTGGACTTGACAGAATTTTTATAGCACCCGATACTTCAGTTTACAGTGCCGAATGTGAAAATGATTTCATGGGAAAACTTGATGACAACTCATTCAAACTGTTTGACGGTCCGCAAGTGTGCAAACGGGAAACCTGCACTAACAATCCCGATGATCTTCAGGTGACAAAATATGCTGTCTAACATTTGGTCATATCTTTCAATTGATGAATATCAAATTGAAGTGACCACTTACTGTAATGCCGCATGTCCTCAATGTCCTCGCAACAACAACGGGTCAGGTGTCAATCCATACCTGACTCTGGAGCACTTGCCCAGAGCAGTGATTGATTCTGCTTTTGATAGTGAGTTGTGCAATCGTCTTCGACAAGTGTTCTTTTGTGGCAGTTACGGTGATCCCATAATGCATCCAGAGTTCCTGGATATCTTGAGAGACTTTAGACGCAAGTGTCCCACTCTCTGGTTGTATGTTCATACCAATGGCGGTGCCCACAATACAGAATACTGGCAAGAGATGGCCAAAATCATTGGTGGCTACGGTCAAGTTGACTTCAACATCGATGGTCTTGAAACTACCAATTGGCTCTACAGAAGAAACACAGACTTCAACAAAATCATTGCCAATGCCACTGCATATATCAATGCTGGTGGCCGTGCTGTTTGGAACTTTATTGTGTTTGAACACAATCAAGATCAAGTTGAACAAGCACAAGAACTAAGCAAAAAAATTGGGTTTCGAGATTTTAAATCACGTGCTACTGGTAGATTTTTAAATCATCAAACCATGGACACATTTAATGAGTGGCCTGTTCAAACAAAATCTGGACAAGTTGAATATGTGTTAACTCCTACCACATTAGACAAATACAAGAATCGAAGCATTGAGATATTGCCCAATCTCAAATCACAATACTCAGACATGCAAGAGTATTTTGCCAATACAGAAATATGTTGCGATTCTTTGGCAGGTAGTAAGGTAGCAATCAATGCCAGTGGACTTGTGTTACCTTGTAATATGTTAAATCACAATCTAACTGATGCTAGATTTCGTGATCAATCAGTATTGCCTTGCAGTAACAATCTCAGTGCTGTCGATGGTAAAAATCAAGTGCAAGAGTTTGTTGATCGGCACGGCGCTGATAACTTGAACATTCATCATCGATCACTAGAGCAAGTGTTTGCCAACTCTTTTTGGGTAGACCTTGCAGACAGTTGGAAGTATAATACATTTCCTGAACGAATGTTTGAATGCGCAATGACTTGCGGTAAACAATTTACCAAGGTATGGGATCAAACCAAGATGACAAACACATTTTTTATCACTGGCGGCAATCGAGGACTAGGACAACATCTCAAAGAAAAATTCAACGGTACCAGCATCAGCCGAGCACAAGGCTACGATATCACAAAACATGTCAAAGAAATTGCTGAAATAAGTTTGGACTTTGATGTGTTCGTCAACAATGCATTTGACGGGCCGCCACAAGAAGACTGGGCAAACTTTGCGCAAGCACAGGTGTACATGGCTGTGTACGATGCCTGGAAAGCAGCCGGCAAAACAGGACATATTTTTAACATTGGTTCAACTGGTAGCAAAAGCATTGTTGCTCCTGAGCCTAGATTTGAAACCTACAGAGTCAGCAAGGCCGCACTTGAACACGCCAGCCGACAAGGCACACAGGCATTCAAACAAAACATTGTGCCATTCAAAACTACATTAATCACTCTTGACAGGCTTGACACAGAACTCAGTCGTGGCCGCCCAAACTGGACTGGCAACGGCATCAATCTAACTGATATCAGCAATTTTATACAATACGCTACCACAGTGAGTAAAAACACAGTGGTAGAAGAGGCAACTTTTTACGTCAATTTCGATCATAAGGCATAACTATAACGCAAGGATAAATCGCACACAACATATGACATGGCTATATCAAGATACCCCAATTGAGACGTTGCCCGAAGAGTGTGTTGGATTTGTTTACTTGATCACAAATAATCTCACTGGACGCAAGTACATAGGCAAAAAATTAGCAAAATTTAGCAAGACAACCACAAAAACAGTCAAACTCAAAAACGGCACAAAGAAGCGGAAAAAGATACGCTCCAAGATCGATAGTGATTGGAGAGAGTACTACGGGTCAAGCCCAGAATTAACCGCAGACGTAATCAAACTAGGCACCGAAAACTTCACCAGAGAAATACTTTACTATTGTAACTCCAAGTCAGAATGCTCATACATTGAGGCTAGAGAACAATTTTCAAGAAGAGTATTAGAGTCAAAAGATTATTACAACGGCCATATTCAAGTTCGTGTGCATGGCTCACACATCATAAACAAAATTTAACAGGCAGCGATCATGACAACGTGGTGAGTGTATTGGCTCACCCCCATTGCAGAACGGTGGAATACCCGGTCTAGACTTGGGCGTCAAAGGCAAATTGCTAACTTAAGGCAACAAATGGTTTGGGCTCTGTGAAGAAGATACACCCCATGCTCATAGGACTTGGATCTATATCGGGTTACTAGGGTTCCGTTGATATGTGAATCTTGAGTAGGGGGTACCGGTCAACCGCCTCCGTTGTGCTTTTAAAAAAGATAATTTCGCAAGAAGTTGTACTTTTAAAAAGTATAAATCTCATTAGTATAGATGACTGCTGTCACTCGGATGATGCGCTCTCATTTTCACCGTGCATACGGTGAATTATGACCACATAATCTGGATGATACTTAATTCAAATAATTAAAAGAAAACAATCAGTTGTTGAGCGATAGCGAGAACAACAGACTTACGTAGTAAGTCTTTCAAGTCATAGATTAGTATCTGGAAAATCCCTAAACAATGCGTGTTGAATATTACCTGAGACAAATTGATTAAACGATTTATGCTTAGTTTCGAGTTCTCCTTCAAGCGGTGCAACTCGTTTGAATGCTTCATCCATCTGAGCCATACCTGTGAACTCCATTAAAATCATAAATTCGGGCATGTCTGCAATGCTACGAAATCCCATCTTGCATCTAGTAATTCTGTACGACTCCATCTTGCCTTCATTGATCAAATGATCAAAGAAACTTTTCATTCCCGTGACCCAGTCCAAGTCTGATATGTCGCCTTCTTTATCTGCCCAAATTGTATATAAATCCATGTGTTACTCCAGTGGTCCTAGTATTTCAAATCCTTGTATTTGGGATTTGTACAGGTGTGCTTGCTCAAGGTACAGGTACTTAAAACCGCGTTCCCGATAGATAGCACACTCTGTTTTCATTGTTTCAATTCCCAATCTCAATCGAGGATTGTTGTAGTTCCATGCAAATTGATCGCACAGAGCATTCTTGTCATCGTAGCGTCGAATTAAACTGAACGCAACCAGTTTGTCTCCGTCATAGTATCCTATGACATCTGTTGCAGGATCAGTATAACGACTGTCAAAGATGGGCATTACACTGGCAAAGTGTTTGTACTTGCAGTAGTCTCTGTAGATTTGATTCAACTTAGCAACGTCTGGGTCACGTAAATATTCCCAGTTCACAGTTGGTTCGTAGTCAGTTAGACTCAAATCAATTCTGGCAAATTGATAGGTCATCTGGGATCCTGTCTATGACGGAACAAGCCTTGTAAGTATTCTTCTGGCCACCCATGATAGAATCCTTTGTCTGCCATCTGCCGGGCTTTAACGTTAAGATCACCCAGGCCTTGTATAAGTGCAAGTGCATAGGTACCTTGATTCATTGAGACTCCGTTTACAATTTCTGGATCGGCAGGATGATCTTCCATGGCAATCAAGTCTCTGGGTATGAGTGTTTCTCGATTGGCAAGTTCTATGCTGTTGGCAAATAACTCACGTGACCATTCGGTAGGATCATACGCATAGATAACAACTTCGTATTTGTCCATACCGTATCTTGCTCGGTTTTTTAGATCATACAAGGGATCCACTCCAAGGAACACACCATAGGTACGTTTGAGTCTTGCACTTCGTGCAAATGGGCAAGGTGGAAATCCCCCCAAGGCCGGATGTGGAACTTCCACAAAGTTCTCAATCCAGTGTTCTATATCTTGCTTGACTTGTTCCAGTTCCATTAGAAGAAATTCAATTTTGATTTTTGTGTGGTTTCAAGATTGCTTTTGATCAATTCTGCAATCAGTGTGCGCTCTTGATAACTCATGTTCATTACATCTTCGTATGTGCTACCGCCTCGCATGTGCCAACTCATTTTGAAACAATTTGCTCTGACATCGTTTGCCTCCTCTTCCATGCGATCAATCATGGCAGAAATTTCTTCAGTCGATAGGCTTAGGAGGCGACGGCGAAAAAAGCCGCTTGATCCAGGGTTAGTTCTTGCTTGTGAATATGACTGCAATTTGGACATGTGATATCTAAGGATTTGACATCAGCAGACATGCGCAATTCGATCACACGATCTCGAATTTCTTGATACAGTTTACGATCACAGTTGACCAAGAAATCACGTATGAAATCAATTTCAGTTACCAAGGCATCTGGGGTGCGTATGCTGGCTATGTTGAACTTGAGTGTTTCGATTGTAAGTTCGGTTATGGTGTGCATGAGTTCGTTGAGTTGTTTGATTTTTTCTTCGTCACTCAAGGTATCGTTGTTTTGAATCTGTTGCACAGCACGTTGTTGTTCATATTGCTTGGCACCTATGGAATTTTGATTGCGATAGGTCACAGGCATGAGTGTTATTTCCAAATCACCATGCTGAATTGGAGTTGAGTAGTCAGGTTCTCTGATGCTGTCCAGTACCATGCGTAAATCTACGCCAAAGTCGGACTCGGTTTTGCAAGCAGGACATATAGTACCAATTTCCATTTCATGGCCATAACTGGCAATTCTTATGGCGATCAGCACAGCATTCAAATCAATTCCGGGTATTTCCCAGGCATTTTTGATATTGGGCACACAACTGTGAATCACGTTGATCACTGCCTGTCCGCTGAATAATGCATCAGGAGTACGATAGGTAATTTCGTCTATGGCAGTCATGGGATAAACTGGCAATTCTCGATTTTCAGGCATGGTCAATGCTGTGGCAGGCCAATGACGTCCGCCTGATGGCAAACTCAAATAAATGGAGGGTTGTCTAAAAAATTGTTTCAGCGGGTTTGCAGTTTGAGTCATATTTCACCTATAAATATACAACTACTTATAGGCACTAAATCATGGCGGACGCAAATCAGCAAGCACAAGAACTAGCCCAAACATTGGCCAAACTCACCGAAGAGATGGCTTTCTACGGACGGACCACCGTTCAGTCTGAGCAGGCCAAAACAGACGCCAATATGAAGGCCAAATATGGCATCAACAACTTCTCAGCAGGTGTGGCACAGGCTAGCAATGCACTCACAAGTCTAGGATCGGCACTGCTGGCCGGCGCCAAGTCCATGGCCGAAGGCAAAAAAGGTGCCGCTGCCATGAACGACGCACTGGGTGAATTGGCCACGGCAGCCACGGCAGCAGGTGCAGCCTTGGCCTTGATGATACCTGGCGGTATCATAGTCAAAGCCTTTGTTGCAGCCTTGACTCTGGGTGTGACAGCCATGATCAAGTTCAATCAAATGACTCTGGAGATGGTGGACAAACTGCACAAGGGTTACCAGGGTATGTACAAGGCCGGGGGCGCTGCCAGTGATGGCATGACCGGCCTGTTTGAAGATGCCAAGAAACTGGGCCTGAGCATGGGCGAACTGGATAGCTTTGTTCAGTTGGTAGCCGAAAACTCCAAAGACTTTGCCTTGTTTGCAGGATCAGTTGGCGATGGTAGAAAACGCTTTGCAGAACTGGGTGCAGAACTTGACTCCAGCAGAGTTGGATTCTTTAATCTGGGCATGACCACCCAAGAGATCAACTCAAGCATGGCCGGCTTTATCAAACTACAAAGCAGAGTTGGCCAGACACAAAACAAAACAACTCAAGAACTTGCTGAAAGCACCAAGAGATACATGCTTGAGCAAGATGCACTGACAAAATTGACAGGTCTGACTCGCAAAGAGCAAGAGGATGCTCGTGAAGAAATTCGCGCTCAGGAACGTTTTGCCGCCAAATTAGAAGAGTTAAGATCGCAGAACAAACACGCTGAGGCCAAGGAACTTGAAGACACTTATCTCATGATGAGAAGTCAAAACAAAAAAGCTGCTCAAGGTTTTGCTGACCTAAGCGTGGGCATGCTGGGTACAGAAGCAGCCATACAAGAATACAGAGTCAGCAATGGTAAAAGTTTAGAAGCGTCAGACCAGTTGTCAGCAGGTCTAATAAAATCGGCCGGGGCGGCGCAGATGATAGGCCGGGCACATGGCGAAACAGCAGATTCCATGCGATCATCTGCCATGTTGGGTCAATATGATAACCTGTATGGTAGTTTTGCTGGCGACCTGGCACTAAAAGCCATGACCATGGGTGACGGCTTGGAAAAAGCCCGACTAAAAATTGATGAAGATCAAAAGAGGCAAGTGTCCGGAGCAGATGGATTGACCAAGAAGATGTCTGACTTTGTTCAGTCACAGATAAAAGCCAATGAACTCCTGGAACGTAGTATGTTGGACAATGCAGATAGAGCGATGAGCATGTCCAAGAGCATGCAAGAGGCATCCATGGCTGCTGCCAGTTCTTTGATGAAATTTGTTGAGAGAATAATGGAAGCCATCGAAGCACTGGGTGCGTTCTTGAAAAAATTAAATCCCAGTCAGAGCGCGGTGGCTACAGGCACTCAAGTAGCGGCAGCAGGCTATGGAGCTGTTAAAGGTGGTACAATGGGATTCCAAGCCGGTAGTGCGCTCACGCTGGCTACTGGTGGTACTGGGGCACTTGCAATACCGATTCTTACAGCACTAGGTGCGCTTCTAGGCGGCGGCCTGGGATATTTTGGCAGTGGTGCTGCCATGGACGCTGTTGGCGCCCGAGCCGCAGGCGGACCAGTTGGTAAAGACACTCCTTATGTGGTGGGTGAAGAAGGGCCTGAAATTTTTGTGCCCAAAGCCGCAGGAGATATTGTGCCAAACAACAGACTTGGCGCAGGTGCTGCCATAGGTGACAACTTCTCCCAAGCCATTGATGAGATGTACAAGGATGTAAAAAAACAAGAAAAAACACTTGATGTGGACACTGTACGTCAGAAAAAGTTTAGTGATTTGCAGAAACAATATTTTGATATCTATGGTGGATTCATGAAAGATGTAATCGATCAAGTTGAAGATAATGATCCCAAGGATGAAAATTCAAATATAGGAAAAATGTTTAGTTCGATGTTTGGATCCATGAGTTCGCTGTCTACAGCCTTTCAAGCATCAACAAAAGGTAACATGGGTAGCGGTTCCGGACTACAAATGCCCAAGGCCACCAACATGATGGGCATGGGCGGTGGTCAGGGACTACAAGCAACATCACAGTCAGATTTAGCAAAGATGGGCTTGAATATCAAGTCAGGCGATGTACAGATTGGCGGTGCAGGTATCAGTCCCAAACTGATTGAAATGGCCAAAGCCATACAAGGCGGCGTTCCTGGGTTTGGTTATTTCTCGGCATTCAATGACAAGTTCCATCAAGAAAAAGCACCGTCTAGCAAACACACACAAGGACTGGCCGCTGACTTTACCACGGTCCGGGAACCTAGCGTAGAGGACGGAAAACAAATTACCAACTGGCTCAAAAGCATGGGTGCCAGTCTAGCCATAGACGAGTACCGCAACCCCAGTGCCAATGCTGTGGGCAAAGGACACTTCCACGTGGAGATTCCGGCATTTGAATACGGTGGTGATATACCTGCAGGCCAATTGGGCATTGCCGGAGAGAACGGCAAACCAGAAATAATTACTGGTCCAGCGTCAGTAACATCAAACAACGACATCATGGGTGCATTCAATTCCATGAATGGATTGTTAGCACAGTCGGTAGTCAAACTAGATGACCTGTTGAGAGCACAAAAAGACAACAACGATATCTCCAGCAAGATGTTGCGTATGCAAACATAATCACGGTAAATAAACTACTATGGCAGATAATATTTTTTATGTTTATCAATATATCAATGAAGATGGGCAACCTTACTATATTGGAAAAGGTTCGGGTAAACGTATTGATAGACCGCATACCAGCACATTATTGCCACCAAAAGAACGACGTGTTATTATAAAAGACGGATTATCAAACGAAGAAGCAAAACAACTTGAAGGCAATCTCATTACCAAATATAAGAGAAAACTTGATGGTGGCATTCTAGATAATATCAAAATAAATCAATGGGCTTGTGCAGTAGGGTGGAAACATTCTGAAGAAGCCAAAAGAAAAATTAGTGAGGGCAATCGTGGAAAGAAACGCACTCCTGAACAATGTAAAAACTATAAAGGCACAGTGACCGCTGAACATCGAGAAAAAGTTAGACAGGCTAATTTAGGACGTCCGTACGATCCAGTACGATCAGCAAAAATATCGGCTACTTTAAAACGTTATTTTGCAGAACGCAAAGAAAGTAAATTAATGCAGGAACAAAAGAATGGCTGAAAACGAAAAAACTAAAGGGTCGTGGCGAAAGTATTTCAAGGTTGCAGACAACTCTGGAACAATGAGTCCTATATCAGGCTCAAATCAATTTGGTTTACCAAACTATCCTCGGAATGACGGCAACGGATCAGCGTCTGCTCAGGCAGACTTTGTGTTTCGCAACTATGCAAGCCGACTACCAGAAGTATACTCAGGCCACCCCAATCGTGTGGAACGCTACAACCAGTATGAAAACATGGACATGGATTCTGAAGTCAATGCCTGTTTGGACATCATTGCTGAGTTCTCCACACAACTGAGTGAAACCAACGGCACACCGTTTGACGTAAAATACAACGACAAGCCCACTGATCATGAGATTGAAATTATCAAGAAGCAGATGCAACAGTGGGTCAAACTGAACAAACTAGACCAGCGTATCTTTAAACTGTTCCGCAACACCATCAAGTATGGGGATCAAGTGTTTGTGCGTGATCCAGAAACATTTGAAATGTACTGGGTTGACATGAGCAAGATCATGCGTATCATTGTGAACGAATCAGAAGGCAAGCGCCCGGAACAATACGTTATTCGTGACATCAACCCCAACTTTCAAAACATGACTGTGGCAGCCAAGACCACCACAGACTACATGACCAATCCTGTGACAGGTACCATATCAGGCAGTTCAAACTACACCATGCCCAACGGCGGTGCTGGGGGCGGCGTGGGCAACAGCAGATTCATGCAGGCTATGAACGAAGCCACAATTGATGCCAAGCACGTGGTGCATTGCAGCCTGAACGAAGGACTGGATGTGTTTTGGCCGTTTGGCCGCAGTATACTGGAACAGATTTACAAGGTTTACAAACAGAAAGAACTCTTAGAAGATGCTATTCTTATCTATCGTGTGAGCCGTGCGCCTGAGCGCAGAGTGTTCAAAATTGACGTGGGCAACATGCCCAGTCACCTGGCCATGCAGTTTGTGGAACGTGTGAAAAACGAAATGCATCAACGCCGAATCCCTACCATGACAGGTGGTGGACAAAACATGATGGATTCCAGTTATAATCCGCTGTCAATCAACGAAGATTACTTCTTTCCCCAGGGACAAGACGGACGTGGCTCGTCAGTAGATGTACTGCAAGGCGGTGCAAATCTAGGCGAAATTGACGATTTAAAATACTTCAACAACAAGATGGCACGTGGTTTACGTGTGCCATCAAGTTACTTGCCCACTGGACCTGACGACTCAGACCGTGCTTTGAGCGACGGAAAAGTTGGCACAGCCTTGATACAAGAGTATAGATTCAACCAGTATTGTGAACGTTTACAGGCCTTGATTGCTCAGAAACTAGACGACGAATTCAAGATGTTCTTGAAGTGGCGCGGGTTTAACATAGACTCGGGCCTGTTTAGCCTGGGCTTTAATGCACCTCAAAACTTTGCCAGTTACCGTCAAAGTGAACTGGATAACACACGTATACAGGCGTTTATGCAGTTGGAACCACTGCCCTACATGTCAAAACGCTTCTTGCTCGAACGATTCTTGGGCCTGACCGAAGGCGAAATCAAAGAAAACGAAGACATGTGGCGTGAAGAACGTGAAGATCCTGAACTTAAAGTTGCCGGCAGCGATCTACGTGCTGTGGGTATCAGTCCAGGCGCCATGCAAACAGACATTGAAACTGGCGAAGAAATTGCTCAAATGGAGCCAGCAGGTGTGGGCACACCTGAAGTTGGGTCTGCACCAGCAGGTCCTGTGGTACCCGGAGGCGTGGGTGGCGCAGGCGCCCCGGCAGCATAAATATTCATATGATACTACATGAATTTTGGCACAAAGATCCTGAAGCCTATCAGGACCTTGCACAAGACAACAGCCAAACACAACTGGGCGATCTGCGTAAAACGCATCTAACCTTGCGTCAGTTAAACAAACTGCGCCGGATGAATGATGTGCGCACAGTTGAATACAAGGAAAAACTCAAACTAGTGCGTCAGCAGTATGCACCTGCTCCTGAAGCACCGGCGATGTAATTTATCGCCATTTTGGCCCCATAAACCGCTAGTTTTTCTCCTAGTGTGTAAATAACATTACACTTTAACCTATAGGAGTTTCCTTATGAACAGATTTGAACAATTGATCGAATACGTGATCAATGATGAAGACGCAAAAGCTCGCGAACTTTTCCATGACATCGTTGTGGCCAAGAGTCGTGAGATTTACGAAAACTTGATGCAAGAAGAAGCCGACGAGGACCTTGACGAGTCCGAAGAAGAAGAACTTGATGAAGATGCCATGGGCGGCGACGCCAGTGATGACTTGATCGACAACATCGAAGCCGATGAAGAGCAAGACATGAGCATGGAAGGCGAAGAATCAGACGCTGAGTTTGATGACGGCGCTGAAGAAGCCGGCGATGATCTTACTCATGACATCGAAGACATGCATGACGAAGGTGGTGGAGAGCCAGCATCTAAAGACGACATCCTCAACTTAGAAGACAAATTGGACCAGTTGATGGCCGAATTTGAAGACCTAATGGGCGGCGACGACATGGGTGATGGCGACGGTTTTGGTCCAGAAGAAGGCGGCGACGCAATTGAAATGGACGACACAGGCGAAATGCAGCCAGGCATGATGGAAGCAATTTCATTGAAAGCCGCTCCAAAGCCAGTTACATCTGAAGAAGGTGGCGTTAACAAGAAGTCCACAGTGAGTGCAAATTCAGGTGCAAAAGGTCCAATTGGCAGCACAGTCAAGCCAGTACACGCAGGTGGCGAAGGCGGTGGCAAGCATGATGCTCCGGGCGCTTACAGCAACCAGACTAAAGACTTGATCGGCAAAGTTGGTAATACACCAGCCCAAGGTTCACAAAAACCAAGCCCAGCAACCAAGCCACACTTGGCACAAGCAACAGGTGTTAACACAAAGAGCCCAGTTGCTCGCAGTTAATACATGAAAACACTAAGAGAACAACTTACCTTTAATCAGGCCAACATCCAGGTTCTAGAAGAATCTGGACCGGATGGTCACGGTAAAAATCTCTATTTAAAAGGCATCTGTATTGAAGGCAACAAGCGCAATGCAAATGACCGCGTCTACCCCATGCATGAAATCAGCAAAGCAGTAAACACAATTAATGAGCAAATCAAAAGTGGTAACTCAGTGTTAGGTGAAGTGGATCATCCGGATGATTTGAAAATTAATCTAGACCGTGTGTGTCACAGCGTTGAAGGTATGTGGATGGAAGGCGATACCGGATGTGGAAAGTTAAAGATTTTACCAACCCCAATGGGCGAGTTGATCAAGACACTGTTAACATCAGGTATAAAACTTGGAGTTTCAAGTCGTGGCAGCGGCAACGTTGACGACAGAACAGGACATGTAAGTGACTTCGAAATAGTCACTATAGATGTAGTTGCTCAACCCAGCGCACCCAATGCATACCCTAAAGCAATATATGAAAGTCTCATGAACATGAAGTACGGACATAGACTGTTAGAGGTAGCCAAGGAAGCAGGCGAAAACAACAAAGTGCAGAAGTATCTCAAGAATGAAGTTGTAAAACTCATCAGAGAACTCAAGATCTAAGGAGAATCTACTAATGTTAGATGCAATCAAACCATTGCTAGATAGCGACCTGATCACCGAGGAAACTCGTACAGAGATCACAGAAGCTTGGGAAGCCAAGTTAAGTGAGGCTCGTGAACAGGCTCGTGCAGAACTACGTGAAGAGTTCGCACAACGCTATGAGCATGACAAGACAGTGATGGTAGAGGCTTTGGATAAAATGGTAACAGAAGGTTTGGCCTCAGAAATTGCCCAGGTAGCCGCTGAAAAGCGCAACTTGAGTGAAGACCGTGTCCGTTTCCAACACAAGATCAAAGAGTCAGCACAGAAGTTTAACGGCTTCTTGGTGACCAAACTTGCAGAAGAAATTGGCGAATTGCGCAAAGACCGTCGGATGCACACAGAAGGACTAGCAAAACTAGAAAACTTCATGGTGCATGCATTGGCTCGTGAAATTCAAGAGTTTGCCGCAGACAAACGTGACGTAGTGGAAACAAAAGTCCGCTTGGTCCGTGAAGCTCGTGCAAAACTTGAAACACTCAAAACACGTTTCGTAAAAGAAAGTGCAGAGAAAATGAGTCAGGCTGTTAGCCGTCATCTAAAGACAGAACTTTCACAATTGCAAGAAGACATCCGAATTGCTCGCGAGAACAATTTTGGTCGTCGTATCTTTGAAGCATACGCAAGTGAATTTGGTGCTACTCACCTAAATGAGAAAGCAGAAGTTCGCAAGTTGTATAGTGCATTGTCACGCCGTGACAAGCAATTGGCGGAAGCCATCCGACTCGCACAACGAGCCAAAGTCGTTGTGGAGTCAAAAGAACGTGAAATACGTATAATCAAAGAATCCAATGAGCGCGAAAGCACCATGGAAATGTTGCTTGCACCTCTTAATAAAGAGAAGCAAGATGTTATGCGTAATTTGCTTGAAAGCGTACAGACAACCCGTTTGAAAAACGCATTCGAAAAGTATCTGCCAGCAGTATTGGAAGACCGCTCTGTAAAAGCCTCAAAAGTGATTACAGAAAACGTTTCAGTAGCAACTGGGGATAAATCTGTTCCAAGTGGTCAGCAGGAAGATCGCAGTAATGTGATCGACTTAAAGCGCCTGGCAGGGTTATAATTAAATAAGGAGACTTAAATGTCACAAGAACTATTAGAAAGCCGCTGGGGCGAGACCAAAGAAGCATTGCTCGAAGGTTTAAACGGCTCAAAGCGCAACAGCATGGGCGTTATCCTTGAGAATACACGCAAGTATTTGAAAGAAAACGCAAGTGCTGGTTCCACAGCATCTGGCAACATCGCCACACTTAACCGTGTGATTCTGCCAGTTATCCGTCGTGTTATGCCAACCGTTATTGCTAACGAATTGGTAGGCGTTCAGCCAATGACTGGTCCAGTTGGTCAAATCCACACTTTGCGTGTTCGTTACGCACAGTCATTGACTGACACATCAGCAGCCGCCACAAGCGTGTCAGCTGGTCAAGAAGCATTGTCACCATTCACGATTGCTCAGGCATATTCAACTGTGCCACAAGGTACAAGTACAGCCACAAACTATACTGGTAACAACACAGCCACCATGGAAGGTACAGGCGGTAAGCAAATTTCTGTGCAAATCTTGAAACAAGCCGTTGAAGCTCGCACACGTAAGTTGCAAGCACGTTGGACTTTTGAATCTGCACAAGATGCACAAGCCATGCACGGTATTGACGTTGAAGCAGAAATTATGGCTGCTTTGGCTCAAGAAATTACTGCTGAAATCGACCAAGAGATCTTGTTGTCCTTGCGTTCATTGGCAGCAACTGAGTTCACATACAACCAAGCAACCGTTTCAGGTACTGCTACATTCGTTGGTGACGAACACGCCGCTTTGGCTGTTTTGATCAATCGTGTTGCTAACTTGATCGCTCAGCGCACACGTCGTGGCGCTGGTAACTACGCTGTTGTTAGCTCGGCTGCATTGACAGTGTTGCAATCTGCAACTACTAGTGCTTTTGCACGTACCACAGAAGGTACTTTCGAAGCACCTACAAACACCAAGTTTGTTGGTACATTGAACGGCGCTATGCGTGTGTTCGTTGACTCCTATGCCGCT